TTACGTGTTGCTCGTGCCCCAGTCGTCCTCGGTCCTGACGTCGCCGTTGCGGTCGCGCAGGGAGCGCACCCGGTGGGCCACCGACTCCGGGACCCGCTCGCCGACCTTGTCGCTGACCGTGTGGAAGGCCTTGCCCGCGTAGACGCGGCCCTGCTGGGCGGCCGTCTCGGCGGTGTTGCGCACCGCGGGGTTCTGCGCGACCCGGCGGGCCGACTTCTTCAGCTGCTCGTAGCGCTCTCGACCGGCCCTCGTGCCGAGTACGTAACCGAGGGCCAGTCCGGCGAGGAACGTGAGCCGGTAGCGCATGGCTGCCACCCTTCCCGTGCGTAGGTTTCTGATGCCGCGCTGGCGCCGGGGGATACCGATTGGCGGAGCACCCCCCTGCTTGCGCTAATGTATGTGTCGCAGCGAGCGCCCGCCCCCTGGCGAATACCCAGGTAGGTACGTTCGATGCAACGAGGCGATCCTCCGTAGCTCAATTGGCAGAGCAGCCGGCTGTTAACCGGCAGGTTACTGGTTCGAGTCCAGTCGGGGGAGCTTCGGTCCTCCGTAGCTCAATTGGCAGAGCAGCCGGCTGTTAACCGGCAGGTTACTGGTTCGAGTCCAGTCGGGGGAGCGCTGAACGAGGACCCCTCCGGGGTCCTTTTTCATGTCCCCCGGGAACCGCCGCGGCCTGCGGCGCTGTCCTCAAGGTCATGAGCAGCGCGGAAGCCGACCATCCGAGGCAGGAGATCGTATGAGCGGCTATGCTGCGGCAGACGGCGCGCACACTTGTACGCGACACGCCGCTATGGGGCGGTAGCTCAGCCGGTTAGAGCAGCGGACTCATAATCCGTCGGCCGTGGGTTCGAGTCCCACCCGCCCCACCCCTGGCGCTTCGCCGCAGAAACCTTCCCACCTGCGGCGGAGCGCCGAACTGTAGGCACGCTCAGGCGTCACCCGAGCGGTTCAAGATCGCTTGCTCGCCCGCTGCTCGCCCGAAGCGTCAGGGCATGAAAAGGCCCGCGACCTGACCACCCGGTCGGTGTGCCGGGCGTGCAGGGCGCGGGCCTGAGGATGAGCGGCTGTCCCGCTCCGCGGGCCGTCGCTGCCGCTCCCAGCGCGCTACTCCACGACGGTGAGGAAACGCTGGTGGGCGACCTGGGAACTACTGTCGGCGGACTCGGTCGTCTGCTCGTCCGTGGCCGGCTCGCTGGTCTTCGAGGCCGGCGGGATGGTGGTCCGGGCGGCCGAGCGCTTCGGCGTCCCCGTCTCGGCCGGGCCGGGGTGGCGCGGCGCGGCGACCCGGCGGACGCGCCCTACGCCGTGGATGAGGGCACGGGCGGCGAGTCGACAGCGCCGGAACGAGATGCGGTGCCGCCGCTGTTTGCCTGGCCGGCCGTCACTGCCCGGGTCGGCGGCGGCGTACCTTGGGCCGGAAAGCGCGGCCCTCTGGGCTGCCAGTTCGGCCTGGAGCTGCGTGATCAGCGCCCTGTTTCTCCGGTATCCCTGGAAGAGAAGCACCACCGCGAGGAGTGCGGCTCCCAGTACGCCCGCTAGGACGATGTCGATCACGTCTGCCCCCTAAGGCTCAGGTCAAACAGTCGTTCTCATCGTTGATTGCCGTAGGCATCGAAGGCTAGTTCGACAAGGGTTTGTTGTCCTTTCGTGACAGGAGTAATCAGCCGAACACTCATGGTGTGGCGCAATGTATGAGACATCATCAGATGCCGCGACCGCGTGACTGGTAGTCAAGTGCGGGCGAAGCGGACTATGTCTGGGTCTCTTCCGGCCATCTCCGCGAGCACCTGCGTCAAATGCAGATGTCGATGGGCGGCACGTGGATGTGGATGGTGCAGCCCGGGTCGTGACCGCTGTCGGGCGGCGTCGGTGGACTCGCCGGGGGCGTGGACGGCGGTGCGGGCGGCGGCGTGGTCGGTGGCGCGGTCGGTGCGTCCGTCGGCGGCGCGGGCGGGGTCGGGGGTGCGGGCGTGGTCGGCGGCGCCGGTGTGCTTGGCATCGTTGTCGTAGGCGTGCTCGGTGTGCTCTCGCCCGGTGTCTGATCGCCCGTTGGTGTGCCGCTGCCAGGAGTGTGCTCGCCACCGATGTCCGCGATCGTCAGAGCGGGCCCGCGGTGGGCGGGCGTTCCGCTCTCTCTCGGCGTGGGCTCGTCGACGCGCACGATGCCGTCGCGGGACTGGGTCTCGGTGTCGGCGTTGTCGCCGCTCGCGCTGTCCGAGGGTGCGGGGCTGTTGCTGCCACTGGCGCCGGGTATGTGCGGCGCGCTGGCAGGGGACTGAGCGCGGGACCCTGTCTGTGCACCGCCGTCCGAGGCGGTGATGTGGTACGCGGCGGCGGCGGTCGCGGCTGTGGCGACGACGACGGCCGAGGCGGTGGCTACGTGGTGGTGTCGCCATGTGTTCCGTAGCCGGCTGCCAAGCCAGGCGAAGGCGGCGGCGAGCCCGCCCAGGTACAGCGAGAGGTGGCGCTTGCGGCGGACCGGCTCTGGCTCGTCAGCTAAGCACGTCTCGTCGGCCTCGTCCGGTTCGAGGTCCGCTGTTTGCTGTGCGGCTTGCTGGAGCGCCAGGATTTTCGCCGCCGTGACCTCGGCTTGCAGTTGGGCGATCTTCGCAGCGTTCCTCCGGTGTCCCCGGTAGACGACGATGATGCCCAGCACTGCGCAGCCGAGGACGGCGGCCAGCAGTATGTCTGTCACTCATGCTCCCTGTCACGTAAAACATAAACAGAGCTATGTGACACACCGTTAACTGCCGCGCACAACAGGTTTTCTGATCACAAGTTGATCAAGTCGTCAGCCGGCGCGTCGACGCCAGCGGTCCCCTTCTTCCGTCTCCTTCTGTGGTGCGGGCTGCTGGGCGAGGCCGACACGTCGCAGTACCTCGTCTTGCGCCTCTGGGGGAAGGGTTGCAAGGAGGGTGGCGATTGCGTCGATCTGTGGGTTGATCGCGGCTGATCCTGGCGTGCTCGCCGGTGTCGGCGGCGCGGCGAGTTCGTCCAGGAGGTCGGCGGCGGTGTTGCGATCGACTTGGCGGAGCTGGTCTGAGGTGATGCCTACGGCTTGTGCCACGCGGGCCAGGGTCTCGTCGGGCGCCTGCACAGCGACGCGTACGCCCTTGATGTCCTGGTAGCCGTTGACGATCTGCCGCCATCGGGTCTCACTCATGCCGGCTCTCCGTGCCGCCTCACGTCCTGATAGGCGGGATCTGCGGAGAGCCTCCTTGATCAATGCCGCCTCGGGGGGCGGGTTCGGTGTATGCGCGTCCATGTCCGCAGGTTCGCATAAGTACGCACAACTTCGCCACACGAACTCGCGCACTGGCCAGAAAAGTGCTGCGCACTGTGTGATCGACGTCACATTTACTGCGTACTGCGCACACTACGCAGTACTACGCATAGAGTGTGCGTATGTCCACTACCCGCATGCGACGCCGAAATGGCGCGCCCTTCCAGCACTCCCCGGAGGCGGTGAGGAGCGCCCGCGAGAACGCGGCGCTCAGTCAAAAGGCCTTGGCGGAGAAGTGCGGGATCAGCGCGCAGCTCCTCTGTGACATCGAGGCCGGCCGCAGGAACGCGACGCCGAACCGGCTGCGCGCGATGGCCCGCGTACTGGGCTGCGAGGTCGCAGACCTGCAACCGCGCAAGGACGAACCGCCTGCGGTCATCGAGAGGCAGGCGTCGTGAACACGCCCGCATGTGAAGAGGCCGCCGAGCCGTGCCGGGCTCAGCGGCCTCCATCCCCCGAACGAACCCATGTAGGAGAAGGAACGTTGTCTCAACAGGCTACCCACCCGTGGACCCCACCAGAGTCCACACCGGATGACCTCGCGTACGGGGCGCCGACCGCACGGCTCATCCTCCCTGCCGGCGACCTGGCCGACCCCGAGTACAAGGCTCGGTGGGACAAGGTCCGCCGGACCGGCATCGGCGGGTCCGAGGTCGCGAAGATCCTCGGCCTCAACAAGTACGCGGGCCCCCGCCACGTGTACGAGGAGAAGCACGGCCGGCCCGTCCCGATGGACGCCCAGCTCAGCGAGTACGCCGAGGTGGGCCAGGAAATCGAGGACTTCATCGCGTACATGTTCACGAGGCGGACCGGCATCGGTGCAATGCCGACGCCGGGGACGCTCGCGAACGTCGACCGGCCATGGATGCGCTCCAACGTCGACAGGTACGCCCTCGACCCACAGACCAACGAGGTCGTCGCCCCGATCGAGCTGAAGAACCGCAGCGCCTACCAGCTCGACGACTGGGAGGACGGTGTCCCGGACGGGCCCGCGCTCCAGGTCCACTGGAACCTCGCGGTCGGCGGCTGGGAGTACGGCTGGGCCGTCGCCCTCGTCGGCGGCAACACCCTCAGGTACCACCGCATCGAGCGGGATGAGGAACTGATCGGGCTCCTCATCGACACGTGCGGGCGCTGGTTCCAGCGGCACGTCATCGAGGGCTACCCGCCGCCCGCCGACGGCCTGGACGCGACGAAGGACCTCCTCGGCCGCCTCTGGCACGTCAAGCCGAAGGACGTCATCGAGGTGCCCCGCGCGAAGGCGGAGAAGCTCCGCAAGCGGCGCGCGGCGCTGCTCGCCCAGATCGAGGAGCTGGACGAGCAGAAGACCCAGATCGAGAACGAGATGCGTCTGATCTGCGGCGACAAGGCCAGCATCGCGGAGGTCGAGGGCAAGAAGGCCTGGTCGTACGTCCAGAACGGCACGTTCGCGCCGAAGCGGTTCGCGGAGAAGTACCCGGAGATCGCCGCCGAGTGCCGGAAGACGGTCGAGGTCCTGGACCCGGACCAGATCAAGGAGAAGTACCCCGTCGAGTACGAGGCGTGCTGCGCCCGGGTGCTGCGCGTGCCCAAGAAGGAGCTGTGATGGCCCTGACCACCCTGAAGGAACGCGTGCAGGCGCGGGCGGCGGCGGTCGCCGACGCCGAGGACATCCGGCACGACCGGGCGGACGAGGGCGAGGAGATGCCCGCCGGCCACGGCCACGACGTCGAGCGGTTCCGTGCCGACATCGAGGCCGCGCTGCCGAAGCACGTCAGCGTCGACCTGTTCCTGGCCTCGCTGCGCCCCGTTCTGCCGAAGCTGCGGAAGTGCACGCCGGCGAGCGTGCTCCAGGCCGTCATCACGGCTGCCAGGTTCGGGCTGGTCCCCGATGGCCAGCAGGCGGTCATCACCGCCGACGACGGGATCGCGACGTTCCTCGCCACCTACGAGGGTTACGTCGAGCTGATGTACCGGTCGGGCCTGGTGAAGTCCGTGGTCGCGAACCTGGTGTACGAGGGCGACGAGTACGAGTTCGTGCCGACGGCCCGCGCCGGTGAGGACTTCGTGCACAAGCCGAACGTCCTCACGTCGAAGAAGAACCTCAAGCCGCTGTTCGCGTACGCGTTCGCGTGGCTGGAGGGCGGCGCCCGGTCGAACGTCGCGATCGTCACGCTGGAGGAAGCGGAGGAGATCCGCGACGAGCACTCCAGGGCGTACCAGCGGGCGGAGGCGAACGGCCAGAAGAACAGCCTGTGGCACACCCGGTTCGACCGCATGCACCTGAAGACGGCGATCCGGCGCCTGGCGAAGCTGGTGCCCAAGTCGGCTGAGCTGCGGGCGCTGATCGCGGTCGAGCAGGCCGCCGAGGACGGCACGCCTCAGATTCTCACGGCGATCGACCCGGAGACAGCCGCGCTGGAGGGGGAGGCCCGACGAGCCGCGCGCGCGGCCGAGGCGTCGCAGGACGTCCCGGCGTCCCGCCTGCCGGTGAAGAAGCGGGGCCGGGCCAAGCCGAGGGCCCGCCGTCGTGACAGGAACAAGAGGCGGTAGCCGTGCTGGCCGCCTTGCTGTGCCGGGCCCGCGCGTTGCTCGCGGGCCCGGCCCCCGCCCCGGCCCCCCAGCCGGCCTCGCCGCTGCCCGCCCTGTGGGCGGCCGGCCACCTCGACATCGCCGACTTCTCTGACTGCCCGCGCGAGAACCGCCGGACCCCGCACGCGATGCGCGCGGACGGCTCCCGGCGCTGCTTCCGCTGCGGGCACGAGACCCCAGGACAGGACTTATGAGCATCACCTACAACGAGCCGTTCGGGCCGATGTATCTGCGGCCGGCTCAGGCTCCCTGCCCCAACTGCCCGTGCTGCTCGGCGCCCCTGTGTGAGAAGGGCGCGAGGAGTGTGATGCAGTGCCACGGCCACGTGTCCGACCCCGAGCTGGTGACTGCCGTCTCATCGTGCCCGTGCTCGGCGGAGACGACCCGGGCCACCCACGCGTGGCGGCTGGCCCAGCTCCGCGTCGTGAAGCACGCCACCGAGCATCCGTTACCGAAGGCCGCCGAGTACGTGCTGCGGGCCCTGGCCGACGGTGACAGCTTCGAGGACCCCACCGACGAGCTGTGCGGGCTGCGCGCCCGCCGCTACGTCGACGGTGACGGTGAGGCGTGGCGGATCACGCTGCTCGGCCGGCGGTACCTGCTCGCGCTCGACGAGCCCCGCTACACCAGCGCGGTGTACGTGAACACGGTCGACGTGCCCACGCGGACGGCGCAGGTCGTCGTCCTTGGCTGGCACATGGAGCGGGAAGTGACCGTGCTCGCCGACCAGCTCGCCGCCGCGGCCGAGCTGGAGCTGGGGGAGCTGCCGGGCTGCTACCTGGAGGCGAAGGTCAACGTCGGCGCGGCCGACCCGGACGACCTGGTGCTAACCCGTATCCAGGTGCCCGCGCCGATCACCGAGGACTACGTCGCGGTGCGCCCGGTGTGGCTGCGGGACGGCGGTGCTCGGTGAGCGAGATGCAGCGGAAGTTCACCGTGGTCGGCCTCGACCTGTCGCTCACCGCGTCGGGCATCGCCTACCGGGATGGGTCGACCAGCACGGTGCTGACGAAGCAGAAGGACGGCGACCACCGGCTGACGCAGATCGAAGAGGCCGTGCAGATCGCCGTCGGCGGCGAGCACCTGGGCCTGGGCCCCGCGGTCGACCTGGTCGTCATGGAGGACATCCCGCAGAACAGCCACGCGGCGAAACCGATCGCGATGGTCCACGGGGTCGTCCGGAACCTGCTGAACAAGCAGGGCGTTCCGTACGCCGTCGTCGTCCCCGCGACGCTCAAGACGTTCGCGACCGGCAAGGGCTCGGGCGACAAGGTCCCGATGGCCCTGGCCGCGTACAAGCGGGCCGGTCGCGAGTTTCCCGACAGCGACCAGTGCGACGCCGCCTGGCTGCGCTGGGCCGGCCTGGACTGGCTCGGCTGCCCCGAGTTCTCCCTGCCCACCGCCCAGCGGGACGCCCTGAAGAAGGCCGAGTGGCCCGAGGTGAAGCGATGACCATCATGACCGCCGAGGTCAGCGACGACCAGATCCTGAAGGCGTTGCTCGCCGGGGAAGACGTGTCGAACCGGGCCGTCGCCCAGAGGCTCGGCATCAGTGACCGGCGGGTCGACGAGGTCCGTAAGAGGGTCGGGCTGCCCACGTACATGCGCGGTCGGCGCGCGGCCTACGGCTCGTGGGCGGAGGCGTTCACCGAGCAGTCCGAGTCCGTCGAGGGCGGTCACCGGCGGTGGACCGGCCCGAGGGAGAAGTCCGGGACACCCGTGGTCCGGCATCGGACGAGCATCCAGACCGCGTACCGGGTGGCGTTCCGCCTGCACTACGGGCGTGAGCCGGAAGGGAACCTGACCCGGTCGTGCCTGATCCCGGGCTGTGTCGCCGGTGAGCACCAGCAGGACCGCATCATGCGCGCGGCGGAGAAGGCCGGTGAGCCGACGTGAACAGTCTGCGCGAGTTCAACACCTGGGACCGCGGTGTCGACGTGGTCGCCGTTGAGCGGGTCCTGAAGGGGTCGTTGCCGCACACGGTGCTGGAACCCGAAGAACTGCGGTACGCGGCCCGGCACTCGAAGGCCTCGGCGCGCAGCGTCGCGAAGCTCCTCGGGGTCAGCGAGAAAACCGTCACGAGCTGGCGGGAGGCCGAAGCGTGAACACGGCCTTGGACGTCCTGATCTGGATCGCCGAGAACCTCAGCTGGTGGTGGCTGCTGATCCTCGCCCCGGGCGTGCTCGGGGGCGGATGGCTGTGGCTGCGGCCGACGGGCAAGCACCGCCGGACGCAGCCCGACCAGCCGGCCGAGGCCGCCAGGCCCGCCGTCGACGAGGACACGCTGACGTTCCAGCGGGTGACGTACCCGGGCCTGGAGGCCGATAGCTGATGCCTCGTCCAAGCCGTCACGCGCCCGACACCCTCTCGCGGGCATCGCACTGGTCCGACCGGGCCGCCTGCCGCGAGATGGACGACCGCTCGATCTTCTTCCCCGAGGACTTCCCCAGGGGGCTGGTGCTCCTCGTCACCAGGGAAGCCAAGGCGGTCTGTGCCCGGTGCCCGGTGATCGAGGCGTGCCTGCAAGCCGCGCTCGACCGACCCGAGCCGAACGGGGTGTGGGGCGGCCTGGACAAGGACGAGAGGCGGGCGTTCCGGCGGCGGCAGCAGCGGCGCCACCGCCGGAACCGGCGGAAGCAGGGGGGTGGCGATGGCTCGGCAGCGAGGGCCGGGGCCGGATGACTACCTCCCGGCGAGCGGGGTCCTGGACTGGTCCGACCCCAAGCGGCACTGGGCCCAGCGGCCCCGGCCGTGCCGGTTCTGCAAGGGGCCGACCTGCCTCCGCGACGAGGGAGGGCGCCCCTCCCACAAGACCTGCGCGGAAGCGCACCGGGCCCGCAAGCAGGCGCACGCCGAGCAAGCGTACGAGCAGCGGGCCCGGCTCGGAGACCAGCGCGCACTGGACGCGCACACACGACAGGAGCGGATTGATGAAGACGCTGATCGCAGCGGCCGGGGCCCTGGTGCTCGTCGGCGCCCTGGTCGCGGCCGGCTGTGAACCGGCAGACGACGGCGACTGCGACGCCCGCGGTCCCGGGATCGAGCTGACCGCCATGCACGCCTCGAAGGCCAGCGGCAAGCACAAGCCGACGAAGGTCAAGCGGTCCAGCCGCAGTCGCCGAGCCGGCCATGGCCACCACGACGACTGCGACTGACCGCGCCCGCAAGCCACCTTCCCGCGGGCCGAGCCCGGCGCCCCCACGCCACGGACCGCACCGGGGCCCGCCCAGCCCAGCCCCCCACGGGCGGCCCCCGACCATCTCACAACCACTGGAGCGGACTTGATGTTTCGGAAGTTCATGGTCGGCCTGTCCGCCGGCCTCGCCACCTGGGCCGTCACCTCGATCACCCCGGTCATCGGCCCGTGGGCCCCGGTGTTCGGCCTGGCGGTCGCCCTCGTCCTCTGGGTCTGACCCCTCACCCCTCGCCGGGGCCCCGATCGGGCGGCCCCGGCCCCACCACCAGCGCAGAAAGGTTTGTTCGTGTCCGTGGACGTCGCTGCCCTCTACGAAGAGGGCTTCGGAATCCGCAGCGTGGCGGAGGAGATCGGCCGCAGCTACACGACTGCCAGGCGGCAGCTGCTGGCCGCCGGGGTGAAACTCCGCCCGAGCGGCGGCCGACGGCTCCAGGCCGACCCGGTCGCCGACTACCTCGCGGGCCTGTACCGGCGCGGCCTGAGCCTGCGCGCCATCGAGGCCCGCACCGGCTACCGGTACTGGTTCATACGGACCCGGCTCCTCGCCGCCGGCGTCGAGCTGCGCGACCGCAACGGCCGGCCCCGGAAGGCGGTCGTGTGATGCCCGCACCCTCGCACTGCGGCGTCTGCGGCGCGGCGATCCGGTGGACCATCACCGAGGGCAGGAAGCGGCTCGCCGTCGACGCCGAGCCGCACCCGGACGGCAACACGGCAGTCTCCAGGGACGGGCGGGGCACGTGGCTGTCACGCCGGCCGACGGAAGACCTGCCCCTCGCCCCCTTCGAGAAGCTGCACAAGCCCCACGTGGCCACCTGCACGGGCCGACAGAGCAGCGAGCCGATGACCCGCTGCCTCGGCGTCATCAACCTCGACGAGCGCCGCCGCGACCGGGGAGGCCGCCGGTGAAGGACGAGATCACCGGCGTCCAGTACATGGATGCGACCGTCCTGCGGGTCACCCCGCTCGACGAGGCCGGCACACCGAACCACCCGCGGGCCATGTCCTTCCACCTGGACGAGCCGGTGCAGGTCGGCGTCGGCACGCTGGAACCCAAGCGGCAGTTCGGGCTGCTGGCGACCGTCCAGGGCCTCGACCTGGCCGTCGGCCTGGTCGCCGACAGAGGGCCGTGGCTGCGCGCCGATGTGCAGGCCATCGCGGAGAGCATCTGGCAGGAGCGCCGCACCGGCGCCGCGGTCGAGTGGTGGGCCGAAGCCGACCTGGGGTTCTGGTGGTACACCCTCGTCCCCTGGTGGCGGCACGAGTGGGACACCGACCGGTGGCCGTTCAAGAACGCGGAGGACCGCCAGGCGTACGCCGTGGGCTACTGCCGCACGGTCGACGCCTACGACTGGCCGGCCCCGGCCCCGCTGCGGGACCCGCACGGCCTGACCCCCGGCACCCAGCTCGTCTACGCCCGGACGCCGGTCGAGCCGCCCGCGCCCGGCCTGCCCCCGTACCCGGGAGCCGCCGCGTGATCCTCCTCGGCCTCTACCTGTTCAGCGTCGTGACCTGGACGGCCGGCCTCTTCGGCCACGCGGCAGTCCTGGGACCCCTCGCGCGCAGCGTCCGCGCACGGCTGCGAGGTGGCCTGTGATGGCCGCGCGGTCACTTCTGCTTCGGCTCAGCCGGGACGGCCGTCAGTCCCAGCGCCTCCAGTGCCCGCTCGTAGAAGTCCATGGACACGATCGCCCCGACGCGCTTACCGCGGCTAGTCAGGACGGTCGAGTCATTGCCGTACCGGGCACGGCCGATGGCGTCCGCGAAGGAGTTACGCACCTCGGCGATCGACTCGACGTGCTCAGTGATCGGTTCTGTCATGCCGTCAGTGTACGACGCCGCCTCTATGTACGTCAGCGGCATTGTGCGCTTTATGTACATGAGAGCTATGATCGAGGTATGCCCAGCAGCCAGGTTCGGCCCGGCGTGGCCACTCCTCCCGTGCCTCGCCACCTGCCTCTTTGTCGTCTCGACCTGACCCCCGAGGGGTTCCCCCAGCCCGCCCTGCCGCCGGTGCTTCCACCCGAAACGTCCTGAGACCTCGCCCCCTCCAGCACGACCTGAAAGTGAGCCTCACCCCGTGAGCCTGTATCCGATCTTGTGGGCCGTCGAGCACGCTCCGGTGCGCGACGCTGAGGAGCGCGCCATCCTCATGGCCCTGGTCGTCAAGGGCGACTTCGACGGGATGAACTGCTTTCGCTCGTACCCGACCCTGGCGAAGGTCGCGCGAGTGGATCCGAAGACCGCTGGCCGGAAGTGCCGAGAGATGGAGCAGCGGGGCATCCTGCGGCGCCAGACGGAGTTCCTGTCCGAGGTCTGGCTGAGGATCCCTGAGTCGCAGCGGCCGGTGCCGTGGGAGGTGATGATCCCGGCGTCCTGGTACAGCCGTGCTCAGCTCGCCGAGATCAACCACCAGCGGGAGTCGCTTGGTCGTCCGCCCATCACCCGGCAGAACCGGCCCGACTTGCCCGAGGCGCCGCCCAAGGCTGCCCGGTCCGACAAAGGTAAGAAGCGGCCGAAGAAGGAAGATCAGGACGCGGACCCAGGGACTGAGAGTCCCGGGGCTACTGGCGGTAACCCAGGGACTGAGAGTCCCCGGCCTACCGGAGGTAACCCAGGGACTGAGAGTCCCCACCCCCCGGACTCTGAGTCCCTGGCCCAGGGACTGACAGTCCCCCAACCTTCTGAGAGACCTTCCGAGATACCTTCCGAGCTGGCGCCTTCGGCGCGTAGCGCCGCTGACGTCCGTAGGACTGGTGCAGGTAGTAGCGCGCGAGCGAACGGCGGCTCTGCCGCGACGTCGAAGAAGCTGCGACTGACCCGGGAGCAGGGTGCGGCTGTGCGGGCCGTGGAGGCCGCGTTGCCTCGCCCGCTGCTGGCTCAGCTGCCTGGGCAGCGGATCCCGAGGAACAACTACCGGGCGGTGCTCGCCGCGCTGGAGTCCCGGACGCCTGAGCAGATCGCCGCACGGGTCGGCCGCCGCTGGGTCGGCTGGGGCTTCGAGCCCGCCTGCCACGACGGCCTGATCCGCAGTGCGGTCGGTGCGGCGATGGCTCTGATCGGGCCTACGCCGTACTGCCCCGATCCGTCGTGCGAGGACGGCGTCATGGTCGACACGGGCGCCGAGTGCCGGGTCTGTGTGGAGCGGCGGGCGCACCGGCGCGCGGCCTACAACCGCGGGGACGATCCGCGCCGGACCAGCCGGGCCGCCGCGCCGCGCCCTGAGTGCATCGACTGCGGTCGCCCGCTCGCCGGGGACATCCCCGCCGACGGGATGTGCCGCGCATGCCGCGTGACGCCCACTGAAGCCATCGCGGCGCTCAAGGCGCGCTGGGCGGCCGAGGACGCGGCCCGCGCGGAGATGGAAGCCCTGCACGCCGAGGCCGCCCACCGCCGTGAGCAGCGCGCCGCCAGATCCCAGACCACCCCGCAGGACGGCACCCCGCCGTTCTGAACCACCACACCCAACCAGGGAGGCAGTTCATGGAGATCCGCCGCACCGCCGACACCGTCCATGTCGCGATGACCGTCGAAGAGGCCGCGGCCGTCCGCGATGACCTCGGCCAGATCTGGGCCAGCAAGGTCAGCGCGGCCGGGGACCAGATGCACAGCCTGCTGGAGTCCGTCACCGAGGACCAGCCCACCGTCTGACCACCACGAAGGAGAACCTGACATGACATGGAACCCGCGGCTCGACGTCGTCGAGCTACTGGAGGCCGCCGGCTGGGTCGGCGACGAGGAGAACCCGCTCGGCCTGCTCCGCTGCAACGGCGCCATATGGGGCGTGACCAGCGACGGCGGCGACTCCAGCCTGACCGAGCCCGCCGCCGGGGAGACGATCGAGTTCCCCAGCGGCACCCCGGCCGAGGTCATCGTGGCCGCCTGCCTCGCCGCCGCCGAGCAGTTGGAGGACCTCGTCCACAAGACCGGCCGACTGCGGACCGCCCTGGCCTCGGCGAAACGCCGCGCGGCGCGTCGGCAGCCGCACGAGCGTGAGGGGCTGATCTTCCACCTGGAGCGGGAGGCCAAGCGGCTGCACGAGTTCGTGGAGATCGCGAACGCTGCCGCCGAGACGGCGACGCGGTTCTGGGCGGAGTCGAGCGCCGAGGCGCTGAAGCTGCGAGAGGCGAACGAGAAGCTGCGCCGCCGGGTCCATGAGCTGGAGGCGCTGACCAGCAGCGCACATGCCGGCGGCTGGAGCGAGCAGCAGGGCGCCGAGATCCGCGCGCAGGTCGGCGCGTTCCTCGCGGCCCCGCGGATGCACCCGGCCGTGTCTGCGGCGGGGACCGTCAACCATGCCCGTGAGCTGATCGCCGCGCTGCTCGCACAGGTCAATCACCTGACTGCCCAGGCTGCGGCCGAACGCTCCACGGAGCCGGCCACGGACCCCGAGGGGTGCGGCGATGCCCGCCACGACGAGCCCGCCGCCTGACCAGGCAGGAGGTCGCCCGCTGTCGGTAGCAGCGGGCGACCCGCCACCACTCTACGAAGGAGAACCCCCAGTGCAGCAGTTTCAGACCCCGGACGTCACGCGTGAGTTCCTGCGTCTCTGCTTGGACCCCGGCCCCGGCCGCGAGAAGCGCACCCCGGTCCGGTTGCTGGAGGTGCTGCCGCAGCAGATGCACGACGCGGTGATCCGGCACGCCCCGTACCTGCGCGCGATGCGGGACCGTGTCGACGCGCTCGCCGAGCAGCACCAGGCGGCGAAGCATGAGTACGCCGACGCGCTCACCGCGTGGATCCACGGGGAGGAGCCGAAGCCGGTCGACGAGCGGTACGTGATCGGCCGGGACGGCGTCTTCGCCACCCTGTACGACCGGCAGGAGCAGCGCCTGGTCGTGGAGAACGCGACCGAGGAGTACTGCCGCCAGGTGCGGGATGCGCTCCTTGCCACCCAGGGGCGGCCGTGCGTGAAGTGCAGCGCCCTCGCTCCGGATCACATCGCGTGGGCCAAGGGCCACCTGTATGTGGAGCCCGACGAGCCGCAGCCGGCCCCGGCACCGGCGCGCAGGTCGATGCCGCTGCTGGAAGTGGCCGCAGCCGCGCACGACGCCGCGGTGACGCACGCCGCGAAGTGCGGCACCTGCTGGCCCGGCATGCGGCTCGCGGAGATGTGCGAGGACGGGCAGCGCGCTGCGCTTGCGGTGCTTGAGCCTCCTGAGGCGGCGCCGCAGTGCGCGCACGTCGCCTGGGAGGTCACCCACGAGTACCGGAACGGGCTGGGGACCTGGACCAAGCTCCGCAAGTGCTCCGACTGCGGTGAGCGTCTCCCCTCGATCGTCGAGCTCGAACCGCACCTGGCCGAGAACGCGGGGGAGCAGCGGTGAGCGGCGAGACCTGGACCTGGGCCGCCCTCGCCCTGGCCTGCATGTGGATCGGCGGCTACGCCACCGGCCGAGGCCGCCCGATCCGCGAACTCACCAGCTGGGCCGACTGGCAGTTCTGCTACGCCTCCCGCCGCTCGCCCTGGTTCTGGGTCGCCGTCCCGATCGTGTTCACCGCGGTCGCCGGACTGTTCCTCGTCCGGCCCCGCCGCTCCCTGCACAACTGGCGGGCGTCCCGCGAACGCGACCGGCAGCGCGGGCGCGACGTGCAGATACCCGCCCGGCTGAACAGGTTCCGCGACCGGTAAGCCCACCACCCCGCCCCTGCGCCGGCCGCCCCCTGCGGCGGCCGGCCCCACCCGCCAGCACGACCCCGGAGGAACCCGATGAGCGACCGCCCCAACGGACTTGACCGCCTGCTCGGTTACGTCTCGGCCCACCTGCCCGACGAGTCCAAGAACGAGCCGAAGCGCCTCACTCCCGAGGAGATCGACCGGGTGAGGACCGAACTCAGCAACGACCTGTTGGCCTTCGCCGAGCTGATGACGCCGGTCTTCGACCACGCCGACGGCATACGCGCCGACCTGGTCCGGCGCCGCTGGTCCCCCCAGGCCGCCGAACAGATCGCCCTGATCTGGCTCGTGAACACCGTGCAGAGCATCTTCGGGGCGAGGGCATGACCGGCCACAGTCTCCTGCTGGTGCTCGCCTGGCTCGCCGCGGCGGTCGCGGTCACCGCCGCCTGGTCCGCACGGGCCGCGGTCCGCCGGCTCCGCACCCACAGGGATAACAGGCAGGGTCTCGCGCGGGCCCGCCGCCCGGACGCTCCGCCGCACGGCGGCTTGCTCTGCTATGGCGACCACGGTGACGTCCTATGCATCCGCCCCGCCGACGACACCCACAGCCGCCACGTGCCGTACCGCCCGACACCGAAGGACACCCCATGCGCATCACCCGACTGACCCCCGACCAGGCACGTGCGCTCAGCGAGCAACTCGCCTGCACCACCGCGCTCCTGCGCCGCGTCCTCGACGGCATCCGCGAGATGGCCCGCCAGGTCACCGAGACGTTCCGCTCGATCACCGCGCACCTGCGGCAGGCAGGCGTCATCCCGCCTGCCAACCGCGGCCTCCGGTGGCCCAACGACCGGCCAGCCTGGGCCAGCCCATACGGCCCCGACCCGAAGGGACACCGATGACCGTGCGCACCCACATCGACGACCTCAACAGCGCCCAGCTCGACGCCCTCTACGACGAACTCGACCGGCTCCGGGCCCTCGTCACCCGCCTCGGCATCACCGGCCCCGAGACCGCCCCACCGGCCCGCCGCTGGCAGGTCGAAGCCCGGATCAACGGCCGCTACGGCACCCTCATGCGGGACATCACCGACCGGAAACGCGCCGTCGACTCCTACCATCGGCGCCGCAAGCAGCACCCCGACAGCGGCGTCCGCCTCGTCCAGCGCATCACCATCAGCGCCATCGACGACCCCGACACCGAACCCGCAGAGACCGAAGGGACCGACCGCTGCCTGTGGTGCGCCGCACCCCACACCGGGCAGGCCACCCGATGACCGACCAGCCCGACAAGCCCGCCGCCAAGCCGGCGACGCGCACCCTCCTCGCCCACGCCCTCCAGCAGGACAGGCAACGGCAGGCGAGTGGCGTCCGCGTCGAGTACCGGGCCCGCGTCCCCCGGCACCTGCTCGCCGCCGCCCTCGCCGAAGCGTTCGCCGTCATCGAACGCGAGACACAGCAGCAGGACACCCCGCCCACCCTCGACTGACCCGGGCACAAGCAAAGCCCCCGGCGGCTGCCGGGGGCCTTGTTGCGTGGACGCGCACCATCAGCGTACGGGGTTACCGACAGCGCGTCGACATCTTCAGCGCCGCTTGAGTGCCGACTGGTACTCCGCGGCCTGCTTCGGCGTCAGGTAGTGCGACACCCGCACCAGCACCGGCCCGTCCAGGTAGTGGTACTCAGCCAGCGCCGGCATCGACTTCGTCACCGACTCGATGTACTCAGAGCGCGCCTTCGCGTCCCCCGCGCTCTCGAACACCTCGATGGCCCCGCCGCGCAGCGAGTCGTCCTTGTCCAGGCCCTCGACGTCAGACCCCGAGATCCGCGAGTCAGTGAACGTGACCTTCGACGTGTACTGACCCGGACGCCCCAGCAATTTGTTCGGGTCGGTCTCCGCCGTGACCACAGTGCCCAGCTTCGCCGCACCGACTTCGCCCGACAGCTTCGTGAACACCTCCCGGGCCGTAGCCGGCTGCGACGGCGACGGCCGCGAATCCCCATCGGCCGACGCCGACGCGGCGCTGCCGCCCCCGGCCGCCGGCTTCGACGAGTCGTCCGATCCCCCACACCCGGCCAGCACGCCCACCGCCAGCACAACGGCAGCAGCCCCCACGGCTAAACGGACCTTGCGCATGATCCCTCGCTCCCTCACACGGGACAGCGCGACCACCGCGCCCCCGCATCCCCATAAACGACCGATGAACGGTTCAGTCGCTCGATGATGCCCTGCCACTGCTCGCCGACTGCGCGGTTTCGGTCAGGTGCTACCCGCCTGCCGCTTGAACAGAGCGGCGCGTAGTTCCTCGACCAGCTTCGGCCACGCGCCCGACTCGTCGAGAACGTCGATGTACGCAGCCTCGCCGGCGAGCCAGCGTTGCCTATCGGGAAGGCCAGCGACGCGGCCGGCTTCCCATATCTCGGCGCGCAGCAGCTCAGCGGCTCGCTTCGAGCGGGCTCGACGAGCGTTGAGTTCATTCCTGCGCCGCACGCCCGGGGTGTCGGGCACACGTACCGAGACGTCTCCATGATGTTGTGCGGCGGTTCCTCAGTGCGGATCGCCTCCATTTCCGCGATGTACGCGCCCACCCGACTGTCACACCACTCCACCTCGCGGCGCGCAACGTCAGGCCACCACGGCTTGTTACGGTGCGCCTCGCACCGTTCGTCCGGGTCGTACGCCGAGCCGATGTAAAGCAGCCGCCCGACGGCGTCATACAGGCGATACACCGCCGCCGGCCTTGTCGGCGCCGTCGCCTCCCTCGCTCCCACGCTTCCGCCTCCCTGTCCGTGGTCGGTTCTTCCCCGACCCGCTGTAGCCGCGTTCGATGTCCTGCACGGTGCTGATCGAGCAACCGAGCGTCTCGGCGATCTCGCGATATGTGACCTTCTTCGCGCGCTGCGCAAGCACCCAGGCCCGTCGCGTCTCCTTGAGCTTCGGCCCGCTGTCCGACTGCACTTTCAGTACCTCGGTGATCGCCCGCGCCTGCCGGGCCGCATCGTCCATCTGCTCGATGACTTGCAGGGCGTCGAGCACCCGCCAGGCCTCGGGGGTTGCCTCGGGCGACGGCACGGGGCGCGGGCGCCACACCTGGTTGAGTTCGGGCTGCTCGGCCACGATCGCCTGCGCTTCAGCGGTGTACGCCGCCGCCCGGTCCTCGAACCAGTCCAGCGAGTACTCGGCAGCGAGGGGCCACCAGACTGTGCGGCTCCTGTGCTCATGCCACCGCTGCCGGGGGCGCTCGCTGCTGCCCACATACAGCAGCCTGCCGCCGGCGTTGAAGACCCGGTACACGGCTGAGCGTCCGCCGGTTTCGGCCGGCGGAAGCGCACTGATGGGGAACCTCTGTAAAGCGGTCATTCCTCCCTCTCGGCCTTGGCGGCCCGCTCGTTCTTCTTCCGCTGCGCGCCGCTCAGCCCCTTGCCGATCTGCTGCGCACGCTCGGGCTTGATACCACCGCCGATGATCGCGGCGATCTGCGGCCAAGTGAGCCCCTGGTCCCGCAGCTGAAGGACGCTGTCCTGTCGGATGCTTCGCAGCTCCGAATGCAGGTCAGGCCACCGACGCAGAGCCTCGGAAGCGACCTTCGTTCGCTCGGCCGGGTCCTCGATGGCTCTGAACGCCTCGATGGCGTCCACCAACCGGCTCACCTCCTCGGAGTCCTGTCCTGTGGCCTCGGGCTCGTCCGACACGCCGGCTCCCTTCCTGGCGAGAGCGCAACCGAGGCAGGTCAAACCCTAGGGCTTGCATCTCGATGAGTACAAGCCCTAGGGTTTGGCTCCGCGAGGTCGGCTCCTTCGACTTCGTTCCGTCAAATGAATCGGCGCCGGGCGGTGTTGTGGAAGGCCCGCCCGGCGCCGGTCGCCCACCTGAGCTACCAGGAGGACGAACGTGTCAAAGGTTAGCCGGGCGCCTGGCGCCCATGAGGAAGAACCGGCCGAGGCCGGGCAGGTCAGTGAGGCTGTCCGTGCGAAGGTGATCGAGATCGCCGACCTGCTGCGGCAGCAGGACCCCGACCTGCCGGCCGACGAGCGCGTGCTGTCGGTGTTCATCGCGCGGCAGACGTGGGGTGCCGACGTCGAGTTCTACCGCGCGGTCCTCGCGGTCTTCCCGGACCCCGAGCCGGGTGAGACCGAGGGTGCGTACGGCGAGCGTGTGCTGAGGCTGGTGCGTCGATGAGTGCCCGCCGGATCAGCACGAGGACGCCGAACCAGACCGTTGCGGAGCCGGCCACGGTGCGGACGTGCCGCGGGGACCGGGGCACGCCGAAGGAGCGGGCCGCCCGCGCGGACGCCGCGCTCGGGCAGGTTGAGTCGGCGAGGTTCCACGCGAAGGAGAGCGTGGAGTCGTGCGGGGGGAGGCGGAGCGCGTGAGCGCCTTCGGTCGACTGCGGGAGGCGCTGACCGGGGGTCCGCGCTACTCGCCCGGTGTCAGCCCGTGCGCGTCGACGCGGGTGCAGGAGAAGGCCGCCAGGCGGCAGGCCCGTGAGGCTGAGCTGGCGGCCGGTCGTCGCGCGCGGCACAGGGCGCGGGTCGCGCGGCAGGGCGACGAGAAGAAGCGCGGTCGGCGCCGCTGACCGCCACCTGATCGGCCGGGCCCTCGACCTTCCCAGGGAGGGCCCGGCCTCCCACAACCACCGAGCAGGGGTAGGCCCATGTCAGAGATCACTCAAGAACGCCTCAACGAGGAAGCCGACTACTTCGAGAACGTCGCCGCGCCGCGCGCCGAGGCCGCAGCGAAGGACGGAGAGCGCGCCGCTGCCCTGACCGGCAGCGATCACACGCGCGCCTGCGCCAGTCGGGCCGCCGCGATCGCCCGAGGCAGGGCGGTGGAGTACCGCGCGATCGCCGAGACCCTCCGCGCGGGCGAGATCCCCGACAGCCTCGACCCCGACGCCATCGCCGACTGACGGACCGGCACCCAGACCGGCCGGGCCTTGCGTCCCGTCCCCTTGTTCCGCAGGGCCCGGCCTTCCCGGGCCGGGCTCGCCGATCGCCATCCCCCGAGGCGGCGGTGAGTCCGGCCCTTCCCTGGACCACACCACGAAGGAGCGCGAGTCCATGTGTGAGCCCGACGTCCGCGAACTCAGCAAGGGACAGGTCGCGGTCATCGCGGTCGCTGCCGTCCCGATGGTCGTGGCCGGTGTTGTCGGCGCCTGGAGCACGTACGGCAACATCGTGTCGGTCTTCCACCGCAGCACGGCCGCGCTGGGCGTGGTCGGCTTCGGTGAGGGCGGCACGCTCGTGCTCGCCGTGGTGATGGTCGCGTTGACGATGCTCGGCCAGGCGACGCCGGCTCTCGTCCGGGTCGGGGTGTGGGTGGTGCCCGCTGTCGCGTCCGCGACGGGCGCCTACGTTGCGCGCAACGCGAGCGAGTCGGCCATCTTCGCGGTGACGCCGCTGACGATGACGTTCGCGGCCGAGGGCCTGGCGCTGATCGCCCGCCGCGTCGTTATCTACCGGACCCGCGTCGACGCCGATGCGCAGCGTCGCGCTGCCCGTCGCGCGATGCGCGACGCTGCAACGTTGCACCGCATCAGCTGGCACGGGTCGCGGGCCCGGCACCTGAAGTCGGACCGTGCGAAGTGGTGGCACCAGGCTGCGGTGTGGCGGCTAGAGCGTCGCATCCGGCCGACGACCGCGACGGCCGCGAGCGAGCTGATCGCAGTGCATGACGAGCGCGTTGTGCGGGGTGCGGCAGGGGTGCTCGACGCGATGTACGGCGACACCCCCGCCCCGGCGCCCGAGCTGCCCGCAGCGTCGCAGCCACGCGACGAGACGCTGGCCATCGAGCAGGCGCCGGTGCAGGAGCGTCCCGCGCTCGACGTGCACTCCGATGACGCGCTGAGCCTGTTCGAGCCCGCCGTACCCGGGGCTCTCCCGGCCGCAACGCCCGCCCCGGCACCGCGTGCGACGCAGCCTGCGGCATCGGTGCAGCAGGACATCACGCCCGAACTCGCAACCGCGGTCGACGACGCACTCAGGGTCGTCGCGACGGACGACAGCATGCGGCTACTCACCGCCGCAGAGGTCGCCAAGCAGAAGGGCGTCACGCCCGGCACGGTCCGTTCCTGGGTGCACCGCAACAAGCTCAAGCCCGCACGCCGCGACGACGACGGCCGGCTGCACTTCCACCCCGCCGACGTCGCAGAACTCGACTAGCCACGACGGGCCCCGCAACGGCCCTGACCAGCGTTGCGACGGGCGTTGCAACGCGCAACGCAACGCCCGTCGCGCCACACCCGGCAACGCGCCCGGACCGAACGAGAGAGGCAGAACCCGCGATGACCGACCACACTGACCTCGACCAGGGCGAGACGGCGGTCCGTGCGATGCTCCGCAAGCTCGGCGCCCGCCCCGCCGGCCACGCCGCCGCCGACGACGAGCAGCCCGCGCCCGCGCCCGCCGTCGTGATCCCGCCCCGCCCCGACTACGCCCCGCACGTTCCGGTACCCGCCCCGCGCCGGGGGAGTGGCCGCCTGCCCGACTGGTGGGCGAAGGACAAGCCGCAGCTCGGCGACGAGCCCGCCCCGCTGGCCCCGGCCGCCGAGGAACCCGCCACCGACGACCAGCCGGACCAGGAGCCCGCCGAGCAGCCCGCCCCGCGGCCCCAGCCCCGCCTACGCACCGTCGAGAAGCCGGCTGCCCCCGACGACGAACTCGGCGAAGAGGACGAAGAGGACCCCGGCGACTACGACCAGCCGGTGGAGGAGAAGCGGCGGACGAAGTGGGTCGCACGGGTGCGCCGCCCGGACCGCGAGCCCACCCGGCCGCCGTTCGGGACCGCCGCCCCGCTGTACTACCAGCGAGAGAAGAAGTCCCTCGCCGAGCTGGTTCGCGAGATCCCGGCGCACAGAAAGTGGCTGCTGTACGCAGGCAGCGGCTTCGCGGCCGGCTGGTACTTCCATATCCCGCAGTTCGTCCGCGACGCAACGGCAAGCGTTGCACAGCACGGCGGCCCGTTGCGGGACAACCCCGATGTCTACTTCTGGGGCGTTGCGGCGGCCGTTGCGCTCAGCCTCGACCGCGCCACCCGCCGGTCCTGGTTCCTGATCGCCTGGGCGACCCGCGGCCTGACCGTCTGCTTCGTCGTCGGCGCGCTGCTGTACGGCAACGCCATACAGACCTGACCAGCCACCCCTCACAACGCAAAGGACAAACCAGTGAAATCCGTGATCCCTCCGGTCGGGATCGTCTCCTTCGCTCTGGTGCTCACCGCCGTGCTGATCATCGCCACGAAGGAGCAGAAGGTCGGCAAGGCGAAGCCGCTCGGCTGGTGGTGGACGCTCGGTCTGAGCATGCTCGCCGGTGCCTCGTACACGGCCGCTGGCTGGCCGTTCAACGTGGTCCCGCAGCTCATCATGGGTGACCTCGTCGGCCTGGTCCACGCCGCCATGCCCGGGGTCACGCTGCCGGGTCTCGCTCTGCTGTTCCTGGTGCTCCTGGCATGGCTGGGCCTCACCCGCAGGCAGGTCGCCGTGATCGGCATCATCCTGGTCCACATCATGGCGGGCGCAGGCGGAGGCTTCGGCATCCTCGCCCAGCGAATCCACGCCATCGCGATGCACTTCGCCGGCTCATGACGACCAGGACGCAGGCGCCCGGCCCGGACAGTGAGACGGCTCAGCTCACCGCCGGGCTCACGGCCGACCACGCCCCGGCTCACACCCCCCGTGAGCCTGAGCCCGCCCGCGAGCATGAGCCGCCCGCTGATCCCGAGCCGGTCGACGACTTCGACCCCGACGATGAGCCCGAGCCGGGGGAGAGGCCCGCGCGGCTGCGCGCGCTCGCGATGCCGGACCTGCGTCCGTACGCCGACCCGAAGGCCGTTGCAGGCGTTGCACGGCAGGGCATCGCAGCGAGCCGCAAGCCGGCGGCCAGCGTTGCGCGTCGCACCGCGGCGGGCATCGCGGCCGTCGCGCGGTGGTTCTGGGCCGGGACGCGGACACTCGTCGGCGTGCTCTACGGGTGGCTCAACGGCAGCTACGGCGAGAAGTGGTCGATCCCCGCCCGGCTCGGGGGAGTGGTCCTGGTCCTCCTCGTCGCCGTCCACACCGTCCAGCAGTTCGGCACTCTCGCGCTGATGGGCATGGCCTGGGCGTGGGTCCAGGCTGCGGTCATGACCGGCCGGGGCCTGTTCGACCGGTTCCTGGGCAAGGCCAAGCCCGAGCAGCCTAAGGCCTCCGAGGAGGCCCCCGGGAAGGGCGAGGACACCGCCCCGGCGAGTCGCCGCAAGGGTCTCGCCCGACTGCTCCGCCGCACCCCCAGCAAGCCCCCCGCCGAACCCGTCGACCAGGCCCCCGCCGAGCCCTCCACAGAGCCCCCGCTGACGGCCCTGATCCGGGAGCTGATCGGCGACGACAACGGGGTCCACCTGAGCGTCCTCCGACCGGCCATGCGGGAGCGTCTCCCCGGCCTTGCAGAGGCCGACGACAAGCAGCTGAGGAAGGTGCTCGTGGCGGCCGGCTTCGACCCCTCCCAGACCTTCCGGGCGAGGGGTGTCGCCGGGCGCTCCGGTGTGCACCGCAGCCAGCTGCCCCCGCTCCCCTCCCCTGGAAGCCGCCAGGAGGACTCTCCGGGCCACTCTCCGCTACCGGAGAGTGGCCTTGACCTGCGGAAATCTTCGGTTGTGGAGAGTGCGGAGAGTGGCCCGGAGAGTGATCGGAGAGGCCGACGGAAGCCCCCGGAGGGGTGGACGGAGGAGGAGTTCGCCAAGGGTGAGCGGTGGGTGAACGACCCCAGCCGCGGCCCGAACGCGTGGATCAGGCAGCGCCTCGAAGACGTCGAATGACCGGCCGGCGCAGGGAACCGAACAGCTCGTACGAGGTGTGAAAGGGAGAGAACCATGGGCCAGCCGAGGGACGAGTCCTCCATCATGAGCGGTGACGAGTCGCGAGTGAGGAGGGCGCCCGTGGGCGGGCCGTACGCGTACCGCTGTCCGCTGTGCCGGACGACGTCGTTGCCGGTCGAGACGAAAGCGGCAGCGCAAGCCGAGGGCCACGTCCACCGGCGTAAGTTCCACGGCGGTCACCGCCCGGACGGCGAGGAGATCATCCGGGTGCAGTACGCGCCGAAGGGGTGGAGCGACATGGAGACCTGGGAGAAGGTGGCGTCGGTCGCGATCGTCCTGGCGCTGCTGATTGGGGTCTGGGTCAAGTTCTGACTGCGCGCCGCGTGGGGAACGACGAAGGGCCGCACCGGCGCTCCGGTGCGGCCCTTGGCGTTGTGGGCTCTGGGCGTGGGGTCATCCCCGGCGAGTGAGCCATGAGCCGTGAGCCGGCTGGCTCAGGACGAGGGCTCATCCTTGGCTCGTGAGCCCCGGTTAGCCCAGGCCTTGTTGGGCTGCCGGGGCGGGACGGCGTACTTCTTGCCCACGATGCGAAGTGTCGCCTCGGTCCATGGCACGCGCGGGTGCGCGGCCACGGCTGCGAAGGGAAGGTCGGTGTCGGCCTTCAGCTCGTCCATCAGCGCCTTCTGAGCGGCGTGGCGCGTCTCCTCTTCCCGTTGGACGGCATCCTCCCAAGCCTTGATGGTTTCGAGTGTCTCCGGACTGGGCTTGTATTCGGGCAGCGGCTGCTTGCCGAAGTAGGGCTTGGGCATGGCATCAGTCTTTCACGAGCCGATTTGCATAAACCGAGTGGGGGTGCCAGTCAGCGCTGATCCTTTACTTTTTCTTTGTCAAATCCATTTGTTAAAACTGGCTAGGGCAAGCTGATTTGGGAAGAATATGGATAGCACCACAAACAGCCCCAGAACAGGAAGGACCGTCCGTGAGCAGCAGCTACATCGAACGCCTCGCCCAGGGCACCCCCCAGGCCGGCGCCGCCCTCCAGCTCGCCCAGATCGTCGACGCCGTCGACACCGCCCGGGAGGTTGCCGAGGCGGCCAAGCCGACGGTGTGGCACTTCGCCAGCACCGCCGACGCCCGCGCGGCCGTCGAGCAGGACCAGGTCGCCGACGGTGATGTCCTGGTCGTCGCCTCCGAGCGCGCCGTCGCGTTCGTCGTCGGCGTCTGGCCCGTCGCGATCACCCAGGAGCACGGCACCTTCCACGCATACGCGAAGCTCGGGAAGCCGGCCCGCGAGTACGCCCGGGGCCTCTACATCCCGAGCGTCGAGCGGGCCGAGCAGGTTGCCGTCGAGGCGGGCTTCGCGCTCGCCGACCCGGCCGCCGCCCAGGCCGCCCGGATCGCCGTCGGCGAGCCCGCCCCGATCGAGGTCCCGCGCATGCTCGTCGAGCCCGGCGACGTCCTCCACGCGTTCGGCGCCCGCCTGCGGATCGTCGACACCGGCACGCGGATCGCCGACACCGGCCAGGCCGAATGGTGGGCGCTCGTCCAGGGCGCCACCGAGGAGGACAGTCGACGCACCTACCGCGGCCAGTGGGCGCTCGCGGTGCCCGTCGAGACCGCCGCGTGGGACGTCGTGACCGTCGAGCGCGTCCTGCCGACCCCGGCCGCCTGAACAGAACCGGAGGGCACCGATGAGCCGCGAACAGCGGGAGAAAGCCATCGCGCGTGCGAGCTTCCTCGACGACCTGGAGCTGGAGCTGACCGGAGGCTGCGGACTGTGCGGCCTGGAGGCCGACTGGATGTGCGCCGCCTGCGGCCTGTGCAACTGCCACCGGCACGACCACTGCAAGCGGCCGGCCGGCCAGTAGGCGAGGGAGCCGCAGTGCTGTGACCTGCGGTTTTCTTTGCCCCTTCTTTATTGAATCGGCTTGTTAAAACTGGCTAGGGCAAGCTGATTCGGAAAGAATGAAAGTAGTTCAAACCACCACGACACGACAGGAGCGGGACATGTGCGGCACCACGGCCACCACCGAGCACGGCAGGTGCCTGAAGTGCCGCCGCCCGCTCCGTAAGCCGTCCCCCGACGGCTACGGCCCCAAGTGCCGCGCCAAGCTCCGCCGCAACGCGCGCACCGACACCACCCACCCGAAGTGGCAGGTCGCCAAGGCCCTCGAAGCGCTGGAGCTGGGCGCGGTCGTCCCGCTCCGCCAGAACCGCATCTTCCTCGTCGTCTCCGACGACGGCTCCGAGGTCTACCGGACCGCAGCGACCGGCCAGTGCAACTGCCCGGCCGGCCTGCGGTCCGTCCGCTGTTACCACTCGCTGGCCGCCCGCTATGTCGCCGCGGCCTGATCGCGAAGGAGAACCGTCATGTCCGCCTACCTCGCCAGCGCCCGCCGCCTGATGGCCCTCGCCACCGTCGTGCGCGGCCGGGCCTACCACCCGCAGCGCTACATGATCGAGACGCTCGCCGGGGCCATCGAGGACGCCGCGATCGCCCTCCAGACGTGCCCCGTGGACGAGCCCGGCCAGATCCCCCAGCCGGCGGCCGACGCCGTGCGGGAGGCCACCGACCTGCTCACCCAGCACGACTTCATGATCCCGGCCGCGATCCTCGGCTACGCCACCTCCCCGATCACCGGGACCGTGCCGTCGATGCAGCCGCTGACTGCGGTCAGCCTCCAGCTCGCGCGGCAGGACATCGACCTGCGCGCCCGCCGCCTCGCCATCGTCGAGCACGGCCACCTCAACAGCCGCGACGACGAGGTCCTCGGCGCCGCCCTCGCGGGGCTGATGGTCCTGCACCGCAAGCACGAGCGCCTGGCCGCCGCCGTCGCCGCCGACAACGAGCGGCCCTGCAACCGCGGCAAGGCCCCCGCCTACCGCGCCCACTGACCACCCCAGTCCGGAAGAGGAGTGAACGATGACCTTCGACTACACGATCCATGTCGACCAGCTGCCGAGCTGGTTCACGATGCCCTGCATCGCGTGCGAGATCGCCGGCCAGACCGGCCAGGCCAGCAGCGTCGTCGAGGCCAGCAGCGGTCTCGGCCTCGGCTCGTGCACCGACCACATCGAGGTGACCTCCCGGGTCCTGCGCCGACTGCGCAGCTACGAGGCCGCGCTGCGCGCCTCGTTCCTCACGGCCGGGATCATCCCCGCCCCGCAGCATGACCGCGGCCCCGGCGAGGGCGTCGTCTACGGCAACCTCCCCGGCTCCGGAGCCCGCGACCACGCCCCCTCGGCCACCGACGTCATGTTCGGACGCCTGCCCCGCTGAACGGCCACCGCCCGGCCCCACGGGGCCGGGCCCCGACAAACAGAAGGGAACCGCCATGCCGGTCTACCTGACCGAGTACGTGCTGCGCGAAGCCGACGACCCGGTGAAGACCGACCTGGAGCTGGTCCACACCCGCTGCGGCATCCACCTGTGCGACGCCGAGCCCGGCGACCGCCTGGAGACCCTGTTCGGCGTCGTCGTGGACCACGTCGCCACCTGCCCCGCCTGACCGACGAGAGGACCGGACATGCCGATCTACCTGCCCGCACCCAAGGCCCCGGCCGGCGGACCCGACGGGAAAGGCTGGAACAGGCTCAGCCTCAACTCCCACGGCGGCTTCCCGGCCCAGTGCGCGCTGCGGCCCCGACGCTGGGGTGCGCTGCTGGAGTCCCACGACACGCGACGCGCCCGCTGGGGCGGGTTCGGGCCGTGCGTGAACCGCGGCAACTGCGACGACTGCCCGGTGCGGGCGGCGCTGCGCGAGCAGTGCACGCTCGTCCCGGTGAACGCCCCCAGGGTCCTGGTGCGCTGCGAGCCGGTGTTCGCCTCGAAGGCCCTGTTCGGCGGCCCGGACGGGTGGCGGCTGTGGGTGACGACCGGCCCGGACGACCAGGGCTACCGCGAGCGGCAGAAGCGGCCGTGGTCCTGGGAGGACGCCACCCGCGTCCACGGCTGGGACCTCGGCCGCCCGTACCTCGACGAGCACGGCGAGGGCTTCTGGTTGGAGCGCACCACGCGTATCCCCGCCTGGGGCTGCGCCATCACGACCCGCACTCGGCCATCCTCGGTCCGGCACGCGTTCCGGGTGAGCGGGACCAGGGTCGCCCTCCTGCACCACCACGGTGGGTGTGCGCACGGCGAGGAGCTGCTGAACGCGATCTCCCACGCCTGCCCCGGCCCGGACGGCGCCGACGAGAACCGGGTGCCGGTCCACTGGCGGCAGGCGGCGGAGATGACGCCCCCGGCCGCCGGGGACCTCCGCTTCGGCGTCGACGTGCGGACCATGAGCGTGAAGATCGTCGCCGTTGACGGCCCGAGGCGCGAGCTGGCCCGGCTCACGCTGACCGGCTCGGGCTGGACCGCCGACCGCGTGCGAGCCGCCGGTGAAGCGCTCCGCACCTACCTTGACCACTGACCGGCCCCGACCAGGACAGGAAGACGCCATGCCCAAGAAGCCCTGCCCGATCTGCTCCACCGGAGGCGAGTGCCTCCAGTGTGACGGCTGCGATGCCCACGAGCACGAGCCGTGCAAGCCCTGGTGCGAGCACTACGAGGACGGCCGGTACGAGATCGGACCGGAAGTCCCGTCGCCGTTCGAGGACCCGGTGCTGCCCGGCTGGTGACAGTGCCACCCGACAGCCCGGGGCCGCCCGCACCGGAACTGCCCCCAACGAGAACAGGAAGACGAGCATGAACGAGCAGCACATCGAGACCCCGCAGCGGTTCGGCAGCGAGCCCCTGTACCGCGGCTTCCGCGACGACTACAGCGAGCAGGCCCGCGGTTTCACCGTGACCATCGCGGGCGCCGAACGGCACGACGGCGAGAAGCCTTGCACGTACGTGGTGGACGGCCACGACACGGAGTCCGCGTGGGCGCAGGCCCTCGCCTACCACCTGACGGACACGGGGATGCTCGACTGCTACGTGGTCGCCGGCGAGTCCTTCGAGGGCACCCCGGACGCCGACTACGGCAAGGAGTGGACCGACCTGCGGCCCGAGCCGAAGCGGAAGCGTAACGACGGGCGTGCCCCGGTCCCGCTCAACGGGATCCTCTACCGGGTGCGGCTGGCCTGGCCGGACGCCGGGTGGGTGCTGCGGGAGCCGCCGACCGGGAAGCCGTCGCTGACTTGGCGGGGCGGGCCGACCGTCGAAGAGGTCGGCGAGGAGCTGCGCTGGCCGGACATCGACATGCAGCGCACCGCCTGACAGCCCTCCGCCTGCGGGTTTCTTAGAAGTTCTTTTACTGAATCAGCTTGCTAAAACTGGCTAGGGCAAGCCGATTCGGAAAGAATGAAAGCAGTTCAAAACACCCCACCCCGCCAGGAAAGGGAGCCCGCCATGGACGCCGCCACGATCACCGCCGTCTTCACCGCAGCCGCCACCGCCCAGAGCTGGACGCGCACGAACCTCGGCCTTACCACCCAGGTCAGCGCCGAGGACGGCTACCGGTACACGGTCCGGCTCCCCAAGGACAGCGGCAAGGCGTTCATCGCGGGCCGCGACGGACACGCCGGCGACGAGCTGCTCGACATCGAGGCCACCTGGGGCCTGACCCTCCCGATCGTCGAAGCGGCCATGGCCGCCACCCGCATCTGACCCACCAGCCACCACGGGCCCGGTACCAGGCGGTACCGGGCCCCTTCCACGCCCATACGGAGGCACTCATGGAACAGCTCGACCTGTTCGCCGAGCTCGGCGAACCCGAAGCGCCGAAGCCGGGGAAGACGATCACCCTGCCGAAGCCGACCGCCGGCCAGTACGCCACCACAGTGGCCAAGCCGTCGCAGCCGCAGCAGCCGGCCCTCATCCCGCAGGCCCCGCCCCGCCCCCGGCCGGAGTTCAGCATCCGCCCCGCCGACGGCCCCACATTCGGTGAGGCCGTATCCACGGCCTGGCATCGGGCGCACGGCGGGAACCGCATGGAGATCCCACTCGGCATCGTCGCGACCCTCGCCCTGTGGCCACTGAAGGGACACCCGCGGACCCTCGCGAGGTTCTTCAAGGGCCTGGACGCCCAGCAACTCATGTCCTGTGTCCGGGAGGTAGCCGCCTACTGGTGGATGCGGCGACCCGACCTGATCGACACCGCCTCGGTCCTGTTCCGCTGGGCGGAGGAGGACCGGCACACGCCGAACGAGCTGGCAGCGATCCGGGCCACGTTCCACGCAGCGCTGGACCACAACGCCCTCGACCGCACCGGGCACGCGGACCCGGAGGCAAACAGCTGGATCGACCTGATGTCGTGGACGGTCACCAGCCTGCGTCACAACACGGCACGGCAGGGCCTCGGCGAGTACCACACGCCGCCCGAGGTGTGCGACATGATGGCCGCGCAGATCATCGGCGACGACCGCGAGGCGATCCGCGAGGGCTACTCGATCCTCGACCCGTGCGCCGGCACAGGCGGCATGGTCCGCTCCGCCGCCCAGCACCTGCGGGGCATGGGCCTGGACCCCGCCAAATTCACCTGGTTCGCGCAGGAGATCGACCCTCTGGCCGCAGCCGGGTGCGCCGTCAACATGATCGTGTGGGGGATGGGCCCGAATGCCCTGGTGGCCTGCGGTGACACCTTGGCCGAAGGCGACCTCTGGCCCCGCGCCGTCGAGCACCGCCGCATCATGGTCGAGCGCAGGGATGACGCCGCCGCTCACATGGCCATCGTCCACGCGGTGGGTCGCGTGGAGCAGCTGGTCAACGGGGGCTCCCGGGCTGCCTGAGCTGGGCTTCCTTGTCCGACATTTTACTGAATCGACTTGTTAAAACTGGCTAGGTCAAGCCGATTCGGAAAGAATGAGAGCAGTTCAACCCCCACCCCACCCGCGCGAAAGGAAGGCCCCGAATGGCCGCCGCACCTCACTCCACCGCGATCGCCCGCGTCCTGCGCGGTCTCGGCCTCACCCAGGGCAAGGGCTGCGACTTCCGTGTCACCGGCGACTACCGCAACGGTGAGCGGATCGGCACGTTCGTCGTCGTCCTCACCCGCCACGCGGAAGAGGTGATCGCCGAGCACGCCGACGAAATTGAGCGCCTGTCGGAAGAGGCCGGCTGGCCGTTCCATGTGTCGGTCCGCTACCACGACCGCGAGCGCCCGATGGTGACCGTTGCCAACTACGGCAGCCGCGTGCGTGAGGAGCCCCCCGTGAGCGCTGTGACCGCCGAGCCCGCCGAGGCCGCCGAGGCCGAGACCGTCGAACCCGCGGAGGTGGCCGTCGAGGCCGCGCACGAGGAGACGGCCGTACGGCCGGCGATCGTACCCGCCGTCCTCGGCTGGCTGTGGGCCGACGACCACGCGGCCACGGTGTCCTCGCCCCTGCGCGACATGATCCGCAGCAAGGAGTGCGACAAGTACGGGCGCCCGACGAAGGCCGCGTTCGAGCGGATCGCCGCCGAGCTGAACGCGCTCCCCGCCGACCCGGCCGCGCTCGCCCAGCTGTGGGCCGACGACCACCGCGCCCCGGTGTGCTCGCCCCTGCGAGACATGGTCCGGGGCGACGAGTGCGACGACGGCGGGCAGCCGACGATGGTCGCGTTCGAGCGGATTGCGGCCGAGGTGAAGGCGCTGGCCCTCCCCGTGGCGGAGCCCCGCTCTGAGGAGAGCGGGCCGCGCGCGCTGCCCCCGGCCGAATCCGAGCCCGCAGCCGAGGAGGCACCCGACGACCTGAAGGCGCTGCGCCTGGAGCGGGCGCAGTCGGAGGCGCTGGGCTGGTCGCGAGGGCAAGCCGAGCTGGTCGCCGCCGCGGCGGCCGGACAGCTGTACCGGGACTTTGGCGCCGTCCTGCGGACCGTGCCCGTGCCGGGGCATCCCGGCCGGGTGGCGTCCATGCACCGGCTCGGGCCGCTGGTCGACGCCGGGTTCCTGGCCGTCGACGAGCCCGACCCCACTGGCCGGCGTGCCGTCCGCGTCACCGCCGACGGCCGCCACGCCCTGGCCGTGTGGAAGCGGTGGCGGCCCTGGCCGGTGGAGAAGACCCGCAGCGAGGAGACCGAGAAGCTGCGTCCTCTCCTGCACGGAGCGCAGGCCAGACGGATCGCCGCCCTCGCCCGCGAGGAAGAGAAGAATCGGCGACGCGAGAGCGAGGAACTGTGGGCGGCGACGCGGCGGCTGCACGAGTGGGAAGAACGCGAGGAACGTCTGCGGTCGGCGTGGGCGCGCGTGAACGGCGTCCGGAACCGGTTCCAGCGGCGGCCGGTCGGCTGGGTGCCGACCGACGCGGAGATCGCGGAGTACCGCCTCGCCCCGGATGTGGTAGCCGAGCTGCGGGCAGACGCCGAGAACCCGAAACCGAAGCCCGAGCTGCCATCCCCTCGGCGGAGCGCGGGCGCGGAGCTGCCACCCCTGGAGGCGGATGACCAGACACCCGAGCAAACCTCTTTGCCTATCTTTTAATGAATCCGCTAGTTAAAACTGGCTAGGGGAAGCCATATCGGAAAGAATGAAAGTAGTTCAAAACACACCAACTCACCTAGAACGGGAGCAAGTTATGGCCGCCGACCTCGCCCAGGTCTTCCAGTCCCTGTCCGCCACGTACACGCGCCGCGAAGAGGCCGCCCGCACAAAGCTCGCCGACTGCCTCATGGACCTCGGCGCGGCCGTCGACACCAGCTTGGTCCGCGCCGCCATGGACGCCGCAGCCGAAGCCCTGCCGTTCAAGATGGTCCTCACGCACGCCGAGACGGCCGGCATCCGCGAGGCCCTGGCCGACATACGGAAGCAGCTGACCCGCCAGCTGCTGACCCGCTCGCCCGGCTCCAGCACCTGCCAGATCCGCAACGAGGCCGCCCGCATGGAGATCGACGCCGCCCAGCACTTCCTGGCGACCACCGACGGCCTCCTGGAACGGTTCGACGACACCCCGGCCGAGGAGGCCACCCCGCAGGCCGAGCCCGAGCCGGCTCCCGCGCCCGCCCCGGTAGACGCCCCGAAGGTGACCCCGGCTCAGAAGCGGACCCTGGAGGCCATCAGGGACAACGGGGTCAAGCTCCAGGAGATGAGGGTCGGACAGGCGATCGTCCAGGTCACCAACGGCATCAAGCCGCGCAAGGACATGGTCGAGTTCGCCATCAGCCAGGGCTGGGCCACGAAGGACACCTCCACCTCCCTGTACGTCGGCCAGAAGGTCCAGCTGACGGCCCTCGGCGAGGCCATCCTGGTCGGCTGACCCGGGCCGGCCGGCCGGGCCTCCGCCCGGCCGGCCCCGCCCCACCCGCCCGGCCGTGCCGGGCCTCGCGCGGGACCGCTCTCCACGCAGGCCGAACGCCCCGATCCGGCCACCTCACAGCCCAGTTCACGGAACCGACCACCACAACCACCCGGCAGGGCCCAACGCGCCCACCAGAAGGGACACAGCCCCATGACCACCGAACCCACCGACCTCCAGCTGAGGGCCCTCGCCATCATCGCGGCCGGCGACGTCCGCCAGTTCGCGGCCGTACCTCACCCGGTCTTCATCGACAGCCCCGGCGGCACGATCTCCCCGCCGACCGTCAACGAGCTGGTCCAGGCGGGCTGGGTCCGCGTCGACTCCACGCGCAGCCTCCACGACGGCCAGGCCGTCGAGATCACCCAGTCCGGCCTGGCCCACCTACCGGGCAACACCGTCCCGGACATCCCGCAGGCCGCTGACGACCCCACCGGCGACCAGGTCCTCGCCGCCCTCATGCGGACCGTCATCCGCCACGGCCAGGTCGGCGTCGACTTCCACGACGACCTGGTGGAGGTCACCGGCGCCGACGACACGGTCCTGGCCACCCTCAGGGGTCGTTTCGACAGCCCCGCCCAGCTCGCCCGATTCCTCGACATCGACGAGGACTGCATCACCGACGCCCGCTGATGCTGGCCGAGAAGGCGGAGGAAACCGCTTCTGGCCTGCGGCTTTTGGAAGTTTCTTTGCTGAACTAGCTTGTTAAAACTGGCTAGGGTAAGCCGATTCGGAAAGAATGAAAGTAGTTCAAACCACCCCACCAACTAGCGATTGGACGCGCTATGACCACCGCCACCACCCCCAAGGCACCCGCCAAGAAGGCCCCGGCCGCGAAGAAGCCCGCCAGAAAGGCCCCCACGACCAAGGCGACGCCCGCGAAGAAGACCGTCCCCGCCCCGGCCGGCGACGAGAAGCGGACCCAGTTCCGCACCATCCCCATCGGCAAGATCGACCGCGACCCGGGCCAGCCCCGCGAGCACTTCGACGAGGCTGCGCTTCAGGAACTGGCCGCCTCCATGAAGAAGCTGGGCCAGCTCCAGCCGATCAACGTCCGCTACAACGAGGACACCAAGCGGTACACGATCATCATGGGCGAGCGCCGCTGGCGGGCCGCCCAGATGGCCGGCCTCACCCAGATGAAGGCCGTCGTCATGCACGGTGTCGGCGACGGCCGCGAGACCTTCGCCATGGCCGTCGCCGAGAACGTCGGCCGCGCGGACATGACCCCCGTTGAGGAGGCGAAGGCCTTCCACAAGCTGGCCGAGGCCGGGTACACCGTCGACGAGATCGCCGAGCTGGTCGGCAAGTCCGCCGCGTACGTCCAGTGGCGGATCGACCTGCTGAACCTGTGCCCCGAGGCGCGCGAAGCCCTGGTGAAGGGGCAGCTCCCGGTCGGCCTGGCCTGGTACGTCGGGAAGCTCGCCAACGCCAACCAGGTCCGGTTCCTGTCGAAGTGGGTCCGAGGTGACTTCAAGTCGGCCCGGGACGCCGAGAGCTTCGCGCAGGCCCTGCACACCGAGGAGAAGCGGCAGCAGGAACAGGGCAGCTTCTTCGTCCTGTCCGACGAGGCCGCCGCCTCCCGCAAGGACAAGGGGCAGGACTCGCTGCCCGGTTCCCTCGACCTGCCCGACGAGGAGCGCGACCGCATCCTGGCCGACCGCTCGAAGCTGGTCGGGAAGATCGAGAAGCTCGGCCAGGTCGGCGAGATCCTCTCGCTGCTCGCCGCATCGGACCCGGAGGAACTCGCCCTGCTGCTCGCCGGCACGCCCGGTGGCATCGGCGGCCACCGCCTGCGGATCAAGCACCTCCAGGACATCGCGACCAAGGCCATGGCCAACCTGCGGAAGGCCGAGATGGTGGCCGAGGTCCGCGCGAGCGGCCTGACCGTCAACCCCGACGCCGAGGCCGCCGCCACGGCCGCCGAGGACGACGACGCCGAGGCTGCCACCCCGGCCGCCGCCGGCGACGCCGAAGCCGCCGCCTGACACCCACCCCAGCGGCCCCGCCCCGAGGGCGGGGCCCACCCCCAGGAGCAGCGAGTGATCGACATCGAAGCCAGTCCCCAGCTCACCTCGGAAGAGACCGAGGCAGCCGCCCGCCTGATCGCCCTCGCCGAGGCCCTCGGCCTCGAACCGCTTGACCTCGACGAAGCGGTACACGACGCCGCCGCCCGCTACGCCAGCGACGAGAGCAACACCGGCTCGTGGGACGACGTCGACTCCGACGCCGCCTACGACGAAGCAGGCAGGCAGGCCGCCGACCTCAACAACAGCGGCATGGACAACCAGATCCGCTACCTGGTGGCCCAGTGCGGCGCCGACCGTACCGAAGTCCACATCCGGGCCGCCGCCGGCCAGCACCACGCCTGAGACCCGCCCACAGCGCGGCGCACCGCACCCCTGCGGTGCGCCCCCTTCCACCCCTCCAAGGAGACAGAAGCCATGAAGGACCCCGTCAGCTTCCACAACCTGGACGTGCCCCCCTTCACTCCGTACGACATCGCGAAGGCCGCCCTGACGTACCTCGGCGACCAGTGGGGGGCAGACCCCGGCCCCTGGGCCACCACCGGCCACCTCCGGGCCTGGGACGGCACCCCGTTCACCATCGGCGCCCAGCCGACCGGCGAGCTGTTCCTGCGCAACGACCAGCTCGGCGACACGCTCGCGCTGCCGGTCAAGCCGACCGACGACCTCGACACCATCGCCCGCGCGGTCGACGAGACCGTAGGCCACCTCTACTGATCTAAGCCCCGTTCAGGGGGTCAGACCCCTATCCATCCAGGAGGAGTCCGATGGAGATCCCAAGCGGCGTCTACGACGTCCTCACCGACGAGCGCACGGTCATCGCCGGCGACCGCGTGCAGATCCCGTTCGAGCTGGACAGCGCCGTCTACAAGCAGGTGAACAAGATGCTGAAGGAGATCGGCGGCCGGTGGGACGGCCGAACTGCGGTCCGCGCTCACGTCTTCCCGTTCGAGGTGGAGGCGTTCATGCGGGCCTGCCTCGCCACCCGCGAGTTCCCCACCCGGTACGAGCAGGGCTGGTACCCGACCCCGCCGCGGGTGGTGGACGAGATGCTGGCCCACGCGGGCATCAGCGAGGGCATGAGCGTCCTGGAGCCCTCGGCGGGCACCGGCTCCATCGTGGGCCCGGCCGCCGAGTGCGGCGCGGTCGTCGACTGCGTCGAGATCGACGAGCGGCGCGTCGCAGTCCTCCGCGAGCAGGACGCCGCCCGCCGTATCGTGCACGCTGACTTCCTCGACCTGGACCCGCTCGACTGCCCCCACGGCTACAGCAGAGTGCTGATGAACCCGCCGTTCGCGGCGGCCGTGCAGCACGTGAAGCACGCGCTGGGCTTCCTCGACGACGACGGCACGCTCGTCGCGGTCATGCCCGAGTCGGTGATGTGGCACAGCGACCGGGCCACCGTCGAGTTCCGTGAGCTGATCGCCCTCGCCGAGGGCACCTTCGCCCCGCTGCCCGACGACTCGTTCGCGCCGTCCGGGGCGAACGTGCGCACCGTCCTCCTGGTGGTCGACGCCGAGGCCGGCGGACCGCTGCCCACTCACGGCTGGCACCACAGCCAGCCCCGCCAGCTCGACCTGTTCATCACCCCCTGACCAGCGTCTCTTTTGGACTTCTTTACCGAATCAGCTTGTGAAAGCTGGCTAGTGCAAGCCGATTCGGGGAGAATGTAAGTAGCACTACCCGCAGACCGGAAAGGACGAGGATGGACCTCGCCACCTGCACCTACCAGGAGTTCACGCCCGAGATGGGCGCTCCGATCCGCACCACCGCAGGCCACCCCAGATTCACGCTCGGCTACGAACTGCGCGGCCACGCCCGGCTCATCACACCGACTCGGGAACTGCTCGCCCAGAACCTCCCCCAGGACGCGTACGAGTTCAGCTACCGGCGCATCCTGAACGGCCACGGCATCGACCGCATCTACGCCGAACTGGCCGGCCTCGCCGGCCGCAACGGCGGTGCCCGCCTGGTCCTGCTCTGCTTCGACCGCCTCGACAAGCTGCCCCCGGCGGACGCCTGGTGCCACCGGCTGCACTTCGCGAAGTGGTGGCTGGAGCAGACCGGCGAGCCGATCCCCGAACTCGGCGCCCAGCGGCCGACCCCGCCGCCCTCCCTCTTCTGACCACCACCCCACAAGGAGGACGCCATGCCCGGCGCCTACTGCACGTTCTGCCGCCGCCGCTGCTTCGTCTACCGGATCATCCCCGACGGGCCCCGGAAGGGATGGGCGGGGCACCTCGCCACCTGCGCCCGCGGCATGGCGCACGACCGCGAGCAGACCGGGCACGACCACACGACGGCCATCAACCCGGCCCAGAGCCACTGACACAGCCAGCACGACCAGCCGGCCGGAACCCCATGGGGTCCCGGCCGGACCCACACCCGAAAGGAATGAAGCCGTGAGCACAACCCAGGCCCGACCCGAATCGAACCCGGCCGGTGACGAACTCCTCGCTGGCGTCATCGCCCGCATCGGCTCCTGGGGCGCCCTCGGCGTCATGCGTTCCGCCGTCGAGCTGTACGGCGAGAACGGCGACCCGAACGACGTCCTGAGCGACACCCAGGTCGAACAGCTCGCCGCGCTCGCCAAGTACTTCGACCAGGCCTGACGACCGCCACCAGCCGGCCGGGACCCCACGGGATCCCGGCCGGACTCACACCCGGAAGGAACGCCATGCGCCACCGCGAGGGCTGCAAGGGCCCGCACCTCAACCCCGGAGAGACCGCCATCCCGGCCGGCGACGTCCGCAAAGGCGACATCGTGCTCGCCGCCACGATCGAGCTGAACGGCCACACCGACCGGCTCGACCACGCCACCCCGTACACCGCCGACCCCCGGCCCGACGACCCCGGCTGCGGCTGCGCCGGACACCGCAGCCTCACCGCCGAGGACCGCGCGAAGCCACTCGTCGTCCTGTACGACGGCCCGATCTGGGACGGAGCGTGCGACGTCGTCCCCGCCGACGCGCTCGTGATCATCCGCGAGCGCGCCGAGGAACGCCCCGCCCCGTCGCGCGAGCAGAGCGGCATGGATGTGCTCCGCGACCTGCTCCGCCTCTGACCAGACCACCACGACGGGCGGGACGCCTCGATGTCCCGCCCGTCGCCCATACCCGGAAGGAACGAACCCTTGAGCGAGATCGAGACCAGAGTCTGCATCGACGACACGCTCGGCCCGTACGACGCGCGGCTGGACCCCGGCCGCCGCTGGAACGGCTTTCTGATGCCCCGCTTCACCCTCGACACCGTCCGCCGGCTCTCCGTCCGGACGCTGGAACTGGCGGACGAGTACGGCTACGACTCCGTGGAGACGGTGCACGTCATCGACGGCTACTCCGACAGCCCGAGCAGCGTCCACTTCATCGAGGGCGGCACCGACCGCGAGGGCAACCCGAGGGGGGCCGTCGCGCACATCCGCTGGCCGTTCCTCGATGAGGACCCCGACAGGGCCGTGTCGTTCTTCACCGGCCGCCCCGGCGCCCAGGTGAAGCCCGTGGAGCCCGCCGCGGTGGGCGTGCGCCGCACGGTCGTGTTCACCATGAGCTGGCAGTGGTGGGAGGAAGACCGGGGCGCTGAAGGAATCGCCGACGTCTACCAGCCCGACGATGAGTGCCGCTACGGCATCGGCGGCGGCTCGTGGTGCTGGCACTTCGCCGGCTGGTGGTGCGCCTGCGGCAGGGACAACGACTGGCACGTCCTAAAGTGCCCGAGCTGCGAACTGCCCCGCGACGCCCAGCCTGCGAAGACCACCTGACCTCTCCCACCCCAGCAAGGAGCAAGTTGTGCCCATGATCGCCGCCTTTCCGGCCGAGAAGTGCACCGTCCGGCTCGTCAGCCTCGCCACCGGCGAGGAGATCAAGCCCGGCCAGTTGATCCCCGAGCCGTACGGGCGCGGGCAGATCACCTACCTCGGCCCCACCGTCACCCGCGCGGAGGGCGCCAAGAAGGGTCGGCCCGGTCGGGTCGCGGTCGTCCGGTACTCGTCACCGGAAACCGACTGGGTGTTCCTGCCCGCCGAGCTGAACGCCCGGTACGAAGACCTCGTCTGACCTGCGGTTTTCTTAGAAGTTCTTTTACTGAATCGGCTTGTTAAATCTGGCTAGGGTAAGTCGATTCAGGAAGAATGATCTTGATCCAACCACCACCCCGACCAGCGACCGGGAGACCGCATGCGCGCCAACATCCGCCGCACCACCCTCGACGCCCTCCACGCCGACGCGGACGCCGCCCTGGCCCAGCTCAACATCGACGCGGACGCTGCCTACATCTGGACCCTCACCATCTGGCAGCCCGGCCAGCCCACCACCGAGCGCACCGAACTGGTCCCCGGCCGTGAACTCGCCACGCTGGTCCGCGTCCAGCTCCTCACCTCCATGCACGAGATCGAGCAGGACGAGACCACCGGCACGATCACCACCCGCTGGACCCGGCAGAGCAAGCGGAACAACTACCGCACCCAGCAGGCAGTGTTCGCGAAGCTCAGCGACGGCCAGGCCGCCACCCTGACCGCCCGCGCCGCCTCCACCCCCCACACCCCCGCCCACGCGCTCGACGACCCCGCCCGGTTTGTCAGCCGCCGCGTCCTGGCCCCCGCCCCGGCCGCCCGGCCCCGGGCCACCGTCCCCGCCCGCCCGAAGGTCTGCGACCGCTGCTTCCAGGTGCCCGCCGCCAACGGCACCTGCGGCTGCTGACCTCCCACCCCGCCCAGCCGGCGCCGCCCCGACCGGGGCGGCGCCCACCCATGCCAGCAAGGAGAGAACGACGTGCCCTACATAGACGCCACCACGCGCGCCATGGCGGCGGCGTCCACCGCCACCACCCCCAGCCCCGCCCGCGCGTACAAGCACGACGGCAGCGTGCTGACCGCCATGAGCTGGTTCTGCGGGGCCGGCGGCGATACACAGGGCGCCGACGCGGTCCCCGGCGTCCAGGTCACCAGAGGCGCGAACCACTGGGACGTCGCGCTCGCCACCCACGCCTGGAACAACCCGCACTGCGACCTGTGGAAGGGCGACATCCGCCGGGCCCCGGTCGAGAAGTGGCCGGTCTGCCAGCTGTTCTGGGCGTCGCCCGAGTGCCCGAAGTGGTCGGCGGCCCGAGGTGTGAAGGTCGACTTCGACCGCACGCTGCAAGGCGACTTCGACTTCGACGAGCCCGAGTTCAAGAGCGAGAAGGAGCGCCGGGCCGCCGAGGAGCGCAGCCGCGCCCTCATGGAAGAAGTCCCGATGTACCTGCGGGGCGTCATCAACCGCGGCGGCCTGGTCCTCGGCGGAGTCGTCGAGAACGTCATTGACTGCCGGGGCTGGGACCAGTGGGACCGCTGGGTCGGCGAGTTCCACAAGCTCGGGTACCGGACCAAGCTCCTGGCGATCAACTCGATGCACGTCGCCCCCCGCACTCTCGACCGCGTCCCACAGTCCCGCGACAGGCTGTACTTCGTCTACTGGCACGAGAGCCTGGGCCGAGACCCCGACTTCGACAAGTGGGTGCTGCGGCCGGACGCCTGGTGCTACGACTGCGAAGAGCAGGTCCGCTCAGTCCAGGTCTTCCGCAAGCCCGGCAAGGACATGGGCCGCTACCGGCAGAGCTACGACTACCGCTGCCCCCGCTCGGACTGCCGGGCGGTTGTTGAGCCGTACGTCCTCCCCGCGGCGGCTGCCATCGACTTCACGATCCCGGGAACGCCGATCGGCGACCGCGAGAAGACCGACGACTGCCCCGAGGGCCTGGCCCCGGCCACGATCGCCCGCATCCGGGCCGGCGGCTCCAAGTACTGGGGCTGGGGCGCGGACTTCCACCAGCTGGACGGGCAGGACTCGCTGTTCGGCGACGTCGACGAAGAACAACTGCCTGAGGCCCCTGGCAGCCCGCTCCTCGTCCCAGCCGGCGGGACCTGGCGGGACAAAGCCATCCACCTTGGCCAGCCCATGCCGACCAGGACGACGGTCGAGACCGACGGCATCGCCTTCCCGCCCCTGCTGATCCCCTGCGAGGGCCGCACCGGAAAGAAGGCCATGCGGCTGGAAGACCCGCTGCGCACCCAGACGGCCCGAGCCGAGACCGCCCTCGCCTACCTCCCGTTCGTGGTCCCCATGCGGGGCGGCGGCGACAAGGAGAAGGCCCGTCACATCGGCCACCCACTCCACACCGTCTCGGCCGGCGGCAACCACCACGGCCTGGTGACCGCCCCGGATCACCTCCTCGTCCCGTACTACGGCAACGGGCAGGCCCGCCCGGTCACCGACCCGATCGGAGCGCTGCCCACCCGGGACCGCTACGCGCTGGTCAGCCGGGACTTCCGGATCGACGACGTCCTGTTCCGGATGCTCCAGCCCGAGGAGATCAAGAAGGCGATGGCGTTCAGGGGGAAGTACAAGATCCTGGGCTCCAAGCGGCACCAGGTGCGTCAGCTCGGCAACGCGGTCACCCCGGCGGTCGCGGAAGTCCTGTACTGCGCGCTGGTCGAGTGCATCACCGGCGAGGAGATCGACCGGTACGCGATGGTCGCCTGACCTGCGGTTTCCTTAGAAGTTCCTTTACTGAATCGGCTTGTCAAAACTGGCTAGGGCAAGCCGATTCGGGCAGAATGAAAGTAGTTCAAAAACACACCAACCTGCACAGAAGGGCAGCGAGCCATGAGCATCCGCATCACCCCTACCACCGCGAACACCACCGCGAACCGCACCCCCGAGCCGCGCCCCATACAGCCCGCGACGCCCACCGTCCCGCCGACCAGCTTCGGCACCTGCAAGGAGTGCACGGCGGAGCTGACGCCCCTGCTCAACGACAAGGGGCAGGTGCGCACGGTGTTCTGCGAGTACTGCGAGTTCGGCATCTGACCGGCCGGACGGCCCCCGGGCCGTCCCCTGAGCAGGCGGCGTGACGGGCCCCGGCCCGGTGCGCGCCGCCCGCTCAGGAACCGTCAGCCGCCCCACCCGGGGTCGGCACACCACCACACCCAGAAGGAGCCACCGAATGGCCACCACCGCCCGCCCCACCCGGATCGGCGTCATCGCCGATGCCGTCCTCACCGAGAGCGGCAACCCCTACAACCTGAAGTTCGCCGTCCTCGACGCCCAGCCGGCCGGCGTCCTGGACGACCTCCCCACGCCGAACTACGTGGTCGGCAACGCCCTGTACCGAACCGGCGTGATCGTCGACACCGACGGCCGCGGCCGGGGAGTCGCCTGGCCCGCCCTGCCGTGCGCCGAGTCCCTGCTGGCCACGGTCTTCCCGAACACCAGTCAGTTCGAGCTGTACGACGGGGAGCCGCGCAAGAACTGCTCGCGCACGGAAGCGGTCGGATTCCTCCGCCGCCTGCTGACCGCCGGGGTCACGCACCACTGGCGCACGCTGTCCGACTGGGACACCCGCGAAATGCGCCTCGCCTACCCCGGGGACGGCATGTTCGCGGGACGCATCAGGGGCATCGTCAAGCCGACCGATGACCCGGCGCCGGCCCCGCGAGAGGCCGCTGAGGGAAGCGCCGTAGCGACCTACACCGCCACCGCCGACCGCGTCCTCACGGTCACCGCAACCCGCTCGCCGGAGGCCTCCCCTTCGTTCTCCATCGGCGGCCTGCCCGCCTACGCGGCCGAGACCCGCGACCGCATCCGCGCCGCGATCACCAACGCGGGCCACACCTGGCCCACCGGAAAGAACGCCGTCTACGTCGGTCCGAACTGCACGGCCCCCAGTCCCGCCTTCGACCTGGCCGCAGCCTGCGCGGTCCTCGCGGCCGGAGGCAGCATCGACCCGGCCGCCCTGAAGGGGGTCGTCCTGATCGGCGAACTCGGACTCGACGGCCGGGTCTTGCCCGTGGCCGACGTCACCGCCCTCGTCCAGACCGCCCAGGCCGCCGGCTACCGGAAGGTGATCGTGCCCGCCGCGAACTTCGACGAGGCGAGCCGGAACATCGACGTCACCCCCGTCGGCGCCAACACCCTCGGCGCGGCCCTCGACTTCCTGGAGGAGATGGCCAAGGCCTGACCGCACCGCGGGCCGGGGAGCAGGCAGCGCCCCCCGGCCCCAGCCCGACCAGCTACCACCAGCACACACGAAGGGACCCACCCGTATGACCGGCAAAGCCTTCTGGACCGAATACTTCGAGGACGCCTACCGCGACGCCGCCAAGAAGCGGCGCGAACTCCTCGACCGCGGCCTGCTCCTGATCACCCACCTGATCCGCGAGGAACTGCCAACCGCTACCGCCATCAGCGTCAACGGCAGCGTCCTGACCACCGTGCACGACGGCGAGACCGTCCTCTGGCGGTTCAACGACGAGACCAGCAGCAAGCTGAACGACGCCACCCGGCGGCACGTCCGGGACACGCTGCTCGACATGCGTAGCTTCCACACCACGGCATCGCTCCTCGCAGCCGACTGGAAGCAGGTCACGGACCTGCTCGACACGCTGCGCGTCGACCTTCCCGCCGACCCCGACCGGGACCAGCAGCCCCGCCCGTAGCCGGCCAGCACACCAGGGCCGGGGAGCAGGCAGCGCACCCCGGCCCCGCCACCCAACCCCCGGAAAGGGAAACCTGTGAACGACTTCCCGAAGACAGCCGTGATCCGAGCGGCGGCCATCTTCACCGCCGCGTTCAACGCCGTCTACGACGAGGACGACTGGCTGACCATCGGCGTCGACAACGGCACCGGCGCCGAGGTCAACGTCACCGGCTCGCTGTACGACGGAGCAATCCGCTTCGACCCAGCCGACGTCGTGATGCTCCTGGACTTCCTCACCCGCGTCCTGGCCAAGGACGAGTCCCGGTACAACCCGTACGGCATCGTCGCCGTCACCGTCCCCAACGGCGACGGCGAACCCAACGCATGGGCCTGGCACCTGCTGCACATGACCCCCCTGACCCACGACCAGTCCCGCAGCTGGCTCGGCGGCGAGGTCCGCTACAACGACGGCCTCACCCTGGCACCCGACCAGGTCCGCAGCCCCGACAACACCGCAGTCACCGAAGAGGTACGCGAGATCCTCCGCGCGCGCGGCCTCACCGCACGACGCCTGCCGGAACACCCGATGGAAGACCCCGACCACGACTGCGGCACCTGCTCCGCCGACCACCGGCCGATCGTGCCGCCCATGGTCGGCATCGGTCCGTACTGCGCGTGCGGCTGGACCCCCCGCAACGGCTACAGCATCCACGACCACCTGAAGGACCAGGGCGCCTGGCCGCCCGCCCCCATCGAGCACTCGCCGCGCGGCCACTTCGGTCCCCGCCCGTAGCCGGCCAGCACACGAGGGCCGGGGAGCAGGCAGCGCTCCCCGGCCCTCACGCCTGTTCTACCGCCCCACCAGACCGCAGACCACCACCACCCCCGACCCCGACGAGATAGGACGTCACAGATGGCCACAGGATGGACGATCCGCCCGATCCGCCTGCCCGACGAGCACCTGCCCACCGGCACCCGCGAGGGCGACTGGCAGTGCAGGGCCTGCGCCACGCCCTGGCCCTGCGAGACCGCCGGCGAGTTCCTGCGGCAGGGCCGCTGCACCTGCGGCGCCACCACCTGGTGGGAGACCCGAGGCCCACGGAACTGGCACGTCGGGCCCCGCTGCTACACGGCGACCGACGTCATCGTGCGCCAGGCCGCCGACCTGAAGGCGTACCGGGAGGCGCACCCGCACTACCCGCCGTCCCACTACTACCCGCCCAAGCCCAGGCGCGTCCGCCGGCAGAAGCCGCCGCACCGGCACCGCCCGGCCGCGCCCGGCGACATCCGCCCCGGCACCTGGACCTGGGTCAAGCCTGGAGCCCTGCACCCCGGCTGGGGCGACATCCACCAGCACGCCATGATCACCCGGCCCGGCCTGCCCAAGTGCGAGGTGTGGCTGACACTCGACGGCACCGTGCACGACGTAAAGGCAGACCAGCTCATCCTGGCCGGCAGGCCCCGCAAGGACCGGCCCGCCTGGTGGGAATGGACGGTCGCCGCTCACCTCAACCACGACAGACCCGCAGCCCAGGAGAGCGGGAACCATACCGCGGTCCAACTGGACCTGCTCAGCGGCCACACGGACGTCTAAGCAGACCAACCCCCCGAGCCTTCCCCCACTCCAAGACCAGACAACGAGGCCGTCACAGGCGGAACCCCGGACCTCACGGCGCGGACAACGCCCCCATCTGCCAGCCTTGCAGAAGTCTCAAACAGGCTTATGCAAGGCTGGCAGATGGGGGTACTCTCGTGTCATGGAACAGAAGGACCTCACGCCCGCGGCGGTGAGGATCGCACAGACCTTCCTGGAAGACCCGACCCGCCGCTTCTACGCCACCGAACTGATGGAAGCCGCCCGCGTCGGCAGCGGCTCCCTCTACCCCGCCCTCGCCCGCATGCAGAAAGCCGGCTGGGTGGAAGAGGAGGACGAAGACGAGGAGACCGCCCGGCAGAACAACCGAAGGGCCCGCCGCTACTACTGGATGACCGGCGAAGGCGTCCGGGAAGCGCACTGCGCCCTCGTTGAACTGAGTGAAAGCGTGCGTCCGCCGGCATCCTCGCCGGGCTGGGGCCTCAACCCGAGCCCCAAGGGGGTCTGACCGACATGCACAACGCGATCGGCGCCAACCTGGCCACCAAGGCCGCCGAGGGAGCAACCTTCCTCGGCGAGGACTTCAACGGTTGGCGCGTCGCCTTCATCGTCGGAGTCATCGTGCCCATCGTCTGGGAGCTGGGCACTACCCTGACGCGACTGGCCACGCTAAGGCTCCCGTTCCTCGTGCTCTACGCGGCCCGGCTGAGCACCCCCAAGGAGGACTGGCCCCACCTCTCCCACGCCTGGAAGAACGAGCTGCACTTCATCCTCGACGACCCCTCGAAGAACTGGGCGCTCCGCTCCCTTAAGGGCTTGCTCTTCGCACTGCCCCTAGCGATTGGTGCAGCCCGTATCACCGCCAAGGTCGGTCGGGCCCGGGGTGCTTCCCGCCGCCGGAAACAACGCAAGTTGACCTGGTACGGCGAACGGGCCAGCAGCATCGTGGGGTTCACGGCAGCCGTCGTATCCGTTGCGCAGTTGATTGGCGTGTCCACTTGGCCGATGATCCTGTTCACCGTACTGGGTTCCTTTGCGGTGCTGGTGATGTTCGCCGTGATGCTGGCCCGGCCGCGGAAGGTCAAAGGCGGCAGCGGCGACGAGGACTCCGACAAGTCCAGGCTGATGTAAGCTCCAATTCGGACGGTCGTTCGAGCAGCGGCGCGACCGCCCTCGCGCTGGTGCGTGTAAGCAACACGGCCCGACTTCCAGTCGGGCGTTCCAGGTGCAAGCCCTGGCCGGCGCTCCACGAAGGCCCCACCCAAGCCCCCGGGTGGGGCCCTTCGCATTCCGTCCCACCGCTGACAATGGGCCACCGAACCCGCAGGTGTGCGCACTGCGCAGACGGACTTCAGGAGCGGCCCATGTTCCACGGCTCGATACCCGCGCCCCTCCGCTCGATCATCTACGAGCACGCCGGGACCTGGCCCGGCGAGGACATCTACGTCGGCTGCTCGGGGAATTTCACGATCGAGCGGGTGCTGCACGCCCGGTTCGGCGACTCCCGCCGCGTCCACGGCAACGACATCCAGGCGTACAGCTGCGCCCTCGGCTGGTACCTCGCCGGCGACCCGCTCAACTACACACTGCGCGCGGAGTACGAGGAGTCCCTGGGCTGGCTCAAGCCCTACCTGGAGGACCGCACAGACCTCCTCGCCACCCTGATGCTCGGCACCCGGTTCCTCCAGTACGTCGGCAAGGACGGCGCCTACTACCGGCGGATGATGGACGCCACCCGCGACCAGTGGGAGCGGATGCACGACAAGACCGCCACCAAGCTGCGCGGCCTCCAGACCCGCCTGGGCTCGTTCTTCGCCGGCGACGTCCGCGACTACCTCGACTCCGAGGTGCCCCCGGACGCCCCCGTGGTGATGTTCCCCCCGTTCTACGCGAAGGACTACCAGGCGCAGTTCGCGAGCATCGACGCCGCGTTCGAGTGGCCCGAGCCGTCGTTCGACGAGCTGACCGAGGACGGCAAGGAACGCATCATCGAGCAGGTCCAGGACCGGCCGAACTGGGTGCTCGGCCTGCACATCGAGCGCCCCGAGCTGCGGGACAAGCTGGCCGGCGTCGTACAGACCGCGAACCGCGGCCTGCCGATCTACGTGTACGCCGCCGCCGGCCCCCGCCGTATCGTCCGGCCCCGGCAGCCCGTCGAGCCGATCCCCATGCCGAAGATCGGGCAGGACGAGGAACTCGGCGACCGCATGACGCTCCACGTCCTCACCGGCGGCCAGTTCGCGGCGATCCGCTCCCAGTTCATGTCGAAGACCATCAAGCCCGGCAGCCCGCTCATCGCGTGCGGTGTCGCGGTCGACGGCAAGCTCATCGGCGCGTTCGCCTACCTGCCGCCCAAGTTCGACCCGAACACCGCCTACCTCATGTCGGACTTCCCCGTCTCCTGGACCCGGTACCGGCGCCTGTCGAAGCTCATCGTGATGGCCGCCTCCACGAAGGAAGCGCAGCTCCTCGTCCAGCGCAGCCTGTCCAAGCGGATCGACGGCTGGGCCACGACCGCGTTCACGGACCGGCCGAACAGCGCGAAATACGGCAGGGGCATCCCCGGCGTGAAGCTCCAGAAGCGCACCGAGCCCGGCGCCGACGGCATCCACCGCTACCAGCTCCAGTACGGCGGCCCCCTCGGCCAGTACGACCTGAACGAAGCCCTCACCCTCTGGAAGACCAAACACGGCAAGGACATGCGATGACCACCAGCAGCCAGATCAGGCCCCGCCTCGTCCAGCGCGACCCGCGCCGCCTCACCCGCCTCGCCGTGAACGCGCACTACCAGACCAAGGAGGAGTACGACCGGCTCGTCGCGAACATCCGCGAGGACGGCTGCCTCACCTCCATCCCGCTGATCTACGGCGCCGGCGAGTACCCGGAGGGCGAGGAGCTGATCGTCTCCGGTAACCACCGCTGCGACGCCTCGGTAGAAGCCGGCCTGGACGAGATCACCTGCCTGCTCATCGACGACCCGCAGAGCCGCGACCAGCTCATCGCCCGCCAGCTGTCCCACAACGCCATCACCGGCAAGGACGACCCGGCCACCCTCCAGCAGCTGTACGACCAGATCGAAGACGTGGACTGGCGGGCCTACTCCGGCCTGGACGACGCCCAGCTCCAGCTCCTCGCCGAGGTCAGCCCCGAAGGGCTCTCCGAAGCGAATCTGGACTTCGCCACCGTGAGCCTGATCTTCCTGCCGATGGAGCTGGAAGCCGCCCGGGAAGCCTTCGAGCAGGCCCGCCTCGGCCAGAACGAGAGCTGGCTCGCCGCACGCGCCGACTACCAGCAGACCCTGGACACGCTCGCCTCCACGCACGCCGCGCACAAGGTCGGCAACGTCGCCACAGCCCTCCACGCCATCCTCGCGATCGTCGAACGCCACCTGGACGAGCTTCAGGAGGGCTACACCGCCCCCGACGGCACCCACCTCCACACCGGGCACGTCGGCCTGGAGACCGTCCTCGGCGCCCGCACCCTGCCCGCACCCGCCGCCGTCACCATCAACAAGGCCATCGCAGCCGCAGAAGGACGCGGCGAGATCGAGCAGGGGCAGGGCTGGCGCCTCCTCGAACGCCTCGCCGGCGAGTACCTGTCCGGCCCGAACCACACCCCCAGCGACCCGGCATGAGCAGCGTCGGCATCCAGTTCATAGGCGGACCAGCCGACGGGCGAGCCCTCGCCATCCCCGGCGACCCCTGGAACCCACCCCACACCTACGAACTCCGCAATGTGGAAGGCCAGCGACTCTTCTACCGGCGTGAGGTCAACCCAGGCGACGACGGCCCCCTCTGGCACTACCGCTACGACCGCACCGTGCAACCGGAGGGACGGGCCACATGAGCACCCGCCCACCCATCACCCTCAGCCCCGAACTCGACCCCTGGGAACGTCAGCCCAACGAGACCCCCCACAAACACGGACAGTTCGCCACCTACCGGGACCTCGGCCGCACCCGCACCCTGACCGAAGCCGCGCAGAGGCTGACACTCGCGTACGGGCACGTGAGGAACCTCGCCGCCCAGTACCGGTGGCGAGAACGGGTCGAGGCGTACGACCGGCACCTGGACCGCCAGTACGAGGCGATGTGGCTGGAGGAGCGCCGCAAGGCCGCCGAGACCGACGCGAAGATCCTCGGCGCGGCGATCGGCAAGCTCGCCCAGCGGCTCACCACGCTGAACGCGGCCGAGCTGTCCGCCGGCGACTTCATCCGGCTGATGGACGTCGCCATGCGCCACCGCCGGGTGCTGTTCGGCGACCCCACGGAGACCATCGCCGTCACCAGCGAGGGCAGCAACGCGCTCGCGCAGCACTTCGCCGACTTCGCGCAGATGAGCCCGGAGCAGCGCCGGGCCCGACTCGGCGAGCTGGCGGCGTCGGTGAACCAGCGCATCAAGGCCGTCGACGGTGGCGACGACGAGGACGAGGAGGAGTAGCCCGTGACGACGGCCGTGGACGAGCTGGAGCACCTGGACGACGCGGAGGTCTACCGGCAGTTGGAGGCCGCGCGCCGCGCGATGAGCGCCGACCTGCTACGGGACCCGGTGACGCTCGCCCGCGGCCTCGACCGCACGTTCCGGATGCGCCCGCACCTGAAGCTCATCGGTGAAGCCCTGGCCGAGGTAGGGCACGGCGGCCCGGACCGGCTGCTGATCCTGACCCCGCCCCAGGTGGGGAAGAGCACGACGGTCGCGGAGTGGTTCCCGTTCTGGTGGCTGTGCACGTACCCGGGCGACAAGGTCGCGGTCACCTCGTACGGCGACGACCTGGCGCTGCGACGCGGTAAGCGGATCCGCTCGTACGTCGAGGAGTACGGCGAGGAGTGGGAGCTGCGCCTGAAGGGCGGCTCCGGGGCGATGCAGGACTGGGAGGTCACCAAGGGCGGCGGTGTCCGCTCGGTGTCCGTCGGCAAGGGCCTGACCGGCTTCGACGTGAACCTGCTGATCATCGACGACCCGCACAAGGACCGCGCGGACGCCGAATCCGAGGCCGCCCGGCGGGCGCTGCACGACTGGTACAGCTCGGCGGCCCTGACCCGTCTCCAGCCCGACCGCAGCGCGGTGGTGGCGATCCAGACCCGGTGGCACCCCGACGATTTCGCCGGCCGCCGTATCGAGGAAGAGGGCCGGGTCGAGGACGGCGGCCGGTGGAAGGTGATCCACCTGCCCGCGGTCGCCGACCCCAAGTTCGGCCCGGACCCGCTCGGCCGGGAGGCGGGGGAGCCGCTGCCGCACCCGAAGATCCCCACCCGGGACGTGGCCCGGCTGCGCGGCTGGTGGGCGCAGAAGAAGGCAACGTCGATCGTCCGGGACTGGCACGCCCTCTATCAGGGCGACCCGCAGCCCGGTGAAGGAGCACTCGTGTCCGAGGAACTGCTGCGCCTGCTCCGCGACACCACCACACCGGTGGAGCCGCAGAAGATCGCCGTGTCCATCGACCCGTCCGGCGGCGGCCGGGACACCGCGGGCGTCATCGGTGGCTTCCTCGGCGACGACGGCCGCGTCTGGATCACCGACGACGTCTCGGCGCCGATGTCGTCGGCGGAGTGGTCCATGGCCGCGTGCCGGCTGGCGTACCGCACGAACGCGTCGATCATCTACGTGGAGTGGAACTTCGGCCGCGACATGTGCGTGCTGGCGGTCCAGACGTCGTGGGAGAAGCTCCAGCGGGAAGGGGAGATCCCGAACCACGTCCTGATGCCGGCGGTCCTCCCGGTGCGCGCGAAGCAGGGGAAGCTGCTGAGGGCGGAGCCGATCGCGCAGCAGATGGTGCAGGACAAGGTCCGGCTGCGCGGGGTGTTCACCGACCTGGAACGGGAGTGGGCGACCTGGCAGCCGACCGACCCCGACAGCCCCGGCCGGATCGACGCCTCCTGTGTCCTGGTGTACGGCCTGATCCCCGAGGCCAACGCGGGCGCGATCGTCCACGCTCCGCTCCCACAGGCCCCCCAGCCCAGCGGCGCGCGCACCGGCATACCGAGCAGCGTGCAACCGAACCGGCCGGCATCCCCGTACGGGCGTCGTATCGGCTGACCCCGGCCGGCTGACCCCTTTGAACCCCCTCGGCATCCGCCAGGGGGTTCAAGGCTGTCTACGGCCGCTCTCAGCCCGTCCACCGCTGCCGCCTCCCCTTCTCCCCGCCCCTGGGTCACAGGCCCTCACAGGGCCCCCTATTCGATTCAGAATTCCTTTCCGGAAATTCCAGAATTCCACTGGATCAAGGGTTGTTTATTGGATAGAAAGTACTTGCACCACTCAACAACTCCCAGTTCCTTGCCAATTGAATAGCAGAATTCGAAAGCCTTGCCCGGCCAGAATGGCCGGGAAGAACCAGATGGGAATCCGACATGGAATTCATCAAGGCCGTCGCTGACCTCCCCGTCGAGGACCGCCAGCAGCTCCGGAAGGCCGGCTTCGCCGCCTGCCTCCAGTTCGCTGTGGACCACGAGACGGGCTACCTGAAGGACTGCTGGGTCAGGGCACAGAACGCCGTCAAGGACCTCACCACGGACCTCGACCGCTACCACCGCCTCAGCGACCTCGCATGGGAAGAAGCGGCAAAGCTCCCCGGGATCAAGGACAGCAAGGAATACGGCCAGACCGACTACTTCGTCTGGGGAATCCGCTCCATGCTCGAAGACCTCGAACCCGACGACGCCCTCGGCCGCTACTGGCGCGAAGACTTCGACAGCTACGTCAAGCGCTTCCACGCCAAGTTCGGGGACTGCACGAAGCTCGGCTACTGCCCCTGCAAGAAGAAGTAACCCCAAAGGGCCCGGAAGGCACCGCCTTCCGGGCCCTTTCCCGTACCGCCGATCCGTCGACCCGCAAACCTCCTCGGACCACCCACGCCGGCCCCGCCGACCCGACACCGGGGGGCTCGCCGTCGCTCGACACGGCAAGCCGCTCCCCAAGCCGCACAGCCCCTCCTGGGTGACCATCGCCGGGTGTCTACCCTCGGATGTATGAGCACGATTCCGGACGCGCAGCCAGCCCGCCCGTGGCGCGAGGAGGACGGCCCCCGGCCCGAGGTGTGGACCTGGCCCAGGGCCGACCGGCCGGCGCTGAAGGTGATGTCGGGCGGGAAGTGGCGGCACGCCCCGGTCCTCGCCCGGCAGAACTGGCGCGACGGCACGGTCCGCTACCAGGTCGAGGTCGACCTGCTCGGCGACACGACCACCCGGATCGTCACGTACCAGTGGCCACAGCCCGGCCTGCGGGTCGCCCGCCGCAGCAGCTCCGAGCCCACCAGGGGCGTACACGAGGCATGGCAAGGAGAGATGCCCCACCGCGGCCCCGCACAGGACTGACCTGTCGGGCCGTCGACGGCCCCCGCACCGTAGCGGGCCCGGCAAACTGGTGGGCGTGAAAATGCCCCGCATCGAGTGCCGGGACTGCGGCCGGCCGATAGCCGCCGGCCCAGTCGCCGGGCGCCTCGCCAAGGGCCGCGTATGGCGGCACGACCCGCCCGGCCGAGTCCGCGAGCCTGGTAGCGCCCTGGTGTCCTGCCCAGGCTCGCTGGCCATCGTGGACCTGCCGCAGCCCGCCGAACAGCTCTTTGACGACCCCGACACCATCGCTGATGCCAGCCCCGCCCTGGACCAGCACGGCATGAACACGGTGCCGCTGTTCTGACCCGCTGCGCATGGCCCTCGGGGGACGATGCTCGCTATGACTGCCGACCTGCCCGAACCCATCGCCGCCGTCCACGCCGCCGGCATGGCCGCCGTCGAGCCCGGAACCCGCCTCGGGCCCTTCGACCAGAGCATCTGGTTCGCGTACCGCCGTCCCAACGGTCCCGCGTTCGGCCTGGCGCTCGTGGAAGGCCCCGTTCGTGTGCCGGACATCGGCGAGACCATCACCTTGTGGACCGAGCGGGTACCTCTCCGGGTGGTGGGTATCGAGTCCCACTACGGACTTCTGCAAGCCGTCCACCCTGACGGCGTCCGGCGGCCCCACGTCAAGATCACGGTTTATGTAGACGCGCTGGAGTAGTGGTCCCGGCGGTGGTGCCGCCCGGTCGTGGGGCACGAGCCGTCATGGACGTGCCGCTCACGCCAGTGGCTGAAGCTGGCCGTCGGCCCGGCCTCGGCCGGTATGCGGCCCGGTACCGCATACCTCGGTACCGGGCCGTCAGTCCGTGCGGTTATCGGCGGACGTTGATGATGATGCGGATGCTGGCGCCGCCGAGGCCGGCGCCCGCCAGGGTTTCCCCTAAGCCTTCCGAGTAGTTCAGGCCGATGAAGACGCCGCAGATGACGCTGGCGGCGCACAGGGCGAGCTGCGCCCAGGCGAGAGCGGAGGAGGCCCGGGTAGACCTGTCCGTCTCAGGCGGTCGCGCAGGCTCCGGTGTCGTCGGGTCGGGCACCCGCGGTGGGGTACCTTCGGTCGTGGCCACGCTTTTGTTCCTCTCGATTCTCGAACGGTGGGACCGTGGCACGGCAGGGAAGCTCTCGGTAAAAGGTGCGTGACGGTGCCACCGAGTGCTTCCCTTTGTCGTTCCACGAATTCGCGGTCACTTCAGAGCCTAGGGCATACATAACCGTGGTAGGGGAGATACAACGCTGTGACCTGCGGAAACGCGGTTATCGGATCGCAGGGTTCTGTCATTTTTTCGCGTGCGTCTGTCATTTGATCGCAGCCGTTTGGTGTTGTCGCAGGTCGCCTATTTACGGGTCTAGCGGCGAGACCGTTACCTAGCCGTTAAGTGGAATTGCCGAGTCCGGTCCCGGACGTCGCCGGCGACCGTCGCGACCCTGGGCGTGGCAGCGCGGTCCTCTCGTAGCTGGACGCCATTCGGTCCGGTGCGCACTGCGCGCGCACTGATGCGCAGTATCCTTGCCGCCGTTCTGACCTGGGGATCTAGACGGAGGCGGCCTGTGATCTCTCTGCCCATGCTCGCAGTGCTGGGACTGGCGTCGTACAGAGCGACCCAGCTCGGCGTCCACGACTCGATCCTGGACCCTGCAAGGCAGCGCCTCGGCGCCTGGCACGCCAACAAGATCGACTCCAAGGCGCGCGCGTTCGTCATGCAGCTCGTGAGCTGCATCTACTGTCTCGGCTACTGGCTCTCCGGTGTGACGCTCCTCGTGTACCTGATAGCCACCGACAGCTGGGGCGATGCCTCATGGATCGTCCACGGCATCGAGTGGTTCGCCGTCGCCGGCATCCAGGCCCTCCTGAACCGGCGCGATGACACCATGGACGGCTGAGCCATGCCCCGGCAGCTCACCGCGGCAGCAGCCCGTTACAGCGTCAAGACGGCCAACCTCCGCAAGGGCGGCACCAACGCCGGATGGCAGGAAGAGGCGTGGCGGTTCTTCAAGGACGTCCCCGAGGTTCGCTTCGCCGGAACGTGGGTCGGCAACGCCATGTCCGGCGCGACCCTGTTCGCGGGCCGGCGTGCCGCTGACGGCACGATCGAACGCGCCCCCGACAACCACCCTGCGGCGGACATCGTTCGGGAGATCGCGGGCGGCCCCGACGGGCAGTCCACGCTGCTCGGCGACTTCGGTCCGCACCTTGTCGTCGCCGGCGAGGGCTGGATCGTCGTCCGCCCCACCGTCGACAAGACGAACACGGTCGACGGCTACGACTGGCGGGTGCTGTCCACCCGCGAGGTGAAGCAGCAGGGCGGCGGGAAGCTGACCGCTGAGATCGACGGCGAGGACGTGGCGATCCCGCCGTACAACCCGGACGCCGAACCTGATCCGCTGGCACCGATCGCGATACGGGTGTGGGAGCCGTCCCCGGACCGGCACATCGAGGCCGACAGCCCCGTGCGCTCCAGCCTCACCCTGCTGGAGGAACTCCAGCTGCTGAACGCTGCCGTCGCCGCCGTTGCCCGCTCCCGGATCACCGGGCGCGGTGTGCTCCTCGTCCCCAAGGGCACGAGATTCCCCACCCAACCCGGGCAGGGCGCCGACGCAGAGGACGACCTGCTGGAGGTGTTCCTCGACGTCGCCTCGACCGCGATCCGCGAACCCGACAGCGCCGCCGCGACCGTGCCGATCATCCTCGAAGTGCCCTCCGAGGTCATCTCCGACATCAAGTGGCTGTCGTTCGAGTCGAACTTTGACGAGCTGGCGCTGCGACTCCGCGACGAGGCGATCAGGCGCTTCGCCAACGGCCTGGAAGTCCCCGCAGAGATCCTGTTGGGCCTGTCCGACGCGAACCACTGGTCAGCGTGGGCCATCAGCGCCGAGGCAGTCCGTCTCGGCGTAGAGCCCCGCCTGGCGATCGTCTGCTACGCCCTGACCACCCAGTGGCTGCGTCCCCTCCTTGAGGACCAGGCCGTGGAGAACCCGGACGAGTGGCTCGTCTGGTACGACACCAGCCAGCTCCGCGTCCAGGCCAACCGCGCCCAGACCGCCCTTGAGGCGTACCAGGCCGGTCTGATCTCCGCTGCCGCAGCCCGCCGCGAGACCGGCTTCGACGAGTCCGACGCCCCCAGCCCCGGCGAGACCACCCCCAGCGACACCGACCCCCGCCAGGACGAGGAGACGCAGAGCAACGTGACGACGCTGCCCGTAGGAGAGACGACCAGCATCCCTGACACCCTGCCCGCCTCCTCGGCCCCCCGCATCGCTGAGGGCCTCATAGCCGCCGTCGACGTGCTGATCTGGGCGGCGCTGGCGACCGCAGGGGAACGCATCCGGAACAAGCCGGCCTGCCCGCGCAGCGAACGCGCACGCGCCCGGGAGATCCGCCCCGGCGAAGTGCACACGGTGTACCCGGTGGACACCGCGATGATCGACGCCTGGCACCTCCTCGACGGGGCATGGGTTCGCGTCCCCGAGGTCGCCGACCGGTACGGCCTCAGCCCGGACTGCCTGAAGGACGCCCTGGACGACTACGCGCGGGCCCTCATCGCCGCCCGCATGGCGCACAGCTACGACCAGACCGAGAAGGTGCTCCGCCTGTCGGCCTGCCTCACGGAGGCCGCATGAGTGCCGGCGTGCACCCGCTCGTCACCCCGGTCATGGGCGACGCCCACGCGCAGTGGTGCCCGCGCTGCAAGGCATACACGGTGGCGTGCGCGCCCCTGTATCTCCTCACGCCCGCCGGTGTCACCCGGGCCCAGTTCTACGCCCTGTGCGAGATATGCGACCTCGACGGGCCGGAGGTGACCCGTGGCTGAGCACTTCCACCAGCTCGACCTGTGCCCCCACTGCGACGGGCTTCGCGTGCTGTCCGCGACTCGGCTGGACGGCGTGAGCATCGACCTGGACGCAGGCCCCTTCAGCTTCCGAGGCAAGGCCACGGTGGTGTGGCTGACCCCCCTGTCGGACGACTGCCCCAACACGAGTCTGGAGGTGAACCGTGGCTGACGCCGAACAGCAGCTGGCGGCGGCAGAGCAGGCGATAGCCGAAGAGGTGGCCGCTGTCCTGGATGAGGTAGCGGCCGAGATCAGCAGCGAGCTGCGTGACGCCACGGAGATCGTCGCCGCGCGGTTCTCCCTCGCCGGTATCGGCCGCATGTGGCGTGCCCGGATGCCGCGCCTCCTGCGGCGTCTCCTCGGCGTCGCCGAGACCGCCGCCGAGCAGGCCGCGGCCGACACCGGCACCGGCCTGCCGGACGGGTGGGACGACCTTCCCGGCCGGTACGAGCGCGGCGACAGCCTTCCCCCGTCGCTGGGCGCGTACGTCAACGACACCTGGCACCTGCTACGCGCCGTCGGGGGCCGGCTCACCGCCGCCGCCGTGGCCGAACTCGCCGCCGGCCTCGACGCCGGGGAAGACGTCGCCCAGCTCCGCGGCAGGCTGCGACAGCTGTTCTCCCGCGAAGGCGAGCAGCTCGGCGTCACCCGCGAGGCGCGGATCGCGCGGACCGAGTCCACCCGGGCGTGGAATGCGGCCACCCTCGCGGCGGCACGAGACCTGACCGGCCCCGACCGGCCCCTGGTCAAGCAGTGGATCACGCAGCACGACGCCCGGGTCCGGCACGCCCACGACGCCGTCGACGGGGCGCTCCGCCTCATCGATGAGGCGTTCACCGTGGCCGGCATCCCCATGCAGTACCCGGGGGACCCGATGGCGCCCGCCGCGCTCACCGTGAACTGCCGCTGCTACCTGCGATTGGCACCAGAAACCCGCGCGGCGTCCGCAGTATCGAAGGACAGTCCGCGCGCTGGTGTCTTCGGATCGCAGGAACGCACCGCGGCGGCCGTGCAGCACACCGGCGCGATGATCGCCCTGCTCCCCTCCGAGGAGGACGCGCAGCGCCTGGCCCTCGCCGACGGTGAACCCGCCGACGAGCTGCACTGCACGCTGATGTTCCTCGGCAACGGCGACGACTGGACGGCCGAGCAGCGCGCCGCCCTCGTCACGACGATGCGCGAGTACGCCCCCACCCTGCCCATCTCGGCACGCGCCTTCGGTGCCGCCCACTGGAACCCGCACGGCGACGAACCGGTGTGGGTGTGGAGCATCGGCGACAACCGCGAAGACCGTGACCCGCAGGGCCCCGACCTGCAAGACGCTCGCGTGGCAGCGGTCTACGCCGTGGAGGACACCCACGAGTTCTGCATCCTGCCCGAGATCCCCGCACAGCACACGCCCTGGCACCCGCACGTCACCGCCGTCTACAGCGCCGACCCCGACCGGTTCCACGACCTGGTCGAGAACGTCGGCCCGGTGACCTTCGACAGGCTGCGCGTGGCGTTCGCCGGCGAGCACTTCGACATCCCGCTCCGCCCCGCAGAGGAGGACCCACCCATGGCCACCCCCGTCCAGGAAGAGGCGGACACCCCGCCGCCGCCCGTCCGTACCTGGTCCACCCCCGACGTCGACGGCGCAGCGCTCGCGTTCGAGAACCAGCAGACCGGCGACGGCAGAGTCTTCGCGCCGGGCGCCCTGTACTGGGACGGCACCGGCCCGTGGCCGCTCCAGTACGCGGAGGCGATGGGACAGGGCCACGACGGTGCTGAACTGGCCGGGTCGATCCAGAAACTCGGCCGGGTCGGCGACCGCATCACCGGCAGCGGCGTGCTGTACCTGACGCAGCCCGCCGGGTACGACGCCGTCACGCTGCTGGAGCAGCAGGCGCCGCTCGGGGTGTCCGTCGACCTGGACGACGTGGACGTGCAGCTCGTCGATACCACCAGCCCCGGCCAGGAAGCGGGGCCGGCGCTGGCCGCGTCGTTCGCGTCCGCGAGCGTCATGCGCCTTGATGACGGCACGTGGATGCTCACCGGCCGGGAACGCACCGAGTGGACCGCGTCCGGGATCGAGATGGCGCACAGCTCCCGCTCGGTGATGCTGTTCACCAGCCCCGGAGGCCGGATCTCCGCCGCGACCGCCCGCCGTGTCTTCGGTAACCAGATCACCGCAGCCGCCGGCGACTCCGACCCGGACGAAGGCGTTGTCTTCCACGAGGAGAGGTCCGGGGACTACCTCGTGCGTATCACCCGCGCCCGGCTGCGCGGCGCCACGCTCGTGGCGATGCCCGCCTACGACAAGGCCCGCATCGTCCTCGACCCGCCCGGCGAACAGACCGCATCCGCGGTGGTGGCCTCGTCCGGCGACGGGCACGAGCGGCTCGTCACCTACGTGCGCAGCTCCCCGACACCGGTCCGGCCCCGCCACCTGGCCGAGAAGCTCGGCATGTCCCTCGAAACGGTGCACAGCCACCTGGCCCGTGCGTTGGCGGCCGGCACGGTCGTACGGATCGCCCGGGGCCTGTACGTCGGCGCGTCCACGCTGCCCGAGGGCGACGTCACGGCCGCCGCGTCCGACGACACCGACCTGCCCGTGCACCCGTGGGGCGACGAGGCGACGGCCGCCGCAGCTCTCGACGCGCTGTACGACGAGCGTGGCGCGCAGATCGTCGCTTCCGCGTGGCAGGTGATGCAGTCGGAGAAGCCCCTCCCCGCCGCATGGTTCCGCGAGCCCACCCCCGAGGAACTGCCACCGGGCAGCGGCGGCGTCCACATCGTCGACGGCCGCGCCTACGGCTGGGTGGCGCAGGCCGGCGTACCCCACGCCGTGCACGGCCGGAAGGTGACCATCGAGAAGCTCGCCGCGCGGGGCCTGGACCTGTCGCACTTCCTACGGGCGAAGTTCCGCCTGGACGACGGCACCGAGGTCCGCGCGGGCGCGATGACGATGAACGTGGGCCATCACCGCGACGGCTACGAGTGCGAGACCGCCGTGTGCCAGTTCGACGACACCCGCACCGTCGCGGCGGTGATCACGGTCGGCGTGAACGAGGGCGGCATGTGGTTCTCCGGTGCTGCCGCTCCCTGGCTGTCGCCGTGGGACCGCACTGTGTTCGCCGCGTGCCAGCCCTCGTACCACATGACGCAGGGCGACGACGGGCGTTGGCAGCTCCGCGCCGTCCTGTCCGTGCCGGTACCCGGCCACTCCTCGCCGCTCAGTGCCGCCGCGGTCGTGGACCGGGCGAACCTCGCCCTCACCGCTGCCGCAGCAGTCATCGACGAGACCGCCACCAGCGAGCCGGCCACGGTCCCGGACGTGGAACCGGAGCCCGAGCACGCCCGCACCCGCGACCAGGCCCCGGCCCCGGGCGTGGCCGGCGAGGTCACCGCCGCGCTCCTCCAGCCCGCGTTCCTCGACCAGTTCGCCGACGCCCTCAAGGCCCGCGAAGCCGAGCGTGCCGCCGCCGCTCGCGCCGAACTCGAAGAACTCACTGCCCGACTCGCACCCCTGCGTGCCGAGATCGCCGCCACCGCCGCCCAGCCCCAGGAAGGGAACTGACTTATGCCGTGCTCCTGCCAGAAGAACAAGACGCAGTACGAGGTCGTCGACGCCGCTGGGAAGCGGGTGTTCGGGCCCACCCCGTACAAGACGACCGCCGACGCCATGGCCGCTCGCGGCACGGGCCGCACCGTCCGGGAGATCAGCAAGGGCGGCGTCTGATGGCGTGCGGCTGCAACAAGGGCCGGGCGCGCACCGCTGCCCCGGTGCCGGGCCGGACCCTGTACCGCGTCGTCCTCGACGGCGGTAACGGCAAGGTCGCCTTCCAGACCCACACCCTGGCCACGGCACAGGCCGTCTCCAGGAACTACCCGGGCAGCGTCATCGACCCCGACCCCGAGGCGGCTGCCGCCGGGCAGAGCCCGGCACCCGGCACCGCGGGCGGGGCCTGACACCCCGCGCGTACGGCCTGCGGTGACGACCATCGCGGGCCGTACGTGCGGCTAATATGACCTTCCAGTCGATGGTTTAGGGCCTGACTCCTGCGAAGCATTCAGGAGTCCTGACATGCCCGAGCCGTTCGAGCTCCCCGAAGACCTCAGCGCCCTGGACGACGAGCAGCTTGCCGCCGCCCTTGAGGGCGCCGTCCAGGCATTCGACGCCAAGGCCAAGTCCAACCTCGTCACCCCCGACGACGTCACCGCGCTGCGGGCCCTCACCACCGGTATCGAGGCGATGCGGCAGGAGCAGAAGGACCGCATCGACGCCGCGAAGGCCACCGCTGCGGAGATCGAGCAGCTCGCCGCGAAGGTGCGTGGCGAGGACCCGGCGGCGGCCCCGGAGCCGCCGACCGAGCCTGCTGCCCCCGCGGTCGAGGACACCCCGGCCGAGCCCGTGGCGCCGGTCGAGCCGGAACCGGAGGTGTCCGCGTCGGCGATCCTGGCGAAGCGGCCGGTCCTCAACCTCGCCAACGTCCGCGCCTCCCAGCCCCGGGTCCTCCCGGAGCCGCCGGCGCCGGGCACGACCATCACCGCCGCCGTCGACGTCCCCGGCTACACCCCGGGCGCCCCGCTCGACTTCGGGCAGGTCGTCAGCGGCATCATCAGCCGCGCGAATGCGCTCAAAACCGCTGGTGGCGGGGTGGGGCAGGTCATCTCGTACCGGCATCCGTTCGCGCAGGACCTGATCGTCACCGACTCCAGCTCGGCGCCCGAGGGCACCACCGTGGCGATCGCAGCGCAGAACCAGGGGCGGCTGCCGCAGGGTGACCTCGTCGCGAGCGGCGGCTGGTGTGCGCCCTCGGAAACGCTGTACGACATCACCGGCGTGGCCTGCCCGGACATGCTGTGGGACGCCCCGGAGATCCAGCTCGCACGCGGAGGGCTGAGGTACTACAAGCCGCTCAGCCTCGACGTCTCCAGCATGACGTGGGTCCACACCGAGGCCGACGACATCTCCGGTGCGACGAAGCCCTGTTACACGATTCCGTGCCCGGACCCGGTCGAGGTGCGCTGCGACGCGGTCGGCGTGTGCCTGGAGGCGGGCATTCTCACCCAGAGGCATTTTCCGGAGCTGGTGAGCTGGTACCTGCGCAACGCGATGGTCGCGCACGAGATCCGCATCAAGCAGGTCCTGTTCCAGCAGGCCCTGAACACGGCCACCCCGGTCGTCATGGCCCCGACCTTCGGTGCGCTGTCGGCGATCTACGCGGCTGTCGCGCTCCAGGCCGCCGACATGATCGAGCGGCACTCGCTGTGCGAGACGATCGCGCTGGAGGTCGTCTTCCCCTGGTGGTCGCGGAACCTGTTCCTGGCCGACCTGGCGCGGCAGAACGGCGTCAACATCTGCGACCTGTCCCCGACCTGCATCCAGGACGTGTTCTCGACGCTGGGTGTGCGGGTGCAGTTCGCGCGCGGCCTGTCCCCGGCGGTCCCGGTCGACATCGGTGGTGCCAACCCGGCCACCGAGTGGCCGGCCGAGGTCAACTTCCTGGTGTACCCGTCGGGTTCGATCCAGATCGGTCGCGGCGAGGAGGTCAATCTGGGGGTCGTGCACGATTCGACCAAATTTGTCACGAATGATTACACCGCGTTGTTCGCGGAGGAGTGTGTCGCCCTCGTCGACAGGTCGGTGGACACCCGCCTCGTCACCGTCCCGGTCTGCCCGGATGGCGCGACCGGCGCCCAGCTCGAACTGGTCTGCGCCGCAGGCAGCAGCTGACCCCCACCCCATCCGCAGCCCCGGCCCTCTGCCCGGCCGGGGCTGCCCGGATGAGCGGAGGTGAGGCAGATGCCAGCAGCCGGACTCCGTAAGCGCGTCGACCCGATCCCGGGCAACCCGTCGCCGTACGGCATCCTCGGTGGCTGCGTCGAGATCGTCGACGTGCCTGACGTGCACGAACTTCTCGGCACCGAGTGGATGCCGCTGTCGTGCGCTGCCGCACATGACTGGGAGTGGTGCCCCGACGGCAGCACCACGCCCGGCCCGGCGACGAAGACGTTCGAGCGGCCCGGGGTGTGCACTGCCGCACCCATCACGATCTACGCCGGCGTCACCTGCGGCACGATCGGTTGGCCGTACGACGAGGCCGTGCAGCACGCCCGCGAGACCCTGCGCATGGGCGAACAGCGGGCGCTCGAAGAGTGGTTCATGCGGGACGTCCTCTGCGACATGGCCGTGGACCTCACCCCCGGCGCCGCCGTCCCCGTCGCCCAGGGCGTGGCCGCACTCGAAGGATGGCTCGCCGAGACCTATGGCGGGCAGGGACTCCTCCACGTCCCGGCCGCCGCAGCGGCGCTGATGGGCTGCTGCAACGTGGTCACCCGCACCCGAGACGACCGCTGCCCGGAGACCCTCATGGGCAACGGCGTCATCTTCGGCGCCGGCTACGCCCTGAACGTGGGCGGCCAGGACTGCACGCAGGCCCCGGACGGCGAAGCCTGGCTCTACATCACCGGCCCTATCCGGGTCCGCCGGGAGGCGCCCGAGATCGTGCCCGGCACCGATGCGGAGAGCTTCCGCATCACGACCAACGACCGTTTCGTCCTCGCCGAGCGCTCCTTCGTCGTCGAAGTCGCGTGCTGCGAGGCAGCAGCCATAAGGGTGTCGCTGTGCCCGTGCTGATGATCACCGTGGAGCCGGCGCGCGCCATGCGCGTGGAGTTCGCCAAGTGGGCCGTCCGGCAGACGCCGAAGGTCCGCACCTGCTCGCCGAGCGCGTTCGCGGTCCCGCCCGGCCTGTTCACGCACATGCCCGAAGCACTGCTCATCGGGTCGACCGTCGACGGGCACCCCTACCGGTCCCCCGAGGAAGACGCGGCGCTCGCCGCAGCCTCCCAGTGGCGCACAGCGGTCCCCGGTGAGCCTCTACCGGAGGTGCCCGAGGCGGCGTACGCCCCGGACGCCGTTCAGCTGCCGGGACCGGAGCACAGGCCGGCCCCGGCTGAGGCCGCGCCCTCAGAGGGGGAGGGCGCGGCCATCACCTGTGACGTCTGCTCCCGGCCGTTCACCACCGCGCGCGGCCGTGACACGCACCGCCGACAGGCCCACCCGGAGGCGGACTGATGGCAGTAACGCCCACCCCGTGTGCCTGCGGTGGCGGCGGTAGCGGCGAGCCCGGGGAGGCATGCTGCGCCCCCTCCATCACCTCAACCCTGCTGTGCCGCCCGGACGGCACCACCGTGCTGCTGCTGGCGCGGTCCGGCTGCACCGCCTGCGGTAGCCCGCCAGCCGAGCCGGAACTGGTCGGCTGGCTCGATCCGGCGAACGGCGAGTTCACGCACGGCCCGGCGCCCGAGGACGCCGGCCCGTGCGGCACGGAGGACTGCGCGTCCGTCACGGTGCTGCGCCTGTGCGACCAGGACTGTGTGCCGTTCCTGCGGCACCTGGTCCACGACTGCACCGGCGCCGTCATCAGCAGCGTGGACACCACCCCCGACGGCGTCACCCCGTACACGCCTGCCGGGACGGTCGGGGACTGCGCGGACTGCCAGCGGTGCGTTCCGGAGCCGATGTGCCCCGGCTTCGCCGGCCTCACGGGCCCGGAGACGTGGACCATCCCGGCCGCCACCGAGAGCGTCAGCCTCTCCGTGGCGTGCGGGCCGGTCACCGTCTACCCCTGCGCCGGGGCGACGGACGGCGTGCAGATCAACGAGTGCGGGGTCAGCCTCCAGTGGGTCGCTCCGGGCACGGAATGCCGGCCGGGCGTGCTGTGCGACTCCTTCCGCATCGAAGTGCCGGAGGGCAGTGCCGTCTACGTCTCCTGGCTGTCGGCGGGATGCGGTGACGAGTCATGAACGGAAAGGCGGACTGATGGCGGTCAGTGGCAACTTCACGAACTGCAACTGCGGGCCGGACGTGCCCGCGTGCGCGAACCCGACGGAGCCGGTTGCCACGGTGGGCCTGTGCCTCACGGACGGAACCCCCATCGCTGTCACCGTGGTGCGGGACTGCGCCGGAGCGGTCACCCAAGAGGGCTGGATCGACCTCACCACGGGCCTCTACACGGCCGGGCCTCCACCGGCAGGGACGGCGGCCTGTGACACCGGCTGTGTCGACACCGTGTGCGTGCAGCGCTGCGACGACACCAACGGCGACGGCGCCGCCGACCAGACTTACAGCGAGCTGTGGTGTGTCCGCGCGGACGGCACCGCCACGCTCGTCCTCACCTACCAGGACGACCCGTCGGTGCCGTACTCGCCGGCCTCCCCGGTGGACTGCGAGTACGGGTGTCCCGCAACCGAGACCCTGCCCCTGTGCGACGACAGCGGCCCGTTCCTGCGCCGCTACACGTGGCTGAACGGCACGGCCGGGTTCGAGGACTTCGAGCTGGACGGCGTCACCGCGCACGTGGTGACCGGTACCGTCCGCACCTGCGCCGGGGCCGGCAGCCCGGACACGCCGTGCGAGGCGCAGACGACGCCGGCCGCCACGCTCGGCCTGTGCCTGCCGGACGGGACCCCGATCGCTGTCCTCGTCACCCGGGACTGCGCTGGCACCGTCACCCAGGACGGATGGCTCAACCTCACCACCGGGGCCTACAGCACCGGAGCGCCCCCCGCGGGCGCCATGGCGTGCGGCGACAGCCGCGCGTTCGAGCTCGCCGGACTGCTCTGCGACGTCGACCCGACCACCGGGGACGTCCTCGGCCTGGTCCTCGTCGAGTACGAGTACAACGTGGACGGCTCCCTGGCCTCCGTACGTCTGGTAGACCCGGCCACCGGCAACACGTACACCCTCCAGGGTGAGCTACGGCACTGCCCCGCTGGTGTCGCAGAGCAGCCCGAGCGGGACCTGGTGCTGCTCTGCGACACCGCAGCGGACGGCACGGTCACCACCTTCATCCGCGACTACGCCCGCGACGAGAACGGGCAGATCACCGGCCACACGGACTACCTGCTGGACGGCACCCCGTACACGGCGGTTGGGATCGTCGGCGTCTGCTCCGAGCCAGAGACGGCAGACGTGGAGTCCTGGCCTCTGTGCGTCGTGGACGCCGCCACCGGTGTCACAGTCGCCCGCGTCCGGCGTGAGACGGTCTACGACGGCAGCGGCGAGGCGCTGACGACGCGGCTCGTCGACGCGATGACCGGCGCCCCGTACACGCTGCCGACGGGCACGCGGCTCGGCGAGTGCTGCGAGACCACACGGGAAGCTGTGTGCGTCACCCCGCTGCTGCCGACCTCACAGCGGGTGGTGTCCAACCCCGGCAACAACACCTCCGGAAGAGTCGATCCGGCCTGGACCTGGGGAATGACCCCGGCCGGAGGCCGCACCGTCTACGACGTGGCCGGACCAGCGGCGTGGACGACCCCGCGTCCCCCCGGCGGCGGCTGGGTGTCCCTGACCCCGAGCACGGCGACCACGCCGCTCCCCTCGGGGGCCCCGGCCGACTACTACATGGTTACGGCATTCGAGCTGCCGGACGATGCGGTCTTGGATGCCACCACGATCAAGATCGACACGCTCAACGCGGACAACGCGGTGCTGGGCTACGCCCTCAACGGCGCAGCGGAGACGCGGACCAACGCACAGGCGACGTGGTTCAACCGGCCGCCGTATACGGAGACGGAGCACCGCATCGCCGGTGCCGTGCGGGGAACGAACCTCCTCGCCATCCGCGTCACCGAGACGACCCCGCCGAGTTCCGGCGGTGTCCTGCTGGACGTGACCCTCACCTACCGCGTGCCGGGCGCACCGGAGTACTGGACGGTCGAGCACCGCGACTGCGGCACGACCACGTACATCGACCCGGACGGCAACCGGTACCAGGGCGGCTTGCCCGACGGCTACATGGCCTGCGGGGGAGGCTCCGGAGGCTCGGCCGCGCCCTGCGGCGACACCGAAACGCTGGTCCTGTGCGACACCGCGGCGGACGGCACCGTGACGCAGTTCCTGCGGCGCCTGACGTACGACTGCACCGGCGAGGTCGCCACCACCGTGGACACTGAGCTGGACGGCACCACGCCGTACACCGTGGCGGGCACCGCCGGCGTCTGCTCCTCGGACGCCGAGCCGTGCCGGAACACGAGCACGCTCCTGGTGTGCGACCTGCCCACCGGTGGCACGCCCACGCCGACCGTCACCGACACCGACCCGAACGCGTACGTCGGCGGCCCGCCGACCGTGCCAGTGCCCGGCGGCGCGGCGGCCCTGTGGAGCGGCGGCAGCATCACGATCGGGCCGGACCCCGCGCCTGGCCCTCACCCGTCCGGCGTGGTGCGAACCATGGCGGCGACCGTGCAGGCCGCCCGCCCGTCCTGTGACACCGGCACCGCGCACGTCAAGCTGTCCGTGGACGTCGCCCAGCTCGGCCCCACAGCAGCGTGCGGACCCACCGGCTGGCTGATGCTTTTCAACGGCACCACGCGGATCACCCACCAGGCGCCGCCCAACAACGCCCCCATCGGCTGGACGGGCACCCTGACCGTCGAGGCGGACGTACCGGCCGCCGACCTCGCGGCCGGTCAGATCGCCGCGGTGCTCGGCTTCGACACCTACGACTCCTGTGACGGCATCACCGCGGCCCGGACCTCGTGGCAGCTCTCCGCGTTCACGGCCGAGACCACCTACGACCAGGCCGGATGCCCCACTCAGGTCCTCGCCAACGTCGTCACCGACTGCGAGACCGGCGCCGTGGAATCGGTCACGTACACCACGCTGGACGGCGCTCCGTACACGCCGACCGGCACCATCGGCCAGTGCGAGACGGCCGGTGGCGGCTCCTGCTGCCCGGAGCAGCCCTGCCCGGCGCAGAACGTGCTTGAGGTGTGCCGCTGTGATGACACCACCGGGGACGGAAGCCCGGACAAGGAGTACATAGAACTCCTGGCCGTGGACTGTGAAGGCAACCTCGTCAGCATCGGCACGTACAGCCCTGACCTGTCCGCGCCGTACACCCCCGTGGCCCCCGTGCCCTGCGAGGCGGGCGGCGACGCGGAACCCGCCCTCGGCGTCCAGGCAGGCCGCGTCCAGCTCGCGGTGGGCGACTCCTGGAGCGCTGCCACCACGGCGCGGCTCCAGTCCGTCACAGTGACCGCCCACACCGGGCCGGGCCAGATCACCACCAGCGACGGCACGTCGACCCTCTTCCAGGGCGAGACCGTCACCTGGTCCACGAACAAGGAGGGGGACGCGCTTCTGACCGGCCCCCTGACCATCACGGCGGTGAGCGGCATCGTCACCGTCACCTACACCCGGGGAGTCACCCTGTGAGTGGATGCTGCGGGCAGGGGCCCGTCATCATCAGCGGCAGCGCGGCGGCTACGCCCCGCGTGGACGTCGAGGCTGTTCTCCTGTGCGACGTCCTCGCGGACGGTACCGTGGCCGGCCTCGCCCTCGTCGAACCGATCTACGACACCAACACCGGCGCCCGGGTCGGGACACGGATCGTCGACCCGACGACCGGCGCCACCTACACGCCGGCCGGCACGCTCGGTGTCTGCGGATCCCCCAGCGACCAGTGCGCCCGGCAGATCAGCACCCGTACCCGCTGCGACGACACCAACGCCGATGGCACCGGCGACGTCACCTACGTCGAAGTGTGGGCGCTGGACCCCTGCGACGGCGGCGCCCCGCAGCTCCTGGGCGCCTACCGGGACGGGGACTTCGCCCAGCCGTACACCCCGACCGCCCCCGCGGACTGCCCGGACGCTACCGCGGACACCCCGGTCGTCCTGGGAACCGTCTGCTACGACGCCGGCGGCGGAGCGACGCGCACCGCCGCGGTCCTGAAGTGCGCGGCCTGCGGCGACCCGGCCGTCACCTACCTCGACACGGAGACCGGCGCGACACTGACCGCGCCCGCGATCGTCCCCTGTCCCGCCGCGACGGACCGCTCGACGCAGCTCCTGTGCGACGTCCAGGCGGACGGGAGCAGCGTGCCGTTCCTGCGCACGTTCACCAGCGACGGAACGACGACCAGCACGGCCGACACCCGCCTCGACGGCGTCACCGCCTACAGCCCGACCGGCACCGTCGGCGTGTGCCTTCCCGTCAACGACTGCGCCTCCCCGACCACTCCGACGACCACGGTCGGGCTGTGCCTCGCGGACGGAACACCGATCGCTGTCACCGTCGTGCGGGACTGCAACGGCGCAGTCACCTCCGAAGGCTGGATCAACCTCACCACCGGCACGTTCTCCGCCGGCGCCCCACCGGCCGGGACCATCGCATGCGGTGACTCCCGCTCCATCCAGGTCTCGGGGACCTTCTGCGACGTGGACCAGGCCGGCGACGTCGTCGGGCTGGTGCTCGTCGAGTACAAGTACGCCGCCGACGGCTCGATCGAGTCGGTGCGACTCGTCGACGCCACCACCGGGCAGACGTACACCCCGCAGGGCACGATCACCGTGTGCCCGTCCGGGACCGAACAGCCCGAGCAGGACCTGGCCGTCCTGTGCGACGTCGCGGCCGACGGCACCGTCACCGCGTTCACTCGGGACTTCCGGCGCGACGAGGCCGGCGCCATCGTCGGCTTCTCCGACTACACACTGGCCGGGGCCGCGTACACGCCGACGGGGACGGTCGGGGTGTGCGATGCCTCCACCGAGGAGATCGACCACCTTCAGCTGCTGCTGTGCGACACCGCGACGGACGGCACCGTGACGCAGTTCCTGCGGCACTGGACCGTCGACAACTCCACCGGCACGCTCACGGCCGCCGGGGACACCCTTCTCGATGGGACCACCGCCTACACGCCGGGCGGGAGCGTCGGCGCCTGCGAGTCCTGCGCGCGGCAGGTCATCGAACGCTGCGGGTGCGACGACACCGACGGCGACGGCGTCGGGGACGTCACGTACACGGAGTTGTGGGCCGTCGACCCGTGCGGCGGGGGCGCCCCGGAGTTGCTCGGTACGTATCTGGACGGCGACCTGACGAAGCCCTACACGCCGATCGCGCCGGTCGAGTGCACCGCGGCAGACCAGCCACCAGGGCCGCTGAGCACGGGCGTTCGGAGCGTGACAGGCACCGCGGTACAAGACCTCGCCGGAACGTACCCGGGCCTTCAGAGCGTCAGCCTCGCCGTGCTGAGCGACAGAGTCCTGGTGACCATGTCGGACGGCGCGAGCGTCCCCGTGCCGGCCGGTGCCTCCCTGACATGGTCCGTGGAGCAGGAAGCAGATACCGCACTGGCCGCCGCCTCCTTCGCCGGCGCGTCCGCCGCCGCGTCCTACCTGCTGAACTGGACGTACCGGTGATGGCGGGGAGCTGCTGTGGGAGCGTCCGGGCCCTCCCGCGCCTGGACCCGGCCGAGTGCAACACCATGCGACGGACTGCGTCCGGGCTCCTGGTGCCGGAAGTGCAGCTTCAGGCCGGGCCGGGTATCGCGGTCACGCCGCCGGCGGACGGGGCGTGTCCGGCGGTGTGGCAGGTGGCCGCTGACGGCTCGTGGGCGCAGAACGCGACGCTCCAGTTCTCGCACGCCCTGGACGGTGCCGACCGGGTATACGAGCAGGTGACGGAGGTCCCGGCCCTGACGATCCCACGCGCCGGGGTGTGGGAAGTCGACTACAACGCCCGCGCCACCGCGGGGATGCCCGCCAGTACGACGGGCGCCGAGTACGTCACCACCGCTCTCTACAAGAACGGCGCGGCGATCGTCGGAAGCGAAGCCATGATCGTCGGCGTGAACGGGGCGGAGACCGGCAACCAGGCGACCGGCGGCCTCAGCTTCCTGCACACCTTCGCTGCGGGCGACGTCGTCACGCTGTGGGCGTACCGGATCGGGCAGACCGGCACTGCATCCGTCGTCTCGAACGCCGACGGCCGGACGCGGATCTCGATGCACTGGATCGGTCCGACGGGAGACACGCCAGCATGACCGGAACCGCAGCGGGACTCCGCTTCGTCGAGCATGGATACGCCGTCCTCCCAGCGCCTGTGAACCTACAACCCACCGCGTCCGGCGTGTGGGTCGACACCGGGTTGCAGATCACGTTGCCGGGCGCCGGGAGGTACCAGCTCGACACCACAGTGCGCGGCAACCTCCAGGCGCGCGGAGCCGACTTCAACGTCTGGTTGCAAGCCCGGCTGTGGGACGTCACCGCCGGGGCTGTGGTCCCGGACAGTGAGTGCATCGTTCAGCAGTACTGGCTTACCCAGGCGGACGTGGCGAGCGTCGGCGGCAACGCCTCAGCCTCGGTACTGATCGAGTACAGCGTGCCGGGCTCTCGAACCATCCGCTTGGAAGCGGCGCGCATCAACCTACAAGGCGCCTCGATCGAGGCCGGTATCGGAAGTGACACGGTGTCCGGCCGTACCACGATGCGCTTCGAGCGCGTCGCCTGAACCCTCACCCTCTTGGAGCTTCCCATGTCGGAAACCAGCGGATGCGTGGCGGCGGCCACGCCGAAGGACGGGCACGAGATCGTCTCCACCATGAAGGAGGCGTAAGCGTGTCAGGGACTTCCGCCGGGCTCTCGATCGAGTGCCCGCAGACGATCGCCTCTGAGTGCTGGAAGGTGCCGGGCTACCGGTACGTCACCTACGACAACAGCGCGACCACGCCGTGCGGCATCTCCGCCATCAACGGCACGCCGGCCGGTATCTGCGACCGGCCGAACCTGAAGTTCACGTCGTGGATCATCAACGGCCGGAACGTCTTCGCCGCGCCGTTCAACGACGGGCTGGACGAGTGCGGCACACCGCTGCTCTCCGACCTGTGCGCGGTCCTCAACACGTGGGACCCCTTCGGGGGAAGCTGGATCACGGCCGTCTCGGACCCGTGCGCGTACCACATCAGGTCCCGCGCTCTCCCGCCCACGGGAACGGACTATGGCGTCATCACAGCCGTTGACAACGACACCGGGGAGACGCTGACCTTCGCGCCGGCCGAGGTCGTGGTCCCTGACCAGGTCTTCCGTCGCCTCACGGAAGTGGACTGCGACGGGCAGACCACACAGCGGTGGCTCAACGATGCCGGCGTGACTGTTCCGGCCCCGGACCCGAAACAGATCGTGGAGTGCTCCGTCCAGACGGTCCCGGACGTGCGAACCTCCCCAACGCAGCGAGTGCGGTCGCGGATCAAGCGGTTCACCGGCACAGCGACCAGCGGCAACATCGACTCGTTCCCCGCAGACGTCCAGGCGGTCACGCTCACCGTCCTGGCGGGCGCCGTGCGCGTCCAGGCGGCGGGCTCAGGGTCCCGCAACGGGGGAGCCCCGACCACGTACGCGGACGACGTCACGGTCCCGGCCGGCGTAACGCTGTCGTGGGGCGTCGACGGGGACTCCTACGACCTCGCCCTGGACGGTTCCCTGATCTTCACTGGCACGGCAGCGGGCGCGGACTTCCTCGTCCACTGGACGGAACACGCCTACACGGACGGGGACTGACCCATGGGGACCTCCAGCAGTATCCAGATCGTGGGCCAGGGCTACGCCGAGCTACCCGCCGTGGTCGACCTCGGGGCCACCGGTACAGGGGTATGGGTGAACACGGGCCTCCAGCTGACGCTTCCGGCCGCCGGCACCTATCACCTCGATGCCAACGTGCGCTCCGTGCTGACCGCGTCGGACGGCACCAACGTATGGATCGGTGCCCGGCTGTTCGACGTCACCGCGGGCGTCGTTGTGCCCGACAGCGAGGTCCTGGTCCAGCAGATCGCCACGAGCGTCTCCCCGGCAACGACGGTCGTCACCCAGGGCACCAACCAGCACGCATCGATCCTCGTTCCGTACAGCGTTCCCGGCTCGCGCCTCGTCCGCCTCCAGGCCGTGAAGACCTTCAGCGGTCCCGCGCCGTCCGTGGCTCGCATCCAGTCGGACGGCAGCGGGCGCACCACCCTGCGGTACGAGCGGGTCGCGTGAGTACCCCGAGCAGCTGACACGGCACCAGGCGCACCAGAACGGAGAGAGAGCGCATGCGCATCCTGGCACTTCTACCGACGCAGGATCCCCCCGCGTACCTGCGCACTATGGCGGCGGCTGGGCACGAGGTGCACGTCGTCACCACGGTTCGTCGGCGGGAAAGCCCGCGCGAGGTCGACGGGGTGCGGGTGTGGCCGCTCGGCTACTGGTGGCGGGCCAAGCAGGCGGCTCGCCCCGAGGTGGTTGTGACGGTGGCCGGCGATCGGCAGGCGGAGCGCCTGGCGCCGAACCTGACGCGGGCACCGCGGCTCGTGCTGCCGCAGGCCGACGCGGACTTCGGCGAGTTCGAGGAGGCGTGCATTCGGCGCCTGCCCGCGCACCGGAAAGTCCAGGCCCGGGTCACGGTGCCCGCAGACCCGCTCGCCGGGGAACGCATCAAGGTGGTGGCGTGGATCCACTACGGGGTGCCCTACCGGCGCGCGGGCTCGGAGACGATGCTCCAGACGATGATGCGCGCCCTCCGCGATGCGGGCATGGGAGTGCTCGTGGTGTGCTCGTCGATGCCCGAGGCGCCACTGTCGTGGGAGGTGGACGGCGTCCCCTACCTGCACCTCTCACCGCACACGGCCGAGCTGCTGTTCCAGTCGATGCGACCACAGGTGATGGTGACCCACCACAACTACGCGGCGCGCGCCACCGGCCTGGCTCGGGAGATCGGGGCGCGGTCGGTGCTGCTGATGCACTCCGACCACGACTTCTCGGCCCGCTCCCTGTGGGCCGGGCCCGACCTGATCGTCTACAACACGGAGTGGGTCAGGGCTTCGCTCGCCACCCGGTACCTGGAGGTCGACCGGACTCCAGCCCTGGTCGTGCGTCCGCCCGTCCTCCCCGACGAGCACCGGGCGCCGGCTACGGGGGACCGGGTCACTCTCGTCAACCTCAGCTCCGACAAGGGCGTCTACACGTGGCGGGCCGTCGCCCACGCCCTGCCCCAGCTGCCGTTCCTCGGCGTGACCGGCGCGCACGGCCAGCAGGTGACCGGGCCGGCCCTGGCGAACATGCGTGTCCTGCCGCAGACCTCCGACATGCGCGGCGACGTGTGGGCGCACACCAGGGTGCTGCTCATGCCCAGCGTGTACGAGAGCTACGGCATGGCCGCTGTCGAAGCCCTCGCCTCCGGTATCCCCGTGATCGCCCACCCCACGCCGGGCCTGTGCGAGGCCCTCGGCGAGGCCGGCACGTTCATCGACCGCGACGACCACCGGGCGTGGGCGGACGCGGTCACGAACCTGTACGCGGAGGGCCCGCGCCGCGCTCAGGCGACCGCTGCGGCGCTGGCCCGCAGCGCGTTCCTCGCCAGCCAGGCGCGCACCGACCTGGCGGCGTGGACGGACGCCGTGAACGGCCTGGCCGAGAGCGTGCCAGAGCAGCGTGGCGCCCTCGCCGCCGCGGCGGCTGGCTAGACTTTCACTGCCGATGGTTCAGGGCCTGGCTCTCTGCTGTGAGGGAGCTACGGCCCATGTCCTGTCCCCTGATCGCGAACGCGGACGTCCTGCGGATCACGCGTGTCGACCAGTGCGGTAACCCGGTCTGCGGTGACGACAACGCGTTCGTCGCGGAGTGCTTCAGCAGCATCGCGATGAACAACAACGTCGACGACGGCGACGACATCGAGTACAAGGCGGCCAACGGGAAGGTCTGCGGCTACCGCAAGGGCTGCCCCGTGTTCCGTGGTTTCGATCTGGAGCTCAACATCTTCAGCGTCTCCCCGGAGATCCTGGAGCTGCTGACGGGCCAGCCGGTCGTTCTCGGCTTCGACGGGACCCCGATCGGCATCGACACCTGCGGCGTGGCCTGCAAGACCGGATTCGCCTTGGAGCTGTGGGCCGAGGTGCTGGGCGAGGAGTGCGCGGACGGCGCCCAGGGCCAGTGGCTGTACTTCTTGATGCCGTGGGTCAGCAACGGGCTCCTCGGCGATCTGGAGGTCGGCTCGGAGGCGGTGACCCTCCAGATCACCGGCTCGACCCGCGCGGGCGGCTCGTGGGGCGTCGGCCCGTACGACGTGATGCCGGTCGACGCGGCCGGCACACCGGGCCCGATGCTCACCCCGCTCGGGCCCGACTGCCACCGCCGGATCTTCCTCACGACCACGCCGCCGCCCACCCCGACGTGCGACTACCAGCCGGTCCTGTGCGGCTCCATGTCGGCGTGATGGAGCTCGCGGATCTGGTCGTGCCGGTGCGGGAGGGCGCCAACAATGAGCTGCTGCGGTACGCGCTGCGGTCGTGGGCGGCGAACCTCCCGCACCGGCATGTGTGGATCGTCGGCTTCCGCCCGTGGTGGGCGGCCGGGGCCCGGCACATCCCCACCCACCAGCGCGGCAATTCGAGGTACGTCAACACCACGACCGCCATGCGTGCGGCGTGCGAACACCCCGAGGTGTCGGACCCGTTCATCTGGTGCAACGACGACTTCTTCGTCATGCGCCCGCAACCGGAGCAACTGCCGGTGTACCACCGCGGCCCTGTGCGGGAGCTGGAGGCGCAGTTCGGGACCCGCTCGACCCCCTACCTGGCCGAGATGCGCAGGACGCGGGACTTCCTCGTCGGGCTGGGGCACGACGACCCGGTCTCGTACGACCTGCACGTGCCGCTGCCCGTGGAGAAGACCGGGATGCTGCTGGCCCTGGACACAGCGCCAGGCCACGACGCCCACAAGCGCACCGTGTTCGGGGTCCTCAACGGCATCGGCGGCACCCCCATGGCCGACGTCAAGGTGCAGCATCGGGGGCCCCAGTTCGACGCCGGCTCGCCGTTCCTGTCGACGATGCCGGACAGCTTCGCGAACGGCGCAGTCGGCCGGTTCATTCGCGCGGCGTTCCCGGAGCCCTGCCCGTACGAGACGGGGAGGAGACGCTGATGCTCCAGCCCTACCCCTGCGCGCCGTGGCCGTTCGTGCCGGACTGCTGCTCGCTACCCGAGGACACCAGCGAGGAGACGGTCGACAGATGGCGGCGCGTCGCAACAAACCTGCTCTGGGCCCTGTCCGGCCGGCGCTGGGGCCCGCTGTGCCCGTTCACGGTCAGGCCGTGCCGCCGCAGCTGCCTGGACGGCTACCCGCTCGGGGTGCGGTGGGCGACGGCCGGCCCGTGGGTGCCGTACCTGGGCCGGGACGGGCAGTGGCGGAACGCGTCCGTGTGCGGGTGCGCGAGCGACTGTTCGTGCGGGGAGCTGTGCGAAGTGCGGCTGGAGGGCCCCGTCCACGACATCGTGTCCGTCGAGGTCGACGGCGTAACCCTCGATCCGTCCGCCTACCGGGTGGATGCGTCGAACCTGCTCGTTCGCACCGATGGTGAATGCTGGCCGGACTGCCAGGACATGGCCGCTCCCTGTGGAGCGCCGAACACGTTCTGCGTGACGTACCGGGTCGGGCTGCCTCTCGACGAAGCGGCGCTCGCCGCGTTCTCCGCGCTGGTCTGTCACCTGGTCAAGGGGTGCGGCGGCTCGTGCGGCTGCAACCTCCAGCGGAACCGGAACCTGAGCAGGGTGTCCCGACAGGGCGTCGACCTGGAGTTCAGCGACCCGATCACCATGTACACCGAGAGGCTGACCGGGCTGCCCGAGGTCGACTCCTGGCTCATGGCCGTGAACCCCTACCGGCAGACCTCACAGAGCCGCGTGTTCTCCGTCGACCACCGGCGACCCCGAACCACCACCCACCCGTAAGGCAGACACGCATGGCACTGAGCCCGCTGGCGATCGACGAACTCGCCGAGACCGTCCTGGCGTGCGTGTGCGCCGCCCTCGATGAGGTCGCCACCGAGGTGGAGGGGCATCCGGGCTGCCCGGACTGCCGGCGCTGCGTCGTCCCCGGCCTGCCCGCCTGGGACGGCTGCGAAGACCCCTGCACCGGCAGCACGGGCGGGCAGCTGTCGGTCAACGTGACCCGCGTCTTCCCGTCCACGATGCAGAGCTTCCCGTCGCAGGACCAGACCGTGCGGGACGCCCGGAACTGCCAGCCTCCGCCGGTCACCGCGGTGGAGCTGGTCATCACGGTGCTGCGGTGCGCGCCCGTCCCGAACGAGGAAGGCTGCCCGCCGAGCTGTGAGGAGCTGCGGGAGGCCGCGAGGATCCTGCACGTCGACGCGCTGGCGGTCTACAACGCGCTGCTGTGCTGCCTGCCGCACACCGCGCCCCAGGGGCGGCGAGGCCGCCGCTTCGTTCTCGGGCAGCAGCGCACCGTCGGCCCGCAGGGCGGGTGCGTCGGCATCGAGCAGACCGTCACGGTGGCGCTGCCGCCCTGCTCGCCCTGTGCGGAGGGCCCGGTATGAGCGCCGAGGTGAGGATGGAACCCGGGCGGATCGCCCGGTTCCTGCGGCTGCGCGGCGGCCGGGTCGAGCGGAAGCTGCGGGAGCGCACTGCCAGGGTGGCGCGGATCGCCGAGCAGGAGGCGCCTGGGTCGATGGGCCGGTACATCAGCTGGGACGTCCAGCAGGGGCCCCGCGGTCTTGAGGGTGTCGTCCGGTGCGACCACCCGGCGGTGCTCTACGTGCTGCACGGGACCAGGCCTCACCTGATCCGGCCGCGCCGGCGTAACGGCGTGCTCCGGTTCGAGGTCGGCGGAGAGGTGGTGTTCACTCGGCTGGTGCGGCATCCCGGCACCAGGGCGAACAACTTCCTCGGCCGCGCGCTGCGCATGGGCCGCTGATCCCCGTCGGCTTGTACAGGGCCGTTGGGGTGTGCGGCTACCCTTCTGGGTGCCGACTGGTTGAGGGCCGGGCACGGAGCGGAAGAGAAGGACGAGACCCGTGCGGAAGACCATCGCGCTCAACACCGAGCCTCACATCATCGAGGTCGGCCCCCACGAGCTGGAGCTGCAACCCGAGGTGTACGGCGACGAGTTCGTGGACGCCTACATGGAGCTTCAGGAGGCGCAGAAGGCGAAGGGCGTCGACCTGGAGAACCTGGAGGAAGCCGACCCGACGACGCTGCGGAAGACGATGCGCGCGGTCCGGGTGTTCCTGGCCCGGCAGATGCTGCCCGAGTCGGCGGAGTTCTTCCTGCGCCTGGACGTCGTGCGCGACGGGAAGGTGCTGGAGTCGTTCCAGGACGAGGACCAGGCGCTGGCGTTCGCCGCCGAGCACCCGGGCGCCCGGGCGCAGGACGCGCTGCGGCTGCCGGTGCGCGCCGTCGCCGAGATGCTGGAGGCTGTCGTCGAGCTGTACGGCGCGGGTAGTGGGAACCGCCCTACTGGGTCGTCTTCCGGCTCTGCGCCCAGGTCGCGGCCTGGTGGGACTCGTGGGACGGGACCCTCGCCCTCCAGGGCATCGACCCCCATCAGTGGCCGCTGAAGCGGATGCTGAACGCGGCCGAGGCGCAGATCGAGGCCGGCGCGAAGGACGACAGCGAGCGGGCCCGGAGACGGGCGGAGTTGTATGCCCCGCCGAAGGGCTACCGGCCTCGTGCGGGGGCCGCTGGGCGGCCCAGACCGGCCGGGATGAGCGTCGCCGACGCGCAGGCGCTGATGGCCGCGATGGCGAGCGAGGACGCACGGCTGATGGGCCGCTAGCGGATAATCTGAAGATCGACCGCCCCGCCTGCCGGGGCGGTCCAAGCTGACTGGTTCAGGGCCGGGCAACCACACGCGGAAGCGGGTTGCCTGGTGGCCGGCGAAGACGAGGACTTCGGGTCAGCGCATATCACGATCGACCTCGATGACACCGGGGTCGTCGCTGATGCGCAGCAGCTCGGGCGGCGGATCCAGGCGGCGCTGAACCGGGCGACGAACGGTATCGCGCGGCAGATCCAGCGGAACCTTCAGAACAGCCTGCGCAACGTCTCGGTGCAGATCCGGGTGGAGCCGGACCTGTCCCGGTTCGATGCACGGCTCCTTGCCGGGTTGTCCGGGATCGAGTCGCTGAACATCCCGGTGACGCCGGACGTCACCTTCTTCATGGAGCGGCTGCGGGCCGCTCTCGCCGGCGAAGAGGTCTCCATCCGCGTCGTCCCCGACCTGGACGACTTCGACGACCGGATACGCCGGCACAACGCGCCCAGCGTCCGGGTGCCCGCGGACGTCGATACGAACCGGTTCACGCGCTCGCTGGCGGGGCTGGCCGGGATCGCGGGCGGTGTCGGCCGGACCCTGGCGGGCGTCCTCCGGTTCGGTGCGATCGGTATTGCGGCGGCGGGCGCCGCGCAAGGTGTGGCGGCGCTGGCCGGTGCGCTCGCCCCCGCGGTCGGGATCGTCGCGGCGGCCCCGGCCGCGTTCCTCGGCGTGCAGGCGGCTCTCGGCACGCTGAAGCTCGCCCTGGCCGGTGTAGGGGACGCGTTCACGGCGGCGCTGACCGGCGACGCGGACGAGTTCGAGAAGTCCCTGGAAGGACTGTCCCCGGCGGCGCAGGCGGCAGCGAAGGAAGTCCGTGCACTCAAGCCCGCGTTCGACTCGCTGAAGTCGAGCGTGCAGGGCGCGTTCTTCAAGCCGCTGCGCGGGGACATCGAGGCGGCGGCGAAGGCTCTCGGAGGGCCGCTGAAGGCCGGCATGACCGGTGTGGCCAGCGAGTTCGGGCGGCTGGCGTCGTCGGTGGCCGGGTTCGCGAAGTCGTCGTCTGCGGTCAACCTCGTCAAGGGCGTCTTCGCCGGACTGAGGACCGAGATAGCGGGGATCAAGTCCGACAGCGTCGACCGGCTACTCACGGCCATCGCGCGGTTCACGTCGTCGACGCTGCCCGCCTTTCGGGGGCTGGGCGGCGTCCTGGACGGGGTGGTCAACAAGGTCGCCTCGTTCCTGGAGAACGCCACCCGGGCGGGCGACGGCCTGAAGTGGATCCAGGGCGCGCTCACCGTCTTCCGGCAGCTCGGTGGGATCGCCCAGAACGTCGGCTCGATCTTGTCCAGCGTCTTCAAGGCGGCCGGCGACGTCGGCGGCGGGCTCCTGGCGAACATCCAGACGATCACCGGGCAGATCGCCCAGTTCCTGAAGACCGCGTCCGGGCAGTCAGCGGTCCAGAACCTCTTCGGCACCATCGCGTCGATCGCGCAGCAGCTGGGGCCGATCCTGGCCGCGCTGGTGACGCAGATCGGCCAGATCGCGCCCGCCCTGGCACCGGTCTTCCAGACCCTGGGGCCGGCGCTGACGGGCCTGATCGACGCGCTGGGGCCCGCTCTGGCGGGGATAGCGCCGAGCCTTCAGGCCATCGCGACGGGGCTGGCCGGCGCGTTCGAGGTGATCGGTCCCAGCCTCGGCCCGCTCGGCGAGGCCATCGGCCAGGTCATCGAGGCGCTGGCGCCGCTGCTGCCGCTCGTCGGGCAGATCGTGTCCGTACTCGCGACAGCGCTCGCACCGGTGCTGTCCGCGCTGGCGCAGGCGTTCGAGCCGATCATTGAGGAAGTGGTCGCGCAGCTGATGCCGGTGCTGCCGCCGCTTGCGGACGCTTTCGTGCAGCTCGTGCAGGCCCTGACGCCGCTCGCCGTGGGGATCGGCCAGGCCGTCGCTGATGTGTTCGCGCAGCTCGCGCCGCTCCTGCCGCCGCTCGCGCAGGCCGTGGGGCAGATCGTCGCGGCGTTCGTCCCGCTGATCCAGCAGATCACGGCCGCCCTGCTGCCGATCCTGCCGAGCCTGGTCGATGCGTTCATGGCGATCGTCGAGGCCGTGCTGCCGCTCGTGCAGCCTGTCGCCGACCTCGTCGCCGCGGTCGCCCCGCTGGCCGGGATGCTGCTCCAGATCGTGACGCCGCTGGTCCAGGTGGCGGCGGCGTTCGCCGGCTGGCTCGTTCTCCAGGGCGTCGTGCCCCTGGTGCAGGGCGTGGTCTCAGTGCTGACCGGCCTGATCACCACGATCACGGCCGTCGTCACGTTCATCACGAACCTGCCGTCGATGATCATGTCCGGGCTGTCACAGCTCGGTTCGCTGATCTCCTCGGCGTTCCTGGTGGTCGTCACGTTCTTCCAGAACCTGCCGTCGATGATCATGGCGGCGCTGCAAGCGTTGCCCGGCCTGTTGTCGTCCTTGTTCCACCAGTCACTTCAGGCCGTCGGTACCGCCATCGGTACTGGGATCGGCCTGGCGATCGCCCTCTTCACGCAGTTCCCCGGCATGGCGGTCAACGCGCTCGCCTCGCTCGGGGGCCGGCTCGCCTCGCTGCTGCTGTCGGCGTGGGCCTCGGCCCGGTCGGCGACCAGCTCGGGCATCGCGAGCGTCGTCTCGTTCTTCTCGCAGTTGCCAGGCCGCGCGGCGTCGGCGATCTCGTCGCTGCCGGGCCGGGCGGCGGCGGTGCTGCGGTCGGCCGGCTCGTCCATGCTGTCCTCCGCGACCTTGGCCGTCGCGGGGGTCGTGTCGTACTTCGCCGGGTTGCCGTCCAGGGTTCGGGGCGCCCTGGCGGGTGCCTCGGGAGCGCTGGTCGGTGTCGGCCGGGACCTGGTCGCCGGTCTGATCAGCGGTGTCAGGGCGATGGCCGGGGCGGTCGCCTCCGCTGCGAAGGACGTGGTCGGTTCGGCGATCAGCGCCGCGAAAAGTGCACTGAAGATCGGCTCGCCGTCGAAGGTGTTCATCGAGATCGGCCGCGACACCGGCAAGGGCTTCGTGATCGGTCTGACCGGGTCGGCCGCGGAGATCAAGCAGACCACCGACAAGATCGCGCAGGACATCCGGAACGCGTTCAGGGGCAAGAAGACGAAGCTGGACGACCAGCTGTTGAGGCTGGTGTCGGACGGCAACAAGCAGCTGACCAAGCTGGCGGACCAGCGCGACGCCATTGCGAAACGAATCGCCGACGCCAAGAAGTTCGCGGCCGACACCGCCGCGTCGGCGTTGCAGGGCTTCAGCCTCCAGAACCTCACCCAGGGCGGCATCAGCAAGTTCGCCATCACCGAGGGCCTGGACCAGGCGATCACCCAGGTGAAGAACTTCACCAAGCAGGTCAACGACCTGTCCAAGCGCGGCCTGCGGAAGGATCTGTTGCAGCAGATCATCGCGCTCGGCCCGCAGCAGGGCGCGCAGCTCGCCTCGTTCCTGTCGACCCAGTCCACGGCCAGTTTGAAGCAGATCAACTCGCTTCAGAAGAAGCTCGTCGACGCGACGAACGGCCTCGGCAAGAGCGCGGCCGACGACCTGTTCGACGCGGGGAAGCAGGCCAGCGCGGGCTTCTTGGCCGGGTTGAAGGCGCAGCAGAAAGACATCGACGATCTGATGCTGAAGATCGCGCTGTCCATGCAGAAGAGCATCCGGAAGGCTCTCGGGATCAAGTCGCCGTCGCGGGTGTTCATGAAGATCGGTGACCTCACTGGCGCCGGTTTGCAGCGTGGTCTGCTTGGCCGGCTGGGCGACCTGGCGAACTCGGCGAAGGTCTCGGCCCGGCGTCTCAGCGACGCGGTCAGTCAGCCGCTGGCCGGCCTGGCGAGTGTGGTTGCCGGGCCGGTGGTGCAGCCGTCGCTCGGCGACCTCACCGCGGCCGGTCTCGTCCTCCCGGTGCCGGGGCAGCGCGCCGCGAGCGGCCTGGGCGCGGTGCGCAGCCCGATCGGGGCGCAGATCACGAACAACATCACCGTGCAGGCGGCCGACGACCCCGAGCAGACAGCCCGCGTGGTCCTACGGCGCATCGCGCTGGCGAACCTGACCTGAGAGAGGTGCCGACGTTGCTGGTCGATTACGTGACGGTGGGCGGCGTGGAGGTGGTCAACCACGCCCGGCTGCGCCAGTATCTGCGGACGGTCGGCTCGCCGCTGACGAGCGGCGCGGACATCTGCGGTTGCGAGACGCTCACTTCGGAGGTCCTCGACCCGGACGGGCTGCCGTACACCACGCCTGACGATCCGCTGACCCCGGCCGAGTGGTACGACCCGGACGCCCCGGAGAGCGTCGAGTTCGCCGGCGTGTTGCTGCTCAGCATCGACGGCATCGACGACTACCCCGTGGAGCGGTCGGTGAGCACCGCGGTGACCGGCGGCGGATCGATCGGTCCGGCCCGGGTGCAGCCGAGGCAGATGACGTTCACGGCGATCCTCCTCGGCTCCACGTGCTGCGGCGTGGAGTACGGGTTGCAGTTCCTGAAGGCAGCGTTGCAGGGCTGCACGGGCTCGCAGTGCGGCGGGGACTGCGTGGAGATGTACGCGTGCTGTCCGGGGGAGGAGATGACCCGGGAGGAGTTCAACGCGGCGCACCGGCGGACCTTCCGGCGGGTGGCGTTGACGTCCGGACCGAAGGTGACCGGCCGGAACGGGGACGGCTCGTGCGCGGGCGGCACCTGCTCCATGGGAGCCGACATCATTCAGGTGGAGTGGACGATGACGGCGGCGAGCCCGTTCGCGTACACGGACCCGGTGGAGCTTCTCGACGTTGGGTTGCCGACCGACACCGACGGCGAGTGCATCCAGTGGTGTGTTCATCCGCCGGGCGGGGCGGCCTGCACGGGGTGCCGTCTCGCGGCGTGCGTGGACGCGGAGGACAGCTGCGCGGACCCGTCGTGTGCCTCCGCGGCCCCGCCGGTGCCGTCGGCTCCGGTGACGTGCTTCTGCAACGCGCTCGCCGTCAACGAGGCGGTGTACGAGATCGACCTGTCCGGCCGGCCGGGCTGGATGGACGACGTCGCCCAGATATCGGTGTACGCGGGCAGCACCGATCTGCGGCGGCTGACGATCTCGCTGTTCCAGAGGACGAGCGCGGACGAGGGCCTGACGTGTGAGGAGGTCGCCGAGAAGAAGCGGTGTGAGCCGTACGCCCAGTGGACGGTGTCCTACCTCGCGGCCGGGTCAGAACTCCTCCTCGATGGGCAGACGGGCCGGGCGGCGGTCTACTGCGGCGGTGAGTGCGCCCCGGCGACGACGGTGTTCGGCCGGGACGGGGCCCCGCCGTCGTGGCCGGTCCTGGACTGCGCCGAGTACTGCCTGCTGCTGGAGACGGACAGCTTCGAGCCGCCGGCGGCCGACACCCGGCTGTCGCTCGCTGTGTCCGGAAGGGCCCTGTGATGGCCGGCCTCGGGTGCGCGGCCGAGTACACCGCGTACATCTCCGACCGCGGGGGCGCGCTGCTGGCCCAGGCGCAGACCATCACGAAGCTGGAGTGGAACCGGCTGCTGAACGACGCCTCCACGGCGCGAGTGACGATCGAACCGGATTGGGACTGCTGCGGCCCCTTGGGCGACATGCGTGCGATGAGGCACTGGCTCCACATCTACCGGAACGACGTCTACGTGTGGGGCGGGCAGATCATCCAGCCGACGTGGGGTGTCGGCACGGTGCAGATCGCGGCGGCCGACATCGTGTCGGTCCTCAACCGGCGCACCCCGCACGAGACCCGGGCGTTTACGAACACGGACCTGACGGAGATCGCCGAGTGGGTGATCGAGGACGCCATGTTCCCGGACGATCCGGGGCACAGCGTGAAGGTGCTTCAGGAGTCCGGCGTCCTCGGTTCCCGCGCGTACCGGGCCGCCATCGGGCAGAGCGGGGACCACTTGCGGGACCTGGCGGACTCGGGCCTGGACTTCACGGCCTTCGGGGAGACGCTGCTGCTGATGCCGGATGACTGGAGTGCCAGCGTCGGCCGGCTCACCGACGCGGACCTGCCGGACGGGCTGAGTGTCGCGGAGGACGGTACGGCGCTGGCGACGCGGTGGATCGTGTACGGCAGCGACGAGTCGGGCGTCGTGGGCGTCGCGGGCGGCACGCACCCGTACTACGGGCTGATCGAGCGCAGCGTGCAGGACACGAGCATCACAGACCAGGCGAGTGCCGACGCGGCGGCCCGGTCGCGGCTGAACGCGTCGCTGCCGGTACCGGTCTACCTGGACTCGCAGGAGGTCACCCTGTCCCCGGACGCCGGGGTCGACATCGCCCGCCTGGTGCCGGGCTGGTGTGTGGACGTCACGACGACCGCGACGTGCCGGAACATCTCGCAGCGGATGAAGATCACCGGTGTGGCAGTGTCGGCGGACGGCGGGGGCGAGCAGGTGAAGGTCCAGTTCGGACCCGTGAGTGCGGAGGACTGATGGCGTACCGGCCGGCGGCGAGACTGATCCCGGACAACCCGATGGCGGGCGTCCTGCGGGAGGCGCAACGGGCGGCGCGGCAACCGGGGCCGCGCGGCCGGCAGGGAGACCAGGGCGAGCCGGGCCCACCCGGACCGCCCGGACCGCCGGGCGTACAGGGTCCGGCCGGCCCGAGGGGCGAGCCGCCAGCCGCCACCGTGGTCAGCACCGCGGCTGACGGGCGAGCAACCTGGGTGTACGCGCGCCCGTTCACGCAGCCGCCCGTCGTCACCGCGACCGCTGTCGACCCCGACCCGAGCGACCCGCGCGGCCTGTTCGTCACCCTGGAAGCCGTGACAGCCACTCAGGCCAGCGTGCGGGTGTGGCAGTCGACCGGCGTCCTGGTCGGCGGGCAGACCGCAGTACCGGCCGGGGCTGGCGTGAAGGTCCACGTGATGGCGGCCGGCACCCTCACCTAGCGTCGGGTCCAGGTGATGACGCCGGACTGCCCGCTATCAGGCTGAGGTCACACGCCGACGTACTTCTCGTACGCCCACAGGTAGTCATCCCTCTGGAACCACCAGTTGCCGTAATCGTTCTGGCAGTACTGGATGATGTAGAAAGCTCCGCCGCCGCGGGCGGCGACCCGGCTACTGCCGTAGGGCTCGACGTGCCACGGCGTGTTCGCCACGAACTGGTTGTAGTCACCCGCCACATAGCAGTCTAGCTGCGCGGGTGACGTGGCTGCGGCGGGCGCAGCCAACGCCCCCATCAGCAATCCGATCCCGATTGCGACACTGGCCAGAGTGCGCCGGACTGTCCTCACGGCTCTCCCCTCCCATGCAGTCGACGTAGCGTCGAACCGCCCTGTCATCTGTGGCTTTTTGGACCTTTCGCGTGACTTCTCCTTCGGTGGTCACAAGGGTGGCACGCATGCCCGTCAGCGGGTAAGACGCGATCCGGTCTCGCCGATGGGGTCGTGCTGATGCGGGTGGGGCGGCTGGGCCGGCCGGGGCGGGCGGCACCCCCGGTGGGGTGGGTCGGCTCGACGCTCCGGTGGTGCCTGTCCTCAGCGTCTCTCCTCGGGCCTCGCCGTCCTGGTAGCTCGCTACGCTGGAGCCGGAAGTCGTTGGTTGAGGGCCAGACTACGGAATCGGACATGTGGGGCGTTCCGTGTCGAGAGCCTGCGCAGACGGAAACTACTTCGAGATCAACGACGACGGTGAGCTGACCATGGTGCCCGGGTCGATGGGCCTGCGGCAGATCCTCACCTTCAAGACGCCGGGGACGTTCACGTTCAAGAAGGAGAACTATCCGTGGCTCTCGCGTGTCCGGGTCATCGTGCAGGGCGCGGGCGGTGGCTCAGCCGGGGCGAACGCAGCCAGCGGCCAGTGCATCGTCAGGCCGGGTGGAGCAGCCGGCGGATACGCTGAATCGCTGATCGAGGCGTCAGCGCTCGGCGCGACGGAGACGATCGTTGTTGGCGCGGGCGGTGTGGCAGGGACAGGCAACGCGGCCGGCAGCGCCGGCGGCAGCAGCTCCTTCGGCGGCTTCGCCATAGCCAACGGCGGAGACGGCGGTACCGCATTCCAGAACTCGGCGACAAGCCTCGACGCTGTGTCCGGCGTGACCGGGACGGTCGCGAACACGGGGAATGTGATCGCGTCGGGTGGAGGCGCGGGCGGCGGAGCGATCCGGCTGAGCGCCACACAGGGGCTGGGAGGGGCCGGCGGAGACAGCCGGCTTGGCTTCGGCGGGCTGGCCAGGTCCACCGAAGGCCCTGGAACAACGTCGCGTGGCTGGGGTGGTGGCGCGGGCGGCCCGGTCTCCTACGGCGCCGCCGAGAGCGGCGCGGACGGCGGCGGCGGCATCGTCATCGTCGAGCTGTACGGGTAGCCCTCGCGGGCACCTGCTCGTACAGGTGTGCGGGCTAGACTTCTGCGAGCCGCTGGTTGTGGGCCGGGCCAGGATCACCCGAGAGGGGAAGCATCTTGGCCAGGTGTCAGTGCGGTGGCGGCGGCTGCAACTGCGTCATCGTCGCCGGCGAGAACACGACAGTCACGGGCGGCGGCAGCACCGCGAACCCGTACGTCGTCAACGCGCAGGTCGACTGTGCTGATGTGCGGCCCTGCATCTCCGCGGGGCCAGGCGCGACGTACGACCCGAACACGGGCGTCGTCGGCGCGCATCTGTCACCGGACGCGGGTAACAACCTCGTCCTGGACCCGAGCGGCGGTCTGTTCGTGCCGACCGGCGCGGCCACGGTGTCGACGGGCTGCGGTCTCACCGGCGACGGCTCGGCGAGCAGCCCCGTGCGCGCGCGGACGGGCACGTGGGACTTCCCGTGTGACCTGGACGCGAACGCGGGCCGGGTGTTCTGCGACTCGACGGGCGTGCTGCGGTCCGAGCCGCGTGGCCGAACCTTCTTCCAGCAGCAGTCGACGACCGATAACAACCCGAACACCCCCGTGCCGGCGGTGTATCCGACGCAGATCGCGGACCACTCGCTGACGTTCACGAACCCCGACAGCTGCCGGGACATGTTCGTGATCTGCGAGACGGAGCTGGACATCGATTTCGACCTGCCGCCGGGCTCCGGAGCTGCGTGGGGCATCGTCGGCGACGAGCAGGGCCGCTTGTCGAACACAGGCAGTTCGACGCAGTTCGACGTGCACGCGCAGCTGACGAAGGTCTTCCACCTCACGGTCGGCCCTGGTCAGACCTTCACCCAGCACCTGTATGTGCAGGCCGGCACCGGCTTCGGCGGCGCTCAGTACAACAAGGTCCAGTCCCTCATCAGGGCCTTCGGGATCATCCTCTAAGGAGTCGGCGTGCCCACGATCTACTACCGCACCGCGGGTGGCAGCCTCGTGCAGGCGGAGGCGAGCGACGGCGTCCACCTGGAGGCCCCAGAGGGCGCAACGCCGCTCGACCGTGCCTCGTACGAGGCCGCGCAGGCGGCTGCCAAGGCCGCGCGTGATCAGGAGAGGGCCGCCGCGCAGGCGGCGGAGCAGGCCGAGGCGAAGGCCGCGCACGACGCGCTGGCGCAGCTGGGCCTGCCGGCGTCTGTCGTGCAGCGGCTGACGGGCTACCGGCCGGCGGACCACGAGCCGGACGGGGGTCACTGATGTCCTGGTGCCCGTTCGCGAAGAAGCTGGAGCTTCAGCCCGAGAGCGACGCGCAGCCGGCGATCCGGCCCACGCAGTTCATCGCGCACAGCATCGTCGCGCCATGGACGCCCGAGCGTACGTACGAGTACTGGCGCGACTCGACCAACCTGGAGTCGCACTTCGGGCTGGGCTACGACGGCAGCCTGGGGCAGTTCATCGGCACGCAGACCCGCGCCGATGCGAATGCGGCGGCCAACCGGCGCCCGGACGGCACGGGCGCGATCTCGCTGGAGTCCGCGTCCAACCTGGAGGCGTCGGACCCGTGGACGGCCGAGCAGGTCGAGACGCTGATCCGGCTCGGTGTCTGGGTGCACCAGGAGCACGGCATCCCGCTGCGGCTGTGCCGCTCGGCGGACGACCCGGGGTTCGGCTATCACCGCATGTTCCGGGAGTGGAACCCGGACGGCCACTCGTGCCCTGGCGACGCCCGCGCGACGCAGTTCAAGGAAGTCGTGCTGCCCGGGATCATCGCGCGCGTCACCGGCCAGACGCCGCAGACAGGAGGGGATGACATGCCCGAGTACGTGAACCTCGGCATCACGAAGGCGTACCAGCTCGCGCCGGGTGTCTGGGACTCGATCGAGTTCACGCAGGAGTGGACCGACGAGACCGGCGACCACACGCCGAACGGGGCCGTCGTCGTCCGGGGCGGCGCCCGGTTCACCGGCACGCTCAGCCTCACCGTCACCGGCCTCGCCAAGGGCGAGGTCGTGCAGGCACGCATGAGCGAGTTCTCCGGGGAGACGCACGTCCAGGACCACCCGATCGACGAGCTGATCGGGACCGACGGCGACACGTTCGCGGTCGTACCAGTCACCAAGCGCATCGCGGCCGGCCGGACCATCCGCTTCCGGCTGCTGAACCAGGGCGCGAAGCCCGTCAAAGTCACGAGCGCGGTCGGAACCCTGCTCGTGTGGAAGGAGTAGCTGTGCTGCTGATCTCGCTTCTGCGTACCGTCGTCCCGCTCGTCGCCGGGTGGATCATCGTGGCCCTCACCCATCTGGGCTTCAGCCTCGACAGCAACACCGCCCAGGCGGCTGTGACGCTCGCGGTGGCCGGCGTCTACTACGTGGTGTTCCGGCTCGTCGAGCGGACCGTCGAGAAGTTCGGCGGGCCCGCCTGGGTCAAGGGCGCGGCCGGCGCGCTGCTCGGCTGGGCCCAGCCGCCCCGGTACAAGCCGACCGACGACGTCGCCGAGCTGGTGCGCCAGAGCCGGTCATGACCACACAGCCACCGCCCGATCCCGGCGTCTACATCTCGCTGCCGCAGATGTACCAGGAGGTGCAGCACGTGTCGCGCCTGGTCTCCCGCATGGACGGCAAGCTGGACGGGATTCTCGCCGAGAGCCGGGAAATCAAGGGCGACGTGTCCGACCACGAAGCCCGTATCCGTGCGCTGGAGCTAGGCGAGACACCGCGGCAGCAGCGCAACGACGCCCGGCTGTCCTCGCTGGAGTCCGGGCGGTGGCCGCTGCCGGCGCTCGGCGCCCTGACCGGACTCGCCGGCGTCGCGACCGGCGTCGCCGCCCTGTTCATGCGCTGACCGTCCCGAGACCGAGCCCCGCCCCCTCACCCGCTCCAGGGGGCGGGGCTCTGCCATGCTGACGGCATGGACGACGCATCCGACCTCGACGAGTGGCTCGCCCGGCTGCCCAAGCCGTCGCCGCGCGAGGCCCTCGCCGAGCTGCTCGCCGCGCGCGAGGCCGCCGCCTCGGCACCGCCGCCCGAGCCGACGACGATCCCGGCGCCCGACTACCCGTACCCGCTGGGGCACCCACTCGCCGGCACGCTCCGGTTCTGGTGCCCGCTCGGCTGCGGCTGGTACCACGACGAACGGTCGCACCTCGACGCCCCCGCGCAGCCCCTCGCCGTGCCGGTCGACCCGGCCCGGATCTCCCAGGCCCTCACCGAGCAGGCGAACGCCCGCGCGGCAGCGTTCCGGGCGCGCGTCGAGCAGATGATCGCCAGCCACTTCGAGCAGGCCCACCCCGGCCGCTGACCGGCCGATGTCAGACCCCCTGAGTAGCGTGGTGGCGTCCTGTACGAGAAGTGCATCTGGCTGCGTTGCTCTGGATGGACTTTGCGCCCCCGCCCGGCTACCGGGCGGGGGCGGCATGCTTCACGCGGCGGGCTCGACATCGTCGGCCGTGAGGTCGGCCCACTCGGCGAGCAGCTCGTGGTACGCCTGCGTCCGGTCCTTGCCCGCCGGCTGGCCCATGAGCTGGCGGATACGGGCGTTGACGTCTTCGAGAGCAGCGCGCAGCGGGCCACAGGGCCGGGACGTGGTGGGCATGGCCGCACGGTAGAGGCGGCCACCGACATCCGGTTCTGGCGGGGCTGTCCTATTCTTGTTCGACGCGGCCGATTCAGCCGCGAGCGAGTGGAACAGGACACCCCGATGGCGACGACGTCACCAGAGATCGAGCTGAGCGGCTACCCGGCGCCTATCTGGACCGAGGCCGAAGCGGGCTCGTGCTCGCGTTGCCAGGCGAAGTGCAAGCGCTACGGCAGCGGCGGCAACCCGTTGTGCCGGGACTGCTTCGCCTCCGTCGCCGCGCAGTGGGGGCCCGGCGTGCGGCAGAAGAGTTACAACGCCTGAGCGTTCCGGACGGCCTGCCGTCCCGGCCGCCGCGCCCGTACATTGGCCACGAAGGCTCATCGTGGACGTGAGGGGCGCAGCGTGGAATTCCCCGAAGAACTGAGCATGGGCGAGCGCATCCGGGCACTGAGGGAATCGCGCGGCATGTCCCGCGCCGTCCTCGCCGGCATGTGCAACCGCGGCTCTGACTGGCTCAAGAAGATCGAAACAGGCGAGCGCGAACTCAACTCGCACACCCTGTTGCTGAAGCTGGCGACGGCGCTTGCCGTTTCGGACCTGTCCGTCATCACCGGCAACGCGACCGACGTCGCGGCGACGGTCCCGACCGGGCGGCTCAACCATCCCGCACTACCGGGCATCTGGGATGCGGTCATGACCCGACCGCTCGTCTTCCGGACGCCGTCGACGCCGCCGGACCCGGCGCAGCTTCAGGGCCGCGTGGATCAGTCCTGGCAACTGTGGCACTCCAGCGAGCACAACAGGACTGAAGTCGGGGCGCTGCTGCCTGGGCTGATCCGGGACGCGGAGACGACCGTGCGAGTGCTCGACGGCGAGCAGCGGCGCGCGGCGCTCGTCGCCCTGTCGGACGTTTACCGGCTGACCGGGCAGGCAACGGCGTACATTGCGCCGGCTGAACTCGCGTGGGTCGTCGCCGACCGGGCGCTGACGGCAGCGCAGGACGCCGACGACCCGGCCGCGATCGCCGCCTCGGCGTGGAACATGGGCAACATCTTGCGTGAGACCTCGTACCCCGAGGAAGCGCTGCGTGTCGTGGTGGAAGCGAGCGACCTGATCCGCCCGCATCTGGAGTCGGCGCCCGACGACTGGCGTGGCATCTACGGCGCGCTTCAGTTGCACGCGGCGGTGACGCACGCCCGTGAGGGCGCCGAGGGTGACGCGTGGCGCTGCTGGGAGAGGGGCCACCAGGTGGCGAAGTCGCTGCCGGTGTCGTACGTGCACCCGTCGACGGTCTTCGGCCGGGCCAACGTCGACTTCCACCAGGTCAGCGTGCACACCGACCTGAAGAAGGCGCAGAAGGCCCTCGGGCTCGCCGACGAGATCGACCCCGATGTAATGCCGTCGACCGAGCGGCGGGCCCGGCTGTGGGTTGAGGTCGCGCGGGGCCACCTCCAGCGCGGTGACCGGACGGCGGCGTTGATGGTGATGCAACTCGCCTACGAGACTGGCGCGGAGACGGTTCGGTTCACCCCGGCGGCCCGGTCCGTGGCGGCGGACCTGTGGCGGAAGGCGCCACGTGCGCTGAGGCCGCAGGCGGCGAAGCTCGCCGCGCAGGTCGGTGTCGTCGCTGACGCCGGATAGAGCACACCGACGGCCGTTTCGTGCAGTCGCATTCCGCCATTGTTCCGGTCTGTCGCAGGGCGGGGCGGAGGCGGCCACGGGGCGGCCGTTGGCATATGCGGAAGTCGGCGACCTGCTGAGGACTGATGCAGGGGGCGCGTGCTGGCTGGTCACGCGCCGGGGGAGTAGCGGTCACTGACGGTGTCTGAAACGAAGGGGGCCAAACTGTGACCGGGGCCCAGTGCGGCCCCGTTACCGATCAGTAGACGCCCTACGGTGACGGACCTCGCACCGTCCGTATGTCACCGGAGGTCAATCGTGGACACGCCCTCTGCCCCCTGGCACGCGTCCCCCCGGCGCGACGCCGCGCCGTACAGCGACGCCCAGACCGGCGAGGTCCGGATCCCGCTGACGCTGTTCAGCGTCGACGAGCGCATAAGGGACGTCGACCTCGTGCTGTCGCGGACGGAGGGCGAGACGTTCTTCGAGCAGCTCCGCCCCGCGCTGACGGCGTCCATCGAGAGCGCGGTTCGCCGGCCGGAGGTCGTGAAGTGACCGAGGTCGACGAGATGTTCCCCGGCAAGACGGAAGACGCCGGGGCCCTCATCAAGCGCGAGATGCACGAGCTGGCCGAGCGGCCCGAACCGCGGGTCGTCACCCGGCTGGAGCGCGAGGCGGCCGTCCGCTCGTGGCTGCTGCTGTCGGCCGCCAGCGCCGACACCTCGCGTATCGACTGGGACGAGAACGGTATTGCTCTGCTGCGCTGCGGCGCCCTCTTCTCCACGGTGCGCATGTCCGCCGAGCTGGTCGAAGCGGCGGCCGGCTCTAACGAGCCCGAGAAGGTACGCGACGTCCTGACGGCCGCGCTGTTCGGCGGCCCCGTCTTCGTCGACACGCACAGTGGCCGGTACTACGCACTGGTTCCGGCGAGCACCGCGAACCGGGCCGAGTGGCGCGAGCGGAGGCACGCGCCGCATGCAGAGATCCGAGGGCGCGACAGCTACGTCGGCGTACCCCGGCCCGGACTGGACGAGCCGCACCCCGGCCACTTCAGCTACTGGTCTGTGCCGATGCACGGCCCTGCGGACCTGTGCGACCCGGAAGCCGTCTCGCAGTTTGTCGCCCACGGGCGGCACCGGCTCACCACGCGGGAGGCCGTAAGTGGGCACTGAGAAGGCCGAACCGGGCAGCGAGCAGGCTGTGAAGGCGGCGTGTCACCGCGTGCTGTGGGACATGAGGCCCTTCGGCGCCGACGAGGCGCGGGAGCTGCTGGCGGAGCTCGACGAGCACGTACGGGCGCTCAGCCCGCAGGTATCCGCGCTCGTTCCGGAACTGGGCGGCGAGGACCGTGAGACGGCCCTCCTCGTGCTGCGGCACGTTGACAGGGTGCTGCACCCGGACGCGTCGTTGACGGACGGGCAATTGCGGCTGCACGAACTCGCGGTCGTCGCGCGGGCGCTGAGCGAGCTGATCGTCCTCGGACGTCGGCGGGTCCGCGGGGAGCGGCCGGCCGGCGGGGACGCCGAGAACGGCTCGGCCGATGCTGCGGGCTGGCTCGCCGCCGGGGCGGGGACCTGACCGTGGAACGGTCGTGGGTCATCGGGGACTGCTGGCTCGGCTGCGGGCGGACCGGCGTCCGGGTGCTCTGGCTGGGGCCGGTCCAATGGGACGGGTACACCGCGCCGTTCATGTCGTGCGCGTCGTGCCTGGCCCGGCTCATGGCCCAGGCCCGCGCCTACTGGCTCAGCCGGCTGCGTATCGCGGCCGGGGCATGAAGACCCCCGCACGGGGCTTGGCGGCGACCTGCCCCGTGCGGGACGGCGGCCCGGCCCGTCCGCTAAACCCCCGAGGTGGATGGGCCGGGGCCGTCGGCTCTGCCGGTGTCGCTCTCAGGTTGGGCGATCCTCACGTGGGGGGAGACGAGCCAATGACCGGCAGAGGGCCCGTGCGGCGAAGCCGAGTCGCGAATACCTACGGCCCGCGTCGGCTGCCTCTCCGGTCCGATCCCGGACACGGGCACACCCCCCCTTCGTTTTGCTACTCAGGAGAGAACTTCGTGAACGCGCCCACCGATGCTGTGCCGCCGGTCCCGCTGCGGCCGGCCGCTCCCTTGCAGCCGATCCTCAGGCGCGCCCTGGAGGAGGCGGATTTCGCAGCGGACGTCGCAGTCGACGGTCACTCCCTGCTGGTGTCCGTCCTGACCATCCGGGTGCCGTGGTGTCCGACGACAGCTGAGGCCGCCCAGGAGTGGATGCGAACGGCCGGTGTGCAGGGCGACGCCACGTGGGATGAAGGGGGCATCGTCGTCCTCCACCTCCATGAGGCGCCCGCGGTATACCAGTTCATGACGGTGCTGGAGCCGCAGATCAGCGCGCACAAGATCGCCGCCGGGCTCAGGCGCGTACTGGGCGAACTCGGCGTGGACAGCGTGACGGACGCGAGCCGGGACGTCATCGACGTGCGGCTCGGCGGTGACGACCTGAGCGCGGTGGTGGTTCTCGCGGAGCGGTTCGGCGCTCCCCATATCGCTAAGGGCTTGGAGCTGGGGCGGTCCCGTGGTCTGCGACGTCTCGCCGAGCGGTTCCGGTACCTCCTCACGGGCGTCGTGGGCTCCCTGGTCGACGACGTCTACGAGCCGGGGTGCGCCCACGAAGGGGAGAGCCTGACCCTGTACCTGTCCCCGGCGCAGGCGGGCCGTCTCCTCCAGCGTCTGAACCGCAACGTCCTCGACGGCTCCAGGCCGGCCGATGTGAGGCGGCTCGTCGTGCACTCGGGGGAGGGCTCGTGAAGCATCGCCCCACCCTGCGCGTGGAAGTGCGGGAGCCGGACCGGCGAGATGAATGGGAGCTGTCCTGGTACCGGGAGCGGCTCGCTGACCCGACCCTGCTCGACTACGCGGTGGTGATCGTGGTCGACGGCACCGGATACCTGGTAGTGCCGCGCTGCGGACGGCGCCGCGGCGGCTATGTGAGCGCCAACGACGCGGAGGTCATCTGGCATCTGTGCGACCAGCTCCGCGCGCTGCCGCGCTTCCCGGACGTCCGAGTGCGCTGGTCGACGGACCCGGACGTCTGCCATGCCGTCGAGTGGGGCGACCCAGTGCCCAACACCCCCGATGACCGTGTGCGCGGCAAGTTCTACGGCTACAGCGACGAGGCGATCGCCGAGTACGCGGAGGAGGTGGACGGCCGTGAGCAGTGAGCCGGGCGAGACCGGGCGGGACGACGCCGGGCAGGCGCAGGCGACCGACCGGCCGGTGTGCGCCTTCCACCGGCTGTTCGACCAGTTCGTTGAACTCGACGGCGCCGGCCGGTGCTGGCGGTGCCTCTGTGCGCCGACGGAAGAGGACAACGACCCCGATGAGGACGAGGGTGAGGACTGCGGCAAATGAACGAGCCTCTCCCCGCCACATAGACCCCTGCCCGGCGGCCGGGATGCCACTGAGCCCCGGCTGTCGGGCAGGCACCATGCACCACCCAACCGATGAAGGGAAGTGCAATGACCCAGTTCGAGATGCCCGCCGTGGACGCCGTCGCCGGCGCCGCGCGGGAGATCCTGGACACCATCAAGAGCGACCGCGAGTTCCCGGCGTTCCGGGCCGCCAGCCTGGAGTACTCGGAGGATTGGCAGTGTTTCACGGGTTTCCCCGTCGTCGAGCGGTGGAACCTGGAGGCGGACTCGGCGCCGCTGTTCGAGGAGGGCCTGCGGGCCCTGGCGCTCAAGGCCGCCGTCTGGGGCGCCACCGGCGACGACCAGGCGGCTGAAATCCCGATCGCCGTCCCGGTCGACGAGATGACGCACGCGATGCTGGCCCAGTCGCAGCTTCTCGCGCGGATCGCCGCCCGCTCCGGGGTCAGCATCATCCACCAGACCGACCAGGAGCACACCGACTACCGCGCGGGCGGGTACACCCACGACTGCTACCGCGCGGCGTGGGGCGAGCCGCCGGCCCGGTACTGGCTCGACCACGAGGAAGTCGTCAGGCGCCGCGACGTGCTGGCCGGGCTGTACCAGAGCATCGGCATGGGCCGGTCCGGGCGCGAGCACGGCATCACCTTCGCCCCGGCCGCGGCCTAGCCGAGCGCGGCGCGCAGAACGGCCGTGATGTCGGTCTCCGGGTCTGCGGCGAGCAGGATGTCCGTCGCCTGACGGATCACGTCGTCGCAGGCTTCGGGCGGGGCCGCGTCCAGCGCTGCGCGTACCCAGGCGGGGACCTCGCCGGCCTGGACCGGCGGCGGGGTCTCCCAGGGCAGCGGCAGGCCGTTCGTCGCGTACGGAGCGGCGGGCAGCCCGACGCGCTCGGGATGCACGCATACGGGGACGCCGGCGGAGGTGAACCGGTGGCCGGTAGCGGGGTCGAAAGGGCAGTCTCGTGAGGGGCGCTCGACGACGTCGAACCGGCCGCCGGGCAGGCGTAGGGACGGGCATACGCCACACACCGGCCGGCCGTCCCGCGCGAACGGTTCGCCCTGCTCCGCCATCCCCGCATCGCCTCCCGTCACTTGCTGGTTAGCACGGTAGCCGACATGGGCCAGTCGCTCCCTCTCCCAGAAGACCCCTCAGAGACCCCCGCCCCGGAACCGGGACCTGGACAGTCGAGCCCCGGGGCGGGTCGCACCACCAAGCACGGCACCGACGAACCCGACGAAGGGAAGGTCATGACCGTCACGCTGGAACAGCCCGCGAGCACGACGACGCGGGACCCGAAGGAACTGCTCAACGCGGTCGCACCGCACATCACCGAGCTGACCGTGAACGTGTTCGACTCCGGGATGTCCCTCTGGGACCGTGAGATCGCGCTGCTGCTGCGCGACCACACGATGGTCCGGGACATGGCCGAACGGATCCTCGGCAACGCCGTCATGTACGTCATGGGTTCCATCGAGAACCCGGACGTCCACCTCGGCGTCGGCAAGCTCGTCGACATCGGCGTGCACCAGCTCATCCTCGACACGCCCGTCTGGTGGGGCATCTGCCGCCTGTACAACGGCGGCCGGTTCAAGCACCACGCCCCGTTCATCGAGCGCCGACGCGACGGGCTGTGCCTGCGCACCGGGGAGTTCCTGCGGTCCCAGGGCTGGCCGATCGACGAGGAGCTGTGGGCCATCGACGGCACGGACTGCTCGCCGTGTGACGACAAGGTCCCCGACAGCCACTGACCCCGCTACAGTCGCCCCCGTCCTCGCTACCGCCCGGAGGGCGGGGGCCCCGCCCACTCGAACCAGAGGAACTCGCTGTGCCCGTACCCCACGACATCGAGGCAGAGACCGAACTGTGGGACACCTTCGCGGAGTCCGCCTTCAAGGACGATGCGGAACCCAGCTTCTGCTGGACCCAGTACGCCGGGCACGGCCCCGGCCCCGAGCTGCTCGGCAACCCGCGCAGCGTGCTGGAGATCGGTTGCGGCACCGGCCGCGCCCTCGCCTTCCTCGCCCGCAGCGGTGTTGAGGCTCACGGCGTCGACCTGTCCCCGGTCATGGTGAAGAAGTGCAGCGAGCGCTGGGCGGACACCGGCGCCACCTTCGACTGCGGTGAGGTACTGGAGTGGCTCGCCGACTGCCAGACCACCTATGACGCGGTGTACTCCATCTTCGGCGCGGCCTGGTTCACCGATCCGTCCCGGCTGTTTCCCCTGGTGGCGGCGCGTCTGAATCCCGGCGGGGTGTTCGTCTTCTCCCAGCCGCCGGCCATCCCCGGCGCGTACGGCCCGCAGGGCATGTACAAGGGCGGGTTCGCGGGCAAGGCGATGTTCACCTACCGATACAGCTACAAGCCCGCCGTGTGGGAGCGTCACCTGCGTCGGGCTGGATTTACGTCGGTGGAGGCCGACGTGGTCGACGCACCGACGCCTGGGCACATTGGCACGTTGCTCGTCCGGGCCTGGTCCGCCGCCTGACGGTGGGACGGCACTGGCCCCGGCCGCCCGCTGCTGCGTGGGCGCCGGGGCCGTCGTGTGCTCGGCTCAGGCGGCGTCGTCTGCGGGCGCGGTGACCTGGAGCACGCGGCGGAGGTCGGCGGTCACGACGCGGTAGGCGCGGCCCGCCGGGATCACCTGGCAGGGGAACTGCCCCTTGCGGACGAGCTGGTACGCGAGGGTGCGGCCGATACCGAAGGCCCGAGCTGCGGTCTCGACGTCGATGGTCGGAGGCAGGTCGAGCAGGTCGGCTGTGGTGAGGGCCTGGACGTCGGTTGCGGTCACTGCGTGGCTCCCGTGGTCTCCTACTGCGTACTGCGCATCACTGCGCGGAGTACTGCGCACGGTACGGCATGAGTTGTCACGGCACAACACGGCAGTTACGTTGACCTATCCGACGAGATCGCGCGGCACGGCTGTGGCCGGCCGCTCGTCGGCGTGGACGCATATCGGCCCCCGGTGGCGATCGCTGCGGGCCACAGGGGAGGGACCATGCCCGGAGCCAGACGGGCCGGCAGTATCACGAAGAGGTGCGAGTGCCGAGGCGAGGACGGGAAGCGACTCGGACAGAGCTGCCCCGCCTTGCGGAAGCGGTCGCACGGCACTTACCAGCTGCGGCAGGAACTGCCGGCTGCCGCCGACGGCACGCGCCGCATCTTCCGTCGCACCGGGTACACAGCGGTCGGTGACGCGCAGTCGGACCTCGACAAGCTGCGCGCGATCCTCGACTTGATCGGCGACGACGAGCACTACGGCCACCAGATCAGCGACCTGCTCGCCAAGGTGCAGAGCGACCGCGCGGACATCCCTGACGCCGGCGAGGTGAAGCGGCGCCTGGCCGGTGGCGTCGCGCTCAGCAGCGATATGACGGTCGGCGAGTGGCTCGACGCCTGGCTCGCGGCCAAGAAGACGAAGCGCCGCACGACGTCCAGCTATGAGTCGCATATCCGCGTGCACCTGCGGCCGGGGCTGGGGCACTACCGCCTGGACCGGCTGAACATCGGCCACGTGCAGGCGTTTTTCGACGGCATCGACGAGCGCAACGAGGTGATCCGAGCCGAGAACACGGCGCGCCGCGAGCAGGAAGCACGCTGCAAGTGGGGGAAGCCCGGGGCGCCGCCGCCGGACGTCTCGGCGCGACTGGCGGTCGAGCGGGAGAAGCTCGCGGCGATGCCGCCGTATCGGTACATCACGGGGCCGGCGACGAAGCAGCGGATCAGGGCGACGCTGCGAGCCGCGCTGAACGGCGCGATCCGACGGCAGTTGATCACGTTCAACCCGGCGCAGTGGGTGGAGCTCGACTCGGGCAAGCGGCCCAAGGCCCGGCTGTGGACGGCGCAGAACGTCGAGTACTGGCGGCGTACGGGCGAGAAGCCGTCACCGGTCATGGTGTGGACTCCCGAGCAGCTCGGTCACTTCCTGGACGAAGCCGAGCCGTCCAGGTTGTACGCCTTCTTCCACCTGATCGCGTTCCGCGGACTGCGCCGCGGCGAGGGCGTGGGTCAAGACTGGCTGCACGTCGACCTCGACGCCGGGCTCATCACCCCGGCGAAGAACTTGATCGTGGACAACTGGGAGGTCTTCGAGGACGCCCCGAAGACCGAGGAGTCGGCGTCGACTATCGCGCTCGACTCGCTGAATGTCGAGGTTCTGCGCGAGCACCGGCAGCGGCAGCTTGCCGAGCGCGACGAGTGGAACCGGCGCGCCGCAGAGCAGCGCGCGGCTGGAAAGGACGTCCCGGACTGGCAGGACACAGGGAAGGTGTTCACCGACATCGACGGGTCGTGGCTGCACCCGGAGAAGGTCAGCGACGAGTTCCGTCGGATCGTGGCGCGCGCCGGGCTGCCGCCCATCAACCTGCGCGACCTGCGCCACCTCGCGGCGACGCTCGTGCACGCCGGCGGTGGCGACATCTTCGCCGTGCAGAAGACGCTTCGGCACGCCTCGGGGCAGCTGACGTCGGACACGTACACCGAGCTACTGGAAGACGTCGACCGGGACATCGCGGAGAAGGCCGCCGGTCTGGTGCCGCGCGCCCGGCGCAGCGCTGAGAGTGCGCCCGCCGGGCAGGACCAGGACGAGGCCGCCGACGATGGCGACGAGCCCGGCGAGGCGGCGTAA